CGCCTCGCCGACTTCACGGCGTAGCCAGGTTGAGGGAGCGCATCTCGCGCCCATCCACCAGCCGGGCTCACCCCGGCGCGATACACATCACGTTCTCATCAGTCTCGCGTTGCTGTCGTTTTCAATTGCTCTGCAGTGATTACGTTGTCGCACACTGCAGCGCGGGTTGCGGGCGGGACGATCAGGCAGCTTTCTTCTTCCTGTTCTGCTCCTTCACGGCCTCGAGGAGCTCAGGCAGCGTCTTGCCGTTCGCCAGAGATCCCTTCTTGAGTTCGAACTCCACGCCGACCCACTGATCGAGCGGCATCATCAGCCAGCCGTCGGTGCGGTCGACGCGCGCATAGACCATGGTGGTGTCCACGATGACCGTCTTGACGAAGGTGGACTCGCCGTTGGCCTGGCGCAGCCAGATCCCTTCGACGATGGCTGGCTGATCGGTGCAATTGAGGATCGCCACTGCCTCAATCATGGCGCGGGTATTGTTGTTCACGCTGCTTTTCCTTCAAGGGCTGATGCGAAATTGTAGGCGGCCTCGGCCTTGAGCCATTCCGAGAGCAGCCAATAGCGTGCGGCGTAGCCGAGCTGAGCCCAACTGACGGGATCGAAGAACTGGCCGGCGATGTCACCCGTGGTGATGTCGGCGATGTCCTGAATGGACTTCACCGCCTTATCGACGTCGTTCTCGGCCGCGGCGAGCCGCAGGGCTTTTTCACTTGGCTGATTCACGGCGTTTCTCCTCGGTTGAACGCGCGAAGGGCGCGTAGGGCTTCGGCGACGTAGGCGCGCGAGCGCTCGACGTTGATTTGGAGACACCACATCGGGAATTCGCGGCAGCTGCGATCGGCGTAGATGCGGATCTTGGCGTTCGGAAACTGGTATTCACGATACGATTTCACGACAGGGCCTCGTATTTGACCTTGGTTTCACGGTCGCAGGTTTCGCAGTATCCACCCTTCTCGAAGGTGTTTTGGATCACATGGGTCTGGGTCTCGACGTCCCAGGTGGCGAAGGCGTCGCAAACGACCGCGTCGCTATCGCAGACCGCGCAGACCATCTTGAGTTTGCGGCTCACTTGACCACCTCATGCGCCTCGAGATCGTAGGTCTCGTCCCTAACCTCGGTGAAATACAAATCGACGGCCGCCTGGTCGTCGGCGGGCCGCTCGATGCTGCTCATTTCATGGTCCCACCAGTGGTCGACGTATTCGATCAGGCCGCGCTCGGCGCGCGGCTTGTTGCCGAAAACCTCAACATTGGTGCCGTGCCGATGGTCGATGCGGAGAACCCAGACCTGATTAGGCATGACCGGCGAGCCCCATTGCTTCCGCGACCAGCTTGGTGATCTCGGCGCGGTCGGAGTGATCGGAGATAATGTCCTCGTCGTTGCCGTGGATCAGCACCACAGAGCCCACGATGCCGACGGCGCCAGCGCGGCGAAGAACGAGCATGTCGATGCCCGTCGAGAACATGGCGTTGAGAACGTCATCGCAATTCTGCGACGGCAGCAGCGCGGTCTCTGCGCCGTCATTGACCTCGATCGTGTAGCCCTCGGCGATCGCACGGATCACCAGCATATCCACGATCTTCTTTTCGACTTCGTTCGTCATATGCGCCTCTCGTGTTGCGATTTCTCACAGTCTCACGACGCGTTACGGATTGCGGCTGGAATAGTAAGGCAAGTCAAAACTGACTTACCATTCAAGGCGTTAGTAAATATCCGCGGGCCGTGACAGGCCCTCCATGACCCGTGCGACATTCTCGGGCTTGGCCGAGGCGATCGCGGACTTCATGGCTCGGACGAATATCTGTCGGTCGATGGGGCGCATCGCGGCGACCTCGGGAATGGGACATTCGTCGCCGTTCCTGGTCGGGTTGCGACCGACCCATTCCCGCCGCAAGGCGCGGAACAGGGTCATTGTCGCCACAAGCGCCGCATCGTCCTCCTTCATGCGAAACCTTTGCCCTTCTGCGTGCGGCGCTTGATGATCTCCGAGATCGATTCGGTGATCGACAGCGACGGGTCGAGCTTGGCGTCGGCCGGCACATGGTCATTCAGGTAGAGCACCGCATCCTCGGCCGCGCGCAGCTTCGCCGCCAGCTTGTCGCTCTCGGAACTTTCGACCCGGAGGGCCGCCTCGAGGCCGGAATTGGCAATCTCGGCGAGTTCCAGCTGTTCCGCGAGGTCGATATGAACCAAATCATTCTCCGGGATCGCCAGAGCCGGCTTGCGGGCGAACATCTTGAAAAAGCTGAATGCGGTCATCTTGTCCTCTATGTAAGTCAGTGCTGAATTGCACTAGCAAAGCAAAAAACGGTTGTCGAGCGGAAAGAGTCAGTTCCCATTGATAAACCGACCAACGGTTCCCTTGGACCAGGGATTGCCGCGGGGCGCAGTGAAGCCGCGTTTATTGAGCTCCGCGGCAATCTCGCCGTAACCCTTTATGCCGGCCGCCTGGATCTCAGCGACGACCGGCGCAAGCTTGGCACGGAAGATATTCGCACGGGCAACGTTCGCTTCCGTGCCAAGCTTGCGCGCCAGATCGATAGTCGGGCTGCGCGGCGCCTCCTTGAAGTCGAGCGCCTTGCGACCCTTACGTTTGATCCGCATCACCTTCTCGGCGAGGCCGGCATCGGTGTGGTCCAGCTCCATCAGAGCTTCGACCACAGCCTCCAGCTCGCGATATCGGCTGCGGTGCCCGGTCAATTGAACTGACCTCGATCAAACAGCGAACCGACGATGTCCGGGTTGCGGGCGAAATCGTAAAGGATCTCCATGACGGCCGGCACCTGCAGTGCGACAGCAAACGCCATCATTTTACGGGCCTGGTCTTTCTGGGCCTCGGTCACGTTGTCAGGATTAAGCCCCTCGTGGCAGTTGAAGACACGAAAAGACCCGTCGGCTTTCAGGATGATGCCGGCGTCACCCGCTTCGATTGGTGCGGCAGTGACGTTCTCCAGGGTCAGAAGGCTTGGCAGTGTAATCACTCGGTATCCTTTGTGCTGTGCGCGTTGTTGAGTGACTAGAATATAGCGATCAGACGCAGGTTCGCAGTAGGCAAAGATGATAACGCCACCCCACTAAAGTCGAAAGCCTCGTCACGTTTTGTGCGAGGCTTTCGTTTGTAGAGCTTCTTGCTGGCGATGATGCGACCGCGTCGGTGCGGATCGGGGCGCCATCGCGTCGGTTGTCGCTCGTTAAGGTTAGTAAAGTCCACGTTCTTTGATTTCATTGGGTATTCCTTCAAGTATCAATCGCCGATGAACAGAAAAGGATGAACAAACTGTTGCCCGAATGCCGGATGCCTTGGAAATAAGTCAATTCTGACACAGTTCCACGTTGCGCAACATTTGGGCGGGTTGTAAGGCAATAGGGTCGGCCTGAAAGAACGATAGCACGATTTCGCTAAATCGTCACCGACCGCCGGAAAATAAATCCCAATTCGGATATGTTTCCTACTTGACGACAAGAGAACAGAAAGAGAACCTGTGACCACCTCAACGTAGGTAGTCTCCGTCGTGGTTGACGGTCAGCAGCAAAGGAAACCACTATTATGTCGTTCCACTCGGCGTCTGATTTCGAGGGCATGAAGCATGACCTCTCGGAGCTTTTCGTCTCAACGGCAGCCCAATTCGCAAAGAACATTGGTCTCGAATCCTTCGACCACCTGGCCCTGTGCCAGATGAGCGCGGCACTCGACGATGTCGCCGGCGAAGTCCTGATGTTTGGCGCCGACGCCTGGCCTGAATCGGCCCAGGATGGCTACTCCAGCAACGTTTACCCGATTGCCGGTCAGGACCTGGAAACCTACCCGTCGGAGACTGATCCGCCGGTGCCGACCAATAACGCCGCCCTGTTCTATACTCTGGCGACGCTTCTGGTTACCGTTCCCCTCTCCACTATTTTATCCGTCTTCGTGCCTCACGGCGGAGCTCTGTTCTATGCCTTCGGCGTCATGGGCGCGGCGATGGTCTTCGGCACCCGCCCTGCCCTGTTGCTGGCGGTTCTGTCGCCCATCTTTCACAACCTGCTCGATGTCTTCCCAACTTGGAGCTTAACGCTTCCCGACAAGATCGAGGCGATCTGTGCCGCGTTCTATCTGACCACGGCGCTGGTGATGCCTTGGGCGATCCGGAACTCCCTGCGGCTGCGTCGATACCTGAGCGAGCCAAAGCCCCCTGCCCCGCCGACCGGCGCCCGATCGTTGACCGTGCCGAACCCAACGGGTCCAGTTAGCCTTGCCGCATAACGACTTCGCGATTTAGCGATGTCACTAAAGAGCGGGATCGTTCTATAGCGATCTCGCTTTTTCGTTATTAGGCGAAATCTTTTCGTCGTCGTTCTTTAGCGATTTAGCTATATAACGATTATGCGAATTAAAGTCTGTCGGTCCTGCGCCAAATCTAAGCCTAGCGATCAATACGATCTTGCGCCGACTGGCCGGCTTTTCGACAGGTGTCGGCAATGTCGGGATACTCGGTCGAAGCGCAGTTTCTTGGATCTCTCGCCGGCAGACCGGAAGCGCCGATATTACGAGAGGGCGGTTGAGCGATCCTTGGAGCGTCTTCGGGTCGATCGGAGCGCTTGGGCGTCGAGGCTGTGGAACAGCGCGCGCAAGAGAGCCGCTATCATCAACGTTCCATTTGATCTTGACCAGGGTTGGATCGAGCAGAAATTGGCCCGCGGAACGTGCTCGGTGACCAATATGTCGTTTGTTTTCGAGCCAAATAGCCCCTTCGTGCCATCCCTGGACCAACGCGAGCCTGGGATAGGCTATACGAAAGCGAACTGTCAGGTGGTGGTATGGTGCTACAATATGGCCAAGGGGGATTGGGGTCACGACATCTTGGTTCAACTCGCCAAGGCTCTTGTCGCTCAATCGCTATTTAACGATATCGCCCTTTCGCCAAATGCAGATTCCGCGATTGAGCTCCCAGATGGCCAAAATGTGAGCAAATTCAATGTCGATCACGCCGGACTGGCCGCGCCGCGATCGCTGATAGATGCAGACTTTGCGGGTTGAGGTGCTGATCGGCAGGCCGTCAACGAATGGCCGATTTGACAATTCGAGCCGCAGTCGCCGCGATTTAGCGAAATACATTTCAAGCGATATCGCATTCCCTGTCATTCGCTAAAACTAGACCTGCGTCCGGGCGGTCGACAAGCGAAAAGACGAATTAGCGATTTAACGGGATCGCTTTAGAACGTCACTGACGCGCTTTCGCTAAATAGCTGCATCGCTCTATCGTTAAAGAGCGAATGCACGAGTGACGCGCGCTGCGCGCCCCAGATCGTTTTTAAGCGTCATCGCTCTTTAGCGATTGCACGATTTCGCGCCCGCGCTGTGTCAGAGCGAACCCGTTGCTCGATTTTTCGATCATTCCGAGGAAAATCAGGGCTAAAGCGTCTTTTTCCCGAATGTAGGGATAGCCGAGATCGATCGTCAGGAGGGCCAGTGCATGGAGATGGGTCATTACGTGGGTGCCGCGCACCGCATCGGTGATGGTGACCATATTTCGCCCTTTCGTTATTTAGCGATTTCGTGGCGAAAGGCCATGAGCGCCGCAGTGCCGGCGGGCGTGATCCGCATCATGCCTGGGTCGTAGCGCTCCGCCAGACCCGTGTTGATTAGGACCCGGTCGGCCTTGGTGTCATCGTCTTGCTGGTCACGGTCGGCCAGGAGGTAAAGCGTCAGCTTCTCCTCGAACGTCATTTCGCTATTTCGCATGATCGTCCTTTCGCGCCGTAGCGGCATCGCTATTTAGCGTCTTCGCTAATAGGCGAAATCGTTTCACGTGAAACGGGGCCGCACTTCGGGCAGGTGATCAACGGGTCCGGCCGGCGCTTCACGCCGTCGAGGTGATGGATGGCCATTTTCATGGTTCACACTGACAGCCGATGCCGCCGTCAGCGCAGGCCGGCGAGCACAGGTTCCGCGGGTCTCGAGCCTTGGGCGCTTTCAGCGCCTCGCGACCGATTTCGAGCGCCTTGCGGTAATCCTGAAGCATCTGGTCGAACATCTTGTCCGAGGCAGCGGCCTTCTTGGTCTTCGGCGTGCGCTCAAGGAGCGAAATGGCCGCGGCGAGGGCGGCAGTCACCGTAATGAGGGGGTCCCGATCAATCTTCATCGGGCACTCCGCCGATCTCGAGCCAGGCGCCCGTGGGGTGACCGTCATGAACCTCGATCAGCTGCAAGCCGTCGTCGTGGATGGCGACCTGGCTACCGGGCAGGAGAGCATCGAGCCACTTCTTGATTTCCTCGATCGACGTCATTGGTCATCCTCCGGCGCCACCGTCAGCTTGTCGAACGTCCATTCCTCGCCGTTCTCGTCCATGTAGAGAACTTTGTCGGTCGAGGAGTCGACTTGGGTCTGCATGGCGTCCCAGAACAGCTCGGCGTCGGCGCCGGAATGGATCGGGATACCGTGTTCGTCGATATCGGAGATCGGTGCGCAGGCCGGCAGGCTTTCAACGGTGCCTTTGATCCTGGCGCCGGTCGGTGAAAGGAAGGTGCGGCTCATCGGAACACCTGCACTGTGATCCGCTTCGGCGGCTTTTTACCCTCGATCTTGTTCATCGAGATCATGTTGATGGAAAAATCAAAGTCATCGGCGATGTAATGGTTCTGCGAGCCGCCGGCGGATCGATTGTCACTCTTTACCAGGGTAAAGTGCTCCTCGATCATGATGCGGCCGTTCTCCTTGCGTTGCTGAGCCCAAGCCTTGCGTTGCCCAGCCTCAAAACCGCGGCGATAGTCTGAAATCTCGCCCATCAGACGCGCTCCCAGCGATCCGGCGGGCAGACCATCGCCAGCGTGCGGCCGTCATCCCATTTCACCGGGATCTGGTCGCGACCCTGGAAGGTGAGGGGGTCACACGAGACGGTCCCCTTGGTGCCGCGAGCGACGGGGCAGGGGTCTTTGCCCATTTCGAGCAGGCGAACGCGGTCGCCCTTCTTCACATCAACCATTAGCCAGTCCTCACAACACGAACGGTGAATTGAATGCCGCTTTCCATGTGCAGCACGGGGTTATGCGGATCGCTGACATCGACAAAGTCGATCTTGTCAGCGGAATCGACCTCCTGGAGCTCGCCGTCGATCTCGTGAAACTGAGAGATGGCGAAACCCTGCATGAAGTCGCGGATCGCGAGACCAATGTCGCGGGTGTCGGTCTGACGGGTTTCGGCCATGATCAGCACCGGAACGCGCGAATTGCGGCCTTGTGGTCGAGCTGGAGCTCCCAGACCACGTCCAGCTGCTTGCAGACTTCTTCCTCGTAAAAGCGCGCCCATTTGCTGCGCCGCTTCCGAGCGGCCGCAAGGAGCGCGGACAAATAGAGCAGGTAGCCCCGCGCCTTTGTCAGTTGTTCGAAAATCTCCGCACCAGGCATCTTCAACGTCTCCGTTTCAAAAGAATTCCAGCGGCCGTGTGACCTTGAACCCTTAGTGACTGCCTTGCGGCAGCGGGGAACGAGCAGGTCACTTCCCGTTGTCTGTCGGGCCGCGGCAACATCAACGACTAGTTCCCCAGCCGCAGCTCACGTGGATCAGTGTTTGGTAAGGAGGCGATAGGGCCATCTGGAAAACCAATCGGCCGTATCTCGGTGCCGAGCATGACGGGCACCCATCATGTCGCCTCCCAACGAAACACTGAGCAGGAGGGCGCACGGGATCCGCCGCCCTCCGATCAGCATCAATCACAGAGCCTTGAGACGCTCCGCGATCTTCGAGGTAGCGTTGAACGTCAGCGTGTTGCCCGAGCGCGTCGCGATGCCGACGGCGTGGAACAGCGCCATCATCTGACCGACCTGCGAGCGAGCGGTGCCATCGTTGTAAGCGCCGCCGCTACGCGATGCCGTCGCCTTGAGCGCCGCGATCAGCTCGATAGAGGTGGCGCTGCCCTTCGCCGACAGCACGTCGAAACATACCATCGTGTAGACGCTCGGCTTTTTGCCCGCTGCGATCGCCGTGAACAGGTTGTCGAACTTCTCGGCGATCTTCTTCTGCTGCGGGCAAAGGGTCAGAACGTGGGCCTTGTTCGCGTCGAGATCGGCCGGCACCGCGCTGGTGTCGAGAACAAACATCTCGGCGGGCAGGTTGGCGGGGTCGCGCTCGGCTTTCGGAGCCTTCGCAGCAGCGGCCTTGCGCTCCTTCTTGGGCTTCGCGGTCACCGGCGCAGTCGTCGCAACGTCAATGACGCTGTCGGCGGCAGCTGCGGTGTGGGCGGCATCGGTCTCGACCAGAATGTCGATCGCGGCTTCGTCTTCCGACGTCATCGCTGCGATCACTTCGGCATCGCTGGCTTCCTCGCCGACGATGATTTCGAGGTCGAGATCATCGAGAAGGGTGTCGGTTGCGCTCATGATTTCACCCTCAATCACTTCGATATTCGTATCCATTGCTTCGTTCTCCTGTCCTGTTGCTGTGTCGTCATCGACAGATGCAAACATAGCGACATGACCTGCGGATAGCGGGTGGGATCTCACGTCTCGCTCGTGGCAACAGGCTGGCGTAGTTCGTCGAAGGCTTTATCGACCAACGTCGCAACCAGCCGTGGATGCGAAACAGTCTCACCACGGATGAGGAGGGTGTTGATCGTCGTGCCGACGAACCAACCCCGCAGCGCGCGACTTGCGCGAGCCTGGGCTACCTTGCTGGGGTTGTCGGTCATGACGTCGGTGATTGCCTGCTTGATCAGGTCCACCTGCGTCTGCTCTTTCACGTCGCGGCTGAAGGGCACGATCGGTCCGTCTATATCTGCCGTGGACAGAATGACCGGCACCTGCGCACCCACGCAGGAAAGGGCCAGGTTGTGACCTGATGCGATAGCGCGCCGTTCCTCATCCGTGAATTTCCAGACGGAAGTGATCAAACGCATCCCGTTAGGGCCGATTGAAATCTGCGCCGGCAGGCCGATGCACTCGCCATCCTTCTCAGGGTCCCAGTTCTTCGGAGCACCGACGATCGTTGCGCCTTCAAACTTGATCGGGTTCATGCTTCTGCCTTTCGAATGCGACATACGGTCGTGTTGATGTTGGTGCCGGACTCGCTGAACGAGCCAACCGGCAGGTCATCCCAATGCGGCTTATGGTGATCGAGCAGGTGGTGGTCGTAGCGGGCCGTCACTGGAAGGATCGCGTAGAGCGTGCCGCCTGGGACCAGGAACTCGAGGGCGTGTTCGACGTGCTTGGCGTAATGCTGTCCGTAGAAGGGCGGGTTCATCACCACCAAATCGAAGATAGCGTCGGGAACGGTCTGCAGAAAATTCGCGGTCAGAACCTTGAAGCCCTGGGAGCGGCATGCTGCGGCGCGCATGGAGTCGAACTCGACACCGAATGTGCGGGCGCCGGCCTTGCGCAGCCCACGAAGAAACGCACCATCGCCGCATGACGGCTCCAGAACCTTCTTGTCCTTGAGCTGGTAGATGTTGGCGAGGACACGCTCCACCACGTCGTCGGGCGTGCGGTAGAACTGCAGATCCTTGGACACCGCGGTCGAGGCCGACGGCTTGTCCGGACGTTCTTCAGTGGTGTCGGGCAGCACGTTGCCATAGAAGTCAGCGAGCGCCTTGTTGACGTCGCGCAGCGTGGCCGGTGCAAAGATCACATGGCCGTTGCCGTTCTGAAATGTCTTGACCGTGACACCGCGCTCGGCCGCTATGTCGCGCGACTCGGCGTCCTTTACAGCCAGGTGCTTGTCGGCGATGAGACAAAGAAGCTCGTCGTGCTCGATTAGCGGCTTGCCTTGGTAGACAGCCAGCGCGTTCAGCACGACCTTGAGCCGATCTCGGCCGTAATACGAATAGCCGTTGAACCCGCTCATGATGATGCGCTTCGGCAGACCGGCAACGCCGATCTTGACCTTGTCGTGGCTCTTGTAGGCCTGATCCAGCTCGCAGAAGACCTCGGCCAGGCTGCGCAACATGCTGCCGCGCGGATCCAGAATGTATTTGCCAAAGGTGCCGCGGATATTGTCGAGGTTGAACTCCGGCAAATCCTTCATGGACTGTTCGTAAAGGCACTTCTCGGACGGCGTCGCGAGCAGGGCGATGTTCAGGCCTGTATAGACATGGTTCCAGGCCGAGGTGAGTAGGTTGCGCTCCAGGTCCCGCTCGTAGATGTGCCCGATGTCCGGCGACATGCAGCCGTAAGTGCTTGCCACGATCGAAGCATCAACAAGAGCCGAGCCGGCTCGCTTGAACGCCGCGATCGCAGCCGGCAGCGCGGCTTTCTTCTCCTCGTATTCCGCAACCATGTCGGACAGGCTGCGCTGCAGGGTAGGGACGTGCATATTCATTTGGCGTCGGTCTCCTGGATATAGCCGCAGAGGCCGCTGATCAGGATCAGGGGACGCGAAAAGACCCACACACCCATTGCGAACAGCACCATCACGGCCGAGCCGATCGTTGCGATCACCGGAATTGCGGTCGTCTCAACGAAGGCCAGAGGCGCAAACCAGATGCTCTCGCGAATGCCGAGCCAGGCCGAGCGCAACCGGCTGGGGTTCTTGCCGAGCTTCACGCGCAGACTGGCTTTCGGCTTCTCCCGCTTCTTGAGCGCGGCGAGTTTACGGAGAGTGGCGTTCTGACCCTCCAGATTGAGAATGATCTTTTCCTGCTCGCCGCAGACATGCTCCTGGTGGGCGAGCCGAGCGACCATCTGCTGGTCAAGCTTCGCTTCGATCTTCGCCAGAACCTCGGGTGAAACGTAGAACTGCACTATGACTCCTAAGCTGCGAGTGCCGTGGCCGGCTGGTTGATCTTGAAGAAGCCCCAGTCGAGGCCGCGGAAAAACGCTTGCATCATCACGTCCACGTCGTATTCGGCGGCGTGCGCTTGTGATGCGTCGTATTCGATGCCAGCGGCCCAGCAGAGCGCGCCGAGGTTCGGCACCAGGCCGGTCGGCGTCGCCCAGCGCCCTTCGAGCATGGTGTCGAAAGTGGGCTTGGTCAGCTTGGGCAGGCCGACGCGCTGCATCTCATAATCGACGAAGGGACCGTCGAAGCCGATCCAGTTGTGCCCGACGACGAGATCAGCGCTTTCGAGCGCCGTGCGGAAATCAGCCGCGACGTCCTTCCAGAGCGGTTCGCCCTGCAGATCGGACAACGCGATCTTGTGGACCACCTGGGCTGCCGGCTGGATCGTGCGCTGCGGGTCGATGCGCGAGAAATACTTGCCGACCAGCTTGCGAGTGGTCAGGTCATAGACGCCGACATACGCTTCGATGATGCGGTGATCGCCGGGCTCGAGGCCTGTTGTCTCTATGTCGCTTCCCGCGATCAGCATTGGATTTCTCCCTTGAGAGTGGTTTCGCCCTTTTCGGTGAGACGCCAACCAGTGAAGCGAAAGCCGGCAGCGGATCGGCACTTTTCAACCTTCATCACGAGACCGAGCTGGTGCAGCTTCTCCATCGTTTTGGGCTTCCAAGCCGTGTGCATGCCGTAATCAGATCCACTTGCGCCCCAATCAGCGCACTCCCTCAGACCAGCGATCATTGTCTTGGTCAGCATCGGCGCGTGCCCCCGATATACATGCCTTGCCAGCACTCGCTCTCCGGCGGCAAGGCGCTCGCCAAAAGCAAACCAACGATGGCGATGAAAAGCATGGCGACGACAAACCAGCCGACAGCAGCTGGATCGATCGTCGGCTGCACGTCGTCTTTCTCTTGTGGTGTGGGCATCAGGTTCTCCAGTAGGCAAGGACCAGAACGCCCGCGATGATCGCGAGCGGCCAGTATTCAGCGAGGAAGCTCACGATGCGTCGCCAACGACAGTGAAGCCCCGGCGCCGGGTCTGAGCCTGGACGGCGCGTTCAAGCGGACCCTTCGGGGTCAGCGTCAGCGGCGGATCACGCGGCGCGGTCGCAAGATCGCCCGGCGTCGGCTTCTCGACCGGGAAGATCAGCGCGAAGCCGAGATTTGTCGGGGCGTAATAAGCTTCGCCGTTCTGTAGGGCGTGAATGATCTGCGGCGTCATACGTGGCTCCAGGTCTTTTTGGCGCGAACGTCGCTAATCGTCTTGCGCGACACTTTGAGAGATTGCGCGAGTGCAACGAGGTTGTCGGCTGGGGCTTCTCGGATTTTGACGACGTCGGCCGGCGTCAACTTCGAATTGCCGTTCGAGGTGCCGCGGTTCGATTTCAGGCCAGTGCCGAAGGCATGCTTCTCGTTATGGGACTTCGACGACCATTCGAGATTGCTGACCGGGTGCTTCTCGCATTCCACCCAGTTGTGCGCCTTGATGCCGTCGATGTGGTTCACCTGGGGCAGGTTCAGCGGATTGGGCAGATATTTGAGCCCCACTGCGCGATTGATCAGGATCGACTTCGTCTTCTCCTCGAAGGTGAAGTTGAAGTAGACGCGGCCGGTCTTCTTGTGGGTCTGCAGCGGGATCTCAACGAGACCGTTTTGGCCAACACGGAACGCGCGACCGTCTCGGCTCACCCGCAGCTTTCCGCTGTCGATCGCGCGCAGGACCCAGGCGTCTTTGTCGAAGGGCTCGGTCATGGCTTGGCCGCCTTCTTCTTGGCGACCATCAGACGGATCTCTTTGATGGTGTTCTGGCGCAGGTCGTAGAGAATCTGCCACTGATCATTCTCGATCAGGCCCTGAGTAATGTCGGTCAGCACGTCGAGCACCAGCGCCAGGCCCCCGAGGGACCCGCCGTTCTCCGCGTGGTCGACGTGCTTCAAAGCGCATTCCATCGCCTTGCGCGTCAACTCAGTCGACATATCGGGCCAGGACTCGGTCATCGGCGCGGATCCTCGATGCCGAGAAACTTGCGGATCTCGCTCTTTGCGGCGCCTTGGCCAATCTTGTGAGCCCGGTCCAGCATTGCCTCGAGGTTTTCGATAGCGTCGCGATCAGCCGGCCAATTGAAGATCATGCGATTGTGGTGGATGCCGGCGTTCACCTGGACCCAGACGCGGTCGGCATTGCTGCTGTTGCCGGCGACGTTGTTGTTCCAGTAGACGCGCTCGAAGCACGAGCCGTATTCGCGGTGAGGGAATTTCTCCGACATCAGCCGATGATCCTTCCCAGAGTGAATGCAGCGAACAGTCCGCCGCAGATACAAGCGGGTGTCCAAAAGCCGAAGCCAAACAGGTTACCGATGGCGCCGCCGATAAATCCGATGGCGAGCGAAGCGACGACGGCGCAGGCCGCGATGTAATAGATCAGCTTTTCCATCTCGGGCTCCAACTCAAACAGCCATGCCGCGCAGACCGCGCTTTTCAGCCAGCTCATAGAAGCGCTGCAGGAAATGGTGTTTCGCTACGTCGGCCGACCAGTAGTAGAGCCGCACGCCGGCGCCATCGATGCGAGCGGCGCGGTCTTTGATGTGCTGCGACGATTGTTCGGTCGCGTCGATGTTCTGGGCGATCTCGCCGCCGACCACGTATTCGTCGGCATATTTGACGCTGCGCGGGAAGGGGTATTGCAGGCGATAACGCTCTGCGATCGCCTTCATGATGCCGTCCTCGATGCGGAGGTAGACGTCGCTGTAGACCGGCAATGCCTTGAGCGGGCGGATCAGATCGCCGATGTAGGCCTCGGGTGCGTCATGAAGCAGGCGCTCCAGAGCTTCTTCTTCCGAGCCAACGAACGAGGCGATCCAGGAATGCTCGGCGACCGAGACATTGCGGACACATCCGCCGCCGAAGCGCGGCACTCGGGCCAGCTGGGTAGCGATATCCTCGATGAAGACTTCTTCGGGGCGGGGGTCGCACGACCAAAACAGGCGCCCGGTGTGCGTATATTGGAAATAGCCGATCCGATCCGGATAGCCATCGGAATGGGTTCCGCGCATCAGATCCGCGATCGACATCTGGCTGATCAGGACGCGAACATGGTCGATCGGAAGGACGGGACGGAGCGGGGCGTTCATGTCGTCTCCTTGCTTGCTGCGCGCTACAAAGTCAATACTGACTTACAATATAGCGCGCAGCGTTAGGTTTGCAGATGGCAAATTAGCGGATCAGATTACGTCCCAGCGCGTCGCGGTCGACGCCCAGCTTCTCGCCGATCGTGCGCAGGGACTTGCCGTCATCCAGCATCTTCTGCGCGCGGACCAGCTTCTTGAGGTAGGCATTGTCCAGGTCAGCCAGGTGCGGCGAGGCCTTGATCAGCTTTTTCAGGAGTTTGACGTCCTTCGGGTCGATCTTCATGCCGACGCCGCCCTTTTTGTCAGCGGACGCTTTCTTGACGACCTGTGAGACCTTGACCGCCTTCTTCGCCTTGCGCTGAACGACGCGCTCGGTCTTCGGGGCAACCGGGGTCACGGTGACAGTGTTGTCCATCTTGACCTCGACCTTCTCGATGATCGAGCCGATGTCGCCGCCGACGGCTTCTTCCAGCAATTTCAAGGCACTCGGAATGTCGTGAATGCTCTTGCCGTCCTTGATTGCGTCGCCATCCTCCTTCGAGAACACCTTGACGATGTGATAGGCGGACACGCGCATCTTCGTGGTCTCGCGCAGCGGAACCGCGATCACGTCCTTCGGCTGGATCTTGACCAGACAGAGCCGAGCATTGCGATCCCAGAACCCGGACAGGTAGCTCCGCGCCGCAATGTGCAGGCCGGTGCCGCATGCCTCGCGCCGATTGTCGTTGACCTTGGAGTCGGGCATGAACACCAGCGAGCCGAGCCGCTGGGGAACCCGCTTCGAATGCTTGTCGCGCATGATATCGGGCGCGTCGTCGTCCTTTGCCTTCTCGACCAGGATCTTGAAGCCCAGGATAGAACCGTCGTCACACAGGGGCAGGTCGGCGCCCTTCATGAAGACCAGGAGCTCGTTCGAGGTGTGCTGGCGCCTGATCTCGGAGAACTTCTGCATGAAGCGGCCGAAACCGGGCGATCCGTCGAGTGTCGCGCGCTCGATATGGTCCGAGAGAGCCTCGTGATCGATCTCCTGACCATTCACCTTCATTGTCACTTCGCCGCTGATCGAAGCTTCGGCCTTGACGACGCCCTTGGTCAGATCCTCGATCACCTTGACGATCGCGAACTCCTCGAGGTTGATCGTCGCCGTCTGCATCTTGGCGAGCGTGGGCATGATCTGCTCCATAATCTCGGCGGTTCGAAAGCCGGACTGCGGGAGCACCTCGGTTTTGCCGTCGGTGAAAAACAGAGTGATATTGGCATTGCCGACGACTGCGCCGGCCACATTTACGCTGCGCATTCCAGGTCCTCATCTTTGCTGGTTGAGATCGTTTTGGGGTTGTAGAGTTTGGCGTCCGCCTCGATCAGGCGAGCCAGACGTTCTTCATCCTCGAGACCCGACAGGTCGACGATGCTCGCGAGGAAATTCATGTGCAGCACGTCGGCCTGGGTCAGCACGACGTCGCCGAGACGCTGGAGAACCTTGCGATCGGCCGGCACTTTCGCCAGCAGATCGGCGATGATTTGTTGGAATGCGATGTGCTGCAGGTCGAAAGCCTGTTTTTCGGCATCGTCGAGCCACACGCCGCGATAGGATGCGTCCGTAAAGAAGGCTCTTGCCTCCCGCCAGACCTGCCAGCAGTCATCGAGCTTGGTCAGGTGGCGATAGGTCTCGCCAAACACGGCGCAGGCCAGGCGCCGGCTCATATAAGCGGCATTGGTCGCGAATTTGCGGACCTCGCGACTGCTAAGGGGATAACCTTTCTTGTCGTTGCGGTGCATTGCGCCCGCGATGACCGTGAACAAGTCGTCCCTGTTCTTCTTGATGCGCGCCCGCAGTTTGGCGAGGATCATATCGCCGACGCGCGGCACACCCATCTCGACCAGGCGATCCCGCTCCTTGACGGTCAGCGGCACCGCACAGCCATCGTAGAGAGATCCGACGTCCTCGTGGGTCAGATGAGCGACCACTGCACCATCGAGCGCGGGCACGAACGTATCGTTCTTGTCTTTCATGCGGGTGACCTGCAACGGCAGGAAGCTCGCGGGCTGGGCAAGTGTCGGTGCCCCCGGCGCGTAACGCGAGTAGGTGGCGAAGCTTCGATAGGCAAAGGTGGTCTTATCGAATTGGACGAACAGATCGGTATCAGCCTTGACCGGCTTTGGCTTCTTCGGCTGTGCAAACGGCATCAGGCGCTTGAATTTGAAGTGGTAGCGTTCCAGACCGGCCTTGATGCCGGCGATTTCCGCCTCGTTGAAGCGGCCGACCAGCACCAGGCCCGTGGCCTTGTGACTGATCGCTGTCGTGCGGCTGTTGACGACTGTCAGGCGGAGACCGTCGATGGAGCTGGTGCGGTTGAACTTCAGCTTTTTGACAGGCTCGAAGCTGCTATAGGCGCTGTTCCGATAGAGCAGGTCGGGCTTCGGAACCGTCGGCATGATGGCGCGCAGCACACGGCTCAGAACGTAGCGGAACTGGTCCCCTTGGGGCGTGAACCCTTTGCCGACCGCGATGCCGCGATCACGGTAATAGCTCATCGCCAAGCGATGCAGATCCATCGTGATTTCACGGTTATTCAGAAGGCGTGACCGCGCGATCATGCTCGCGGCTCCTTCCGGCCCGACGCTAGGCACGTCTCTGTCAGCGGCGATGTTGGCGTAAATTCCGCCAGTCACTGCCTGGATGTATTCGTGCCGGCGATAACCGTTCAGGCCCTCGATAAAGGCGACTTTGCGCTGCCGCTCGATGCGCGGCCGGACGTCGCGGAGGAAGCGCTCCATTAGGCGCTTCAAGGTCGAGATCGTCAGATCCTCGTAGCTCAGTCGCTCGCGCGAGGGCTGCACCGCGATCGAGTTGGGCGGCGCATGCAGAACGAGCTGGTAGTTCATGATCGCGTATTTGGAGAGCTCCAGGAACAGTTCCTGGATCGCATCATTGCCCTCAACGGGATACAGGACGTGGCCATAACGCACGGCGATGAGGTGCCTGCCCGCGTTGTCGATGTATCGGTAATAGCCATAGCCAGCCTGCTCGAAGCCGGTGTAGTCGCGGATATTGGTGATCATCTCGCCGTTGAGCATCACCGGGATGCCGCCGTCTCGGGCGACGCGGTAGATGCAGCGCTCCATCAGATTGCGCGCCTGGTGCCCATCAAGCGGCACAGCGACGACCAGACCAACATCGGTCGTGGGCACGCACACCATCTCGGTCGCGGCCGGCTCGCCGTTCGTCTCGGTGCTTCCGATTGTCAGCGCATAGATGCGCTTGAAGCCGTTGTGATTGCTCTCGACCCGAAAATGCTCAGACAGCGCGAATGGCGCCTTGCAGCCCAGGCCAAAACCGCCGATCTGCGTCGCATCATCCGTCTTGTCGGATCCGAAATAGGTGAGGTAGCGCTCCGGAATGTCCTCGTCGGAGATACCCGGCCCCTGATCGATGAACTTGACCTCATTGTCGGTCAGCTCGATGACGACGGGAGCATTGATGCCGTGACGGTTATGAATATCGATCACGTTGCAGATCAGCTCGCGGGCGACAGCCGTATATTTGTCACCATAGAGGCTGTTCGAGAGAACCCGGAACGTATGGGCCGAACTCTTGATGGTGAACGAGTGCGTTTTACCGCCGCCCATCATCGCAAACTTGTCGCTTTCAAGCGCGCCGCTGACTTGCATTTCAAAATTCCCCTTGTCGTGTTGTGTCGTCGCTCACAAAACAATAGCGAGCGACGACGCGGTTATCGGCTGGTAAAGACCGGGAGTTAGATGTGGCAGTCCACGATCGCGATGCCCGCCGTGTCGGGCAGATCGTCGAGGAGCTGGGCGAATTTCTCGGACCATTCTGCTTCGGTCATCTCGTCGGTCGAGCAGCCGAACCAGCCCATTTCGCCCTTCTGGATCCACTCGCCGTCCTTGAGCACGGCGAACGTCTGCAAAATGCTCGCGCGGGCCGCCTTGATGACGTCGGCGAGCGGCTTGCGATAGGTGTCAAGCGCCTCATCGACATTGAACCAGGGCAGCATGTCCGCCTTCTTGAGATCCACGATCACCTGCTGCGCATGGAACACGTCGCGGGCAACGTCGATGCGGGACTTTTCGGCGACAAGCATCGCATCGCCGTCAGTGAGCGCCTCGATCCGGGTGCGAACTTGTTCCCAAGTCTCGAAGTCACGTCCGGCGATGATCTCGTTCGCCTTGGTGTGCTTTTCCGTCGCCGACTTCTCGGCCTCGCCACGCAGCGCCTCGAAATCGATTTGACCCTTGAGGGCCGCATCGACATAGCCAACCTCGTTGACCTCCGCCGCATTGGTCCAAGAGCGCTGGCCGCGATTGACACCCTCGACTAGCTTCATGGCGCTGTCAGGAATTGGCAGTCCGCGTGCCTGAAGCGCCTCGATGTGACGCATGGCTTCGCTGACCTCGCCCTTGAGGCGAAGCATGCCACTCCAGCGCCCGCCCAGTTGCCACCAATCCCATTTCCGGTTCGGATTGGTCTTGTTGAAGTAGCGACCGTCGCGGCACTGCTCTGGCCGAATGCCATAGTAATCTTCGGCGCACTGGTCCATCGACGCATAGCCGAGACCATATGTGCGAGCCTCATCAGCCGGCATGTCTTGCGCGACCGCGCCTTCGGGCAACGCGAAGATCTTCTTGCGACCGCATTCCTCGACGACATAAAGAGCGTCATCATAGCGATCGACCACCTTGCCATCGGCAAGAACGACGACCGACACCGCGCGATTGAAAGTCTCGGCGATCTCGTCCGTGATATCGACCTCGACCACATACTGGTCGTCGCAGCCGGTGCATTCGTATTCGTGATACGGCTGCAGCAACGGCTCGAGCGCCGTCTCATCGAGCGCTTTGTCGCTTATAACCATGACTGTGAAGTGGCTCATTGCAGACCTTTCGTTGTGCGTTGTCTATGCTCGACACTAGCGAGCGAAAACCCGGATAGCGGCTGGCAGATCAGTGCTTCCGCACAGCTGCCGACTGACGGCTGATCTCGTCCATACGGTCGAGAATGAATTGCTTGGAGATGTCGACGCGGGCGGCGAGATCGGTCGTGTAGAGCGTCTCCACATAGAGCGCGCCATTCACGGCCCAGGCCGCGCCCTCGATGATCATCTGCACCATGGTCTGATAGCCGAGGTTCAGCGGCGGACTCTTGGGATCCGCCATATAGGCGTCGAGCGGCCGCACCAGAATGATGGTGTCGAAATGCTGGACCGTGGCCTCGATGCAGCGCTCCCAATAGGCGTGAACGCGCTCGCCCACCTCGGCCGTGGTGTTGTGCATCGTCACTTCGCCCAGCATGTAGCCGATCATGTCGAGCGGGGTGCGATCGGTGACCATCGGCCGCGGCGCCCAGGTCAACTGCTGCAGGTAGCGGCTAAGCAAGAATTCCTGCGCGTCCATGCGCTGCTCGATCGGAACGTCGCCGACGGCATTGATGCCGGCTTCCTTCATGATCTTGGAGACCGAGGCGTCGTGGTAGTGGTAGTTCAGCTCCTCGGCGACCTTCTTGGCGAGGGTCGTCTTGCCCGTGCGATGCGCGCCCGCGAATCCGAAGCTCATGCCGCAATTCCGGTCGAGCCGAACCCGCCTTCACCGCGGGCGGTCTTGTCGAAGGCGTCGACCTGCACCAGTTCAGCGCGGATGAAGGGTGCGATTACCAGCTGGGCGATGCGGTCGCCCTGTTTGATCTCGAAGCGTTCGGAGCCGGCGTTGTAGAGAATGACGCCAATGCCGCCGCGATAGTCCGGATCGATGGTGCCGGGGCTGTTCAGCACCGTGATGCCCTTCTTGAGCGCCAGACCGGAGCGAGGGCGAACCTGCGCCTCGAGATCGGACGGCAGCTTGATGGCGATATTGGTGGGGATCAGCTTGTGGTCGCCGATGGCGATCGAAGCGTCGATATCCGCGTGAAGATCCATGCCGGCGGCGCCAGGCGTTGCATAGCGCGGCATGATCGCGGTCGAGGACATACGGATGAACTCGACGGTCTCGGTCACCGCTTCTGTCGCCGGGAAGACCGGCGCACTCATCCACTCGGCCGGATACGGCGCGGGATACGAGCGAGGGCGGCGGGAGAAAAGATCGAAGAATGCGCGGATCATCTGTGTGCTTTCGAAGGAGGAAGGGGCCGGGCAGGGGTGCTGCCCGGCGATTGGATCAGTTGCCGAGCAGGCTCTTGATGTTGCCGGCCGTGGTCAGCGCCTGGTGCGAGGCCTGGGTGGCGTCGCCAAGCTTCTGCTCGTGTTCCTTCATCGCGCGGATGGCGTCCGCGGCCTTCTGCTTCTCGCGCTCGGCGAGGGCTTCGAGATCGACCACAGCCTTGTTGAAGCCGTCGACGATGTGGTGATATTCGCGCTGCGCGAAGCCGAGCAGGCGAGCGATGGTCTTGAAGAAGTTCATTCCAGTCACTCCGGTTGTGGGCTGTTGCCCGGTTGAAATCAGATGGCGATGCCGTCGAGACGCTGCAGGCCAGAGATGCGAGCGATCTTGCGAGCCGCACGTTCGCGCTGGCGCTTGCCGACGACCGGGTAGGCCTTGGTCGGCTTGGGCACCAATGTCCCGTAGGTGACGCGGCGATCGTGTGAGCGTCCAGCGAGCAGGCTTGGCACCGTGCGCGCCGGCAGGGGCATGAAGGTCATCTTGGTCATTCGGTAGTTCCTGTGTTGTGGTTGGTCAGGGCGTCGATGATGAAGTCCCGCGCCGCATCGAGCGCCTTGGCGTGGGTTTCATGGGGACCGTCGAGGAACAGCTCGGCGGCGTGGATCTTGTCGGTCGGCGCCAGCGGCACGTCGAAGTAGAAGCCTGGCTCGAAACCCTCCGGCGGCGTTGCCGTGAAATCGAAGATCTGGAACGGGACTTCACGAACAGCAGCGAGCGAAGGGGTCATATTGATCTCGTATAAGTCAGCGTTGACTTACAATATAGCGTAAGCGTTTAGGTTTGCGCTTGATTTTCGCCCGAAAGCGTTTTGCGGAACTGGATCCAGCCCCTCAGATTGCCGTGCTTCTCGAAATTGTGCCAAGCGAGATATGGCTTGCGAAACTGCGGGCCGGCCCCGCCATCGATCCGAACCGTTCCTTGATCCGGCGTCGCCTGGTGCTCAGCTGGCGAGGCATGCAGTGGCACAGATGCGAGCAGGCGATCGTAGAGCGCCAGGTCTTCCTCGAGAGTAGGGGTCTTGCCTTCTTGCGTCAGATAAGAAACGCGGGCGCAACGAGCTACTGAAACCGCCCAATGAGTTTTCTGGATTTCGTCGACCGACATCGTTGCAAGACCAATAGCCGCGCTCAAGCTGCTTCGTTCTTCCGCAGAAACATATGGAAGATGCCACATTCCAGACCAAAGGGGCTCAGGCTTTGACGCATCCATTGCTCCCTGCATAGCCTGAGCAAGCATGCGAATTTCGGGTTGTGCATCCGGATGATCACGGAGCGCGAAGAAGTTGTCGTATTCCGTCGCCGTCACCAGCACGTTGATATGGCTGAAGGGCTCGAGGAGACGGTTGACGATCTGCTTGTGGTAGCCGGCTCTATCGAAAGCATCGGCAGCCTGGATTGCGCGATGACGCGCCCAAAACCACGCATCTTGCGCAGAATGAGGCTTCGCCTCGAAGCTGGTGCCTGAATGACGCACGACTTGGACGGGTAGCTGCACCTCGCCGTCGTGTTCTTCCTTGGCCTGCATGCCGGGCTGGTTCTTGCCCCAATGCAATGGCATCGCTGGATCATCGATGACGTCCTGGATCAGACGCTTGACCGGGATGGCGCGCGATGACGAGGCGTTTCGCGAGAACACCCGATGCGTCATGAACTCGGCATGGATGAAGCGCGGGTAGCGCAGCTGCATGGTGGTCAGGCGGATGCGCTGTGGGCTGATCGAGTCGGCGATGATCTTGGCAGAAATGGTCATTCAGATAAGTCCCTGTTCTTTGGCGAGATTGTAGAGGCGGGCGAACTCCTCGACCTTTTCCTGGTCTTCGATCGCGGCCGCGGCTTCTTCCTTGATCTTGATGTCGTCGTCGCGCTTTTCGAGCATCCAGCCCTCGAGCCAGTCACGCGCGCGGCCATCAGTGCTCGACCTGTAAGGAAGGTGATCAATGGGTCGGCCGCCGCGATAGAAGGCATTACGGCCCTCGCTGCGATAGCGTGACGGCGAGTTCTTCCCCATCAGCGAAACGGCCCGCCGATAGCCTTGTCCTTGTGATAACCGATGACGTTTTCGTTGACCGTCGGCGCAAGGGTCTGGTCGGCGACCTTGAGCAGCGCGGACGCCATTTCCATCGAGCCCTTGTTCTCACCCGCGAAGGCCTGCACCAGCGCTTCCGATAGCTTCTGCATGTCTCGATACGAGAGCTTCTGGATCAGGCCGGCAATGGTCTTAAGGGGATTGTCGCGTTCGGACGTGATGCGGCGTTCAGACATCATGGTCTCTTTGTGCTGTGCTGGAGAAAATGCGACCCGCCGGGCATGACGGGTCGCAGTTGGGAGGAAACATCAGGGTAGGGTGGCTTAACCGCGGGTCATCGATCTCTCCTTCTTCCTCTAAGACCGTCAGTGATGTAAGTCAACACTGACTGTGTAAGATGAATATAGCGAGATCGACGAGGTTTGCGCGTGGAACTATGCAGCCTTCGAATTAAAATCGATCGGGCAGGCACCGCCTCCGCAATCGACGTGTTCGAAGCCGATATCTTCCTTGACGTTGTCCTCCTGGATCGCACGGGCGATCATTTCGAACTCCGCCTTGGAAACCGGCTGTTCCGGCTGGTATTCGTAGGCCGTGGTGTCGGTCTGCGGCATCACAGAGCAGCAGCGGATCGAGAACTGGCCCTCGATCAGCGTCTCCAGGAACCGGTCAAACGTCACGGTCTTCGGATCGTATTTGAGCGTGTAGGAGATCTGGTTGCCGGTCTCGCGCAGCGGCGTGACACCGTCTTCCGCAACACCCGTCAGCCAGTATTTCTCCAGCAACCGCAGGAAGGCGTATTGCTCCTCCGGCGTCGCTTCGGCCGCGGTGACCACCCATTCCCCGCCATCGAGCGCGCAGATCGCCGGTTTGGTCGGGAAGCCGACGACCGTGGTGCCCTCATACGTTTTCAGGTGCTTCACGGGGAAGCCCTTGTCTTCGTATTCCTTGACCAGCGGATCGTCATTGCGGAACTGCACCCAGCGCACAAACTCGCGCATCGAGGGCAGGTGGGCGCCTTCCGTCAAACCGAACAGCTTCGACGTGGTGCCGGCGGGCTTGAACGTCGTATCGGTCTGCGGCGCCACGACGCCGAGCTCTGCCGAGTAGGCGGCGGCTTCAGCCACAATCGCGCGCTTGAACCGCGACATGGTCAGCCACAGGGCTTTGGACTTCTCCTCATTCACCAGGTCGTGCCAGGTGAACTTGAACCGGGCATAGGCCCATTCGTGGAAACCCGTGATGCCGACGCCGATCCGGTTCGTGCGCTTGACCTCGCGCTTGTAGAGCGAGTCCATCAGGTTCGTGCGGATCAGCGCCCGCGTCGCCGTCCGGAACGCATCCTCTGCATCGTCGTCGTTCTGTGCGTGGAATGGCACGACGTCGGCGATGACGCAGTAGCCGCCCAGGAGCAGCAGCACGATCTCGCCACAGGGGTTGGTGATCACGTTGTAATTCAGAGCGATCGCGGCCTTGGCCAGCGCCCGCATCAGCGGGATGCTCTCTGGATCCAGCTTAAACTTGGCACTTTCGGCGAACAGCCCGTCCGTATAGGCGTCGATGCCGGCGTTGTTTTGTGTCAGCCGGTCCTGATTAATGATGCCGGGCTCGCCGGTGCCGTCCTGGTAAGCCGCTGTCGCCAGCGCATGCAGGACACGATAGGCGTGCGCCTCATCCTCGGTGATGACCTTGAAAGCCAGAAGCGAGTTCAGCTTTTCGACGTTTTCCGCGGTTCGGGTCATCTTACCCGAAGCATCGATATGAGTGTGCCCGAGCTTGCTTACAGCCGCATGCACCTTCTTCACGGCATCGCGGAAGTCCTGGTCGACCGTCACCGAATTGTTCGACGACCACAGGAACCCGCCGCGCTTCACCTGGATGAAGTCGAGGACCGTGCGATCGCGCCAGTATTTGGTCGCCATACGCGCCGCGCGCCGGGCACCGCCGACGAGAACGCATTCTGCCGCATAGTGGTCGGCATACATGGCCGCGCGCCAGGGATCCATGCCGGCGTCGCGCAGCTTGGCGATATTGACGACGGCCGACATCAGGGGGCCTGGACCCGACGCCGGGCGACCCTGCATACCCATGATCGGCGCATTGCGCGGACGGACGCCGGTGAATTCCAGGATCAGCACTTCCTCGCGCCGGTTCTCAAACGCCATGCGCTCGACGATCTCGATGGCCTTAGCCCAACCTTCGCGGCTGTCCGGCACATCGAACACAGTTACCTTGCGGCCGGCATAAAGGTGCTCGGCGTCGCGGCGGGTCGGGTAGCCCTTGATCAGGCCGCTCTGCACGTCCTGATGGTTGTAATCGATGGCGCAGACGACGATCGGCATATTGTTCAGATCGGCCTGGATCATCGCGTCGTCATAGGCGCGGCCGACGCCGGAGCCATTGAGCAGCAGATAGAACAGGAGGAAGGTGTTCGCTGCCGTCGAGCAGTTGGTAAAGACTTCCATGTTGCGCGAGGGCTGCGTCTCGTCTCCGTGCTGCAGGTGCCGGCCGGACATCAGGAGCGAGGCCTGCGACAGGTGGTGGTGCATGCGGTCGAACTCGACAGCGAACGTGCCGGGGTCCTTCGCAAACTCAGCATTGGTCTGGCGCTTCTTCATATTGGCGCGCGGATCGAGCAGCGCATTGCCGGCAGCAACGCGCATCGCGACGTCCGCCCACTTTTCGACTTCTTTCCGGCCCGTCGCCCAGAAATAGCCCGAAACGATCTTATCGTCGCCATGTTCCACAAAGAAATCGTTGTCGAACAGATACCCGTGGGACTCGGCGTGCAGCGCGATCTGCTTTTCCAGCGAGGACTTGTCGTCGCGGGCGATCATGAACTGGACGCGCTCCGGCGCGGCGAAGTGTCGTTCGATCTTGCGGTTGATGGTGCGATCGGCGACTGCCTGACCCATTCCGGGGAAGTAGTCGCGCGTGATGGTATTGCCCATTGATGGGTTATCCTTTTGGTATTCGAGGTGTGAGAGGCTATTTTAGATAAGTCAGAACTGACTTACCAGTCTAGGCAGCAGCTAGATTTTGTGGTTGGGTGGCGCGCATCAACGCTAGAAGTTGTTGAAATTGCACGTTTCGGACTCCCGCATGCGCAACCGCGACGGCGTCGCATACGTGCTCCTCGCTGTCGACAATCGCGCCGGCCCGACGGATCAGTTTACCCTTGACGAATTTGTCCTTGGGATAGCGCTCAAAGGGGCCATTCGGGTAGGCGGCACTAGCCCACTCAATCATCTCCTCCTTCGAAGCGGTCTTGGTGCCGACGGTCGCCATCTTGGTCTCTGACGGCTGGATCTCAATCACCGGCACTGGGCAGGCGGCAACAGCCATCGTCGCGGCGCCGAATGCGAACATGGCGCGTGCGCTCTGGGCGCCGACCGGGATCTCGGCAAAAACCACGCTGCAATCAGCCACCAGCTTCGGATAGGTGTCCATGATCAGCTTACAGCGGCGCAAATCGTCACTGTTCTTGCGCAGGGTCTTGTTACCCTTGGTGTTGGACTCGGTGACGATCGTGTGCAGGCTGAGAATGCCGAACTGCATTGTTTCGAGTTTCAGGATGAGTTTAGCGATCCCGAAATGCGTGAGGGACGGATCGATGGCGGCGACGCGGAGTGCTTTCATCCCCAGGTTCCATAGGTCGGATGCTCGGCGTAGTGGTCGGCCTGGCGCTTCGCTTCCTTCTCGATCGCTTCCTGCTTCTTGCGCTCGATCTCGGCCAGAGCCTCCTGACGAGCCTTCTCGGCTTCAGCCTCGGCTTCCTTGAGATAGAGGTGCTTCACATTGGCAAAGCGAATGACCTCGCCATCGGTGTTTCTGACCGTCAGATCGAGCACGCGCAGGATCAGCGGCTCGAGCTCCGGGAAGATATGAAAAACCTTGGCGTCGTCCGCCTCGTATTGCCTATAATCCGTATCCGGATCGACAGGCTTGAACTCGAAGATCACGGTGCCGGGCTTCTTGCCAAGGCGAACACCGACCGGCATGAACTCCTCACCCCGACTAACGTTCGAGGTGCGATAGGCGCCGTCCGACTTCCGCTGAACCTGCATCTGGCTCATGTTCTCGACTTCGAGAACCAGATCCTTGAGCACGCCCGACTGAACCGCTTCCGCGATCTTGTCGATCATGATGTTGTCGGCGGTGATATCCTCGACCTTGACCCGCGCTCTGCCGCCTGCTGGTTTACGAATTCCCATCGTCTAATCTCGCAATGTCAGTGTTAGCTTATATTATAGCGCGCAGATGTAGGTCTGCGCGCTATTTTGTCGATTACTTGATGTTGATGAACGGCACAGCCGAGCCGGGGATCATCGTGGTCGGCAGATCGCCCTTCCACTTTTCGGCCTTGGTCAGCTCGATCAGGAGCGGGTTCTGGCCGAGCGCTGCGGCGCGGGCTTTGATGGCGTCGGCTTCGGCGTCACCCTTGAGGCGGGTAGCCTTGGCTTCAGCTTCGGCCTCGGCAAGCGCACTGTCCGCCTTTGCCTGGGCCTTCGTCACCGTGATCTTTGCGGTCACGATCTCCTTCTGGGCGTTCTGCTGGACCTTCTGCACTTCGACCTCGGCGAGCATGCGCTCCTCGATGGATCGAATGTAGATCGGCGAGAAGTCGATGTTTTCGAGCTGGATCGACTCGATCACGACCAGGCCGTCGTCAGCCGTCTTTTCGATGGCCTCCGCGATCGCCGTATTAAGCACGCCCCGGTTTTGAATTGCCTTCACAGCGGTATAGCCGCCGAACACGATCTTGACCTGCTGATGCACGACCGGCGAGATCCGCTGTGCCATATAGGCATCGACGGTGCCGAAGCGGGAATAGAGCTGGTCGACCTTCTCCGGGTTGGCGTGGACCGTGACGGACACCTTCATGTCGGCCGGCTGCTGGTCGGCCGAATAGGCGTTCAGCTTGTCATAGTTGACGGTTTTGGTGGTGACCGCAACGTCGGTGACGCCGTCGATGAAGGGCATCTTCCAGCCCAGACCAGGCTGCGCGATACCGATGACCTTGCCGTTGCGCGTGAGGACGCCGCGTTCCTTCTGGTCGATGGTGTAGAAACTGCCGAGCGCCGTCGAGGCGAGGGCGAGACCGACGATGCCGGCAATAACGGTGACTGGGGTGATGCGGATCACTTGGACTCCTTGCTGTCGATGATGGCCTTGAGGCCGCGGTAGAGGACGTAGGTCAAAAGACCAGCACCGAGCACACCGAGAAAGATAATCATTCGAAATTCCCTTCTGTAAGTCAGTGCTGACTTGTGTAATATAGCGAGCGAAACAAGGTTTGCAGCTGGCTAAACGACGCTTATTGCGAGCTCCAGCGATCGTAGATCACCGTTTTCTTCGGCGCTCCGTTCAACATAACCTCGTAGACGGCGATTTCGACCACCTTCTCGAAATGGCCCTTCCAGGGCCAGTAGCCGCGTCGCTCGGACAAGCCGTTTGCGAACATGATTTCCAGGTTCTTCTCGTCGTATTCCTTGCGCATCCGGGCCAGATACGTGTCTGCCTTGATGTCATCCCGGATCCGCTGCGCGACCATGCAGACGATATCGTAGTCCCCATAGAGATCGACGACCTCATGGCGCGTTTCGCCTTCCGGGTTCATCGAGTCGCCGGCCGTGTAGGACACAACGAGCAGGAAATATGGAATGCTCGATGATGGCTCGATCGTCGCCTGAAAGGTGAGGGCGTCGTATCGTTCCTTGCCCGTCGCGCGGCGAAGGGTCAGTGTGGTTAGATCGGCGACGTATTCCTGCGTCAGCGGCATTACGACACCTTCTCCTCGATCGTCGAACAGGGGCCGTCGCGCTTAACCGTGATCGTGGTCCGGATCCAGTCCTTGAGATCCGCGTGGCTAATGATGAACACGGAGCCACGCTCGCGCGCCTTCTCCTCCAGGATATTCATCAGTCGCTCTTGGCCGGCACGGTCGAGCGCATCGTCAATCTCGTCGCCGATGAATAGCTCGATCGGCTTCGTCGCGCGGCGAGCAACCAGATCCTGCAACGCCAGCGCACAAGCAACCCTAACCTTACGTTTTTCGCCGCCCGAGATGGACTTGAAGGTCTTTCCGCCATTGGCGTTTTCGACCTCGATGGAGAACTTCTCACGCAATTCGCCTTTGGCATTCTTGATCAGGGTGGTCCAGGTCGCCGACACGTGTCCATCGGACAGCGTGCCCAAATACTTCGCGGTCTGATCGTTGAGGAAGGGCGTCACCTCGTCGAGGAGGAAGGCGCGAACACCTGTGGGACTGAACACCTTGGCGACGCTCTCGGCGATCGCCTGAGCCAGTGTAGCGTCCTTTGCCGCACTCTCGCAGTCGGCGAGTGTCGCTTCTGACGTCTTGACGACGACCTCCTGCTTGGCGATCTCCTTCACAAAGGGGTTCTCGGCATCGCGGGCGTCCTTGATCTGCTGAACGATGCTGGCGAAACGGGTCTTCTTGTTCGTTAGGTCAGCCTCGGCCGTGCGGATCGCGTCGAGTTGTGACTGCAGGGAAGCGCGCTTAGCGCTCGCTGCGCTGACATCTGTCATTGTCGCTTGAAATGCTTCCACGACGTCAATCGCGCTCGTATGTGCTTTGTTCGCATCATCCAGCGTCTTTTGTAGCGTCTCGATCTCAGCTTCAGTCGTGGCGATGCCATCGGCAGCAAGCTTCTTGGCCGGGTCGATATCTTCGGCCGAGAACGGACGATCACACGTGCTACATGGACAGCCAACCTGATGGTCAAGCTCGATCAATGTCTTCTTCTGGGCGAGAAGCTGCCGGTTGAGCCTAATCAGCGAGATATCGTGGCGCTCAGAAACTTTGCCAAGTGCCGCTGCTTCATTAAACAGTCGGCGCTCCTCGGCGATCTCCTTATTTACGCCGTCGATCTCCATTTCGACGTCGGCGATCTCCTTGCGGATCGCGACCGCGTCGCCCAGCCCTTGGATCGTGACTGTGTAGTCCTCGATCTCCTTCTTGAGGGCGCGACCGTTCGTAGCCAACCCGTTGATCTTGATGGCGCGCTGGGCTTCGTATTCGTTCCGGTTGGTCTCGGCGTCGGTCACGCGCTGTTTGGCATCGGCGAGCCGCGTCGCTGCGGACGACAGATTGGCGCTCGCGGTATTGGCGTCGTTCTTCGCCGTCTGAAACCTCTTGTTGGCCTCGACAAATGCGGTCTCGAGCAACGTGGCGCCGGAAGCCTCCTCGATCAGCACCTTGAGGTTCTTGTCGGTCATGCCGGGTAGATCGGGCATCTTCTCTTGGCCCGCATAGACGGCGCCATTGAAGACCTCGACCGAGCAGCCGATGATCTTGTTGACCTCGGCCTGGGTCAGCTTGTCGGTGCCCTTGGTCAGGGCGGTCTTAGAAGTGCCGCTGTCCTGATCGACCCACAGAGCGTTCTTGCCGGCCTTATGCTTGCGATGGCGGGTGATCTCGTAGGTCATGCCGTCATCTTCGACAACAACCATAACGCGGCAGTTCTTACCCTCGCTCTCGTTGACGACATTGTCGCCATCCTCGCCGCGCGCGGTCTCGCCGAACAGGACCCAGGACAGAGCATCGGCGATCGTCGACTTGCCGGCGCCGTTGGAGTCGGCGGAGCTCTCGAAATTGTTCACACCCTCGATCAGCACCAGACCACGGTCGGACAACTCGATCTCGGCATTGCCGATCGCCATGAAGTTCTCGATGGTCAGTTTCTTGAATTTCACGGCCTATTTCCTGCAGGGTTGAAGAACAGAGGGAACCGCACCCGGCGTGCATCGCTTCGCCGGCGCGTCCATGAGATCGAGCGAAAGCCAGATGAAGATCAGGGTTCCCAGGATCAGAGCGATGACCGCTAACGCTATCTTGACGACCTTCACGAACGCATCTCCGCCGGCAGCCTGGATCCGCCGAGCAGCGCCTTGAACGCGGCGTAGGTGCGGACGCTCTTGGCTTCGCCGCGATCGCACTTGTCGACGAAATTCTGCATCGCGGCATATGCAGCTTTCAGCTCCCCGATAGCCTCGTCCTTCGTCACCGGCTCCTCGTAGCAGTCGAAAATCTGGATCTCGTCCATCGTGATCTGGAAGTCGGTCTGATCGACGCCGGTCCGCCCTTCGTATTCGTTGTAGGCCATCGTCTTGCGTGCATAGAACGCCGCAATCTCGTAGGTTGGCGCCTCGACGTGGTCGTTCCAGGTGCCGCCGTCGTTGTTTGAATAATGACCATAGACGGCCCAGCGCTTGTTCGGCTGATCGCTCTCCACCAGCGCATCGACCATCTCGAACTCAGCCCCGACTTCCTCGAGGCGATCGAGATACTTGCTGTCGTTGCCGAAGCTCTCGAAATCGACATAGCGAGATGCCGCGTTCTTCTGCGCAGCCGTGACTATCTCCTCCCAGGACTCGTGCGGGCTATCGTTCTCGCCGACCTCGGGGAGATCGACGACCGTATCGACGACGCCGTGGGTCTTGTGTTCAAGTTTTACGTTAAATTTCACGAATCCATCTCCGCGTTGATTGCTGCTGCCATGTCGCCGGTCATCGCGGCGGTGAAATCCTCCGAAGCGACCGGCGCACTCGCTGCATCGGGCTTCTCGTAATAATTCCGAGTCGCGCGCGGCGAACCCATTCGGCCGGTGCCTATCATTTTGCCGTGTGACACGCGCGCATTGCTGGTCTCCGCTGACTGCATGGCGATATCCACCTGCGCGTCGGGAAATTTGGTCTTGTAGGCGAGGGCCGTCTTATACGGCAGATCGCTATAGACCTGCGGGATCAGCTCCGTGCGCTCGCTCGCGGCTTTGCCGTGTTTGTCGTAGGTCACGATGATCTTCTGCGAGACCATACGAACGGTGAAAAGTTGCGACATTGCGCGTCCTGTGTCTGTTGCTCTGCTTTCAGACTACGAAGTCTGAAAGCGGATAGCGGGTGGCAAGATCAGGCAGCGACGCTGCGCACGGTCGAAAGCACATCGGCCGCGCCCGCCTTGATCAGCGCGACGTGCGCCGGATCGGTGACGGTCAGGGTCTCGACGAACTTGTCGACGGACTCGTCTAGGGTTGAGGCTTTAGCCACGGTCGAGGATCCCCTGGCTGCCACGACCTCGCGCGTGATCTGAAAGTTCACGCCACGCGCACCCATCTTTTCGAGTTCGGTGCGAAACTTCTTGATCTCTGGATCGGTCAGCTTCATGCCGCGGATGCGAACATAATTGCCGTCGACCAGGAGCTCGTAGTCATCCGGATCGGTGTCGCCGGTCAGTTCGATGAAGCTCGGCGCGTGGGATGCACGGAAGTCGATCCGGTCGGGGTAGACGAGCAGAAAGCCTGCCTTTGTGCCGATATCACCCCACTGCTGCTGGGTGGACGCACCGATCGAGATGACCTTGCCGTCCTCCATGACCTTGTGGGCGTGATAATCGCCGGCAAAGACGCGCTTGAAGCCCCATGAGGCGACTTCAGATGTGGACAGGCCCGAATCCGGCACCCCCGCCAAAACGCCATCGATGCCGACATGGATGATCAGGTCTACCTCTGCCAGTAATTCCGGCGGGTAGGCGCTGACGATATCTGCAATCGTGGCCCGCAGATCGGCTTTCGTTGCGTGCCACGGCAACATCAGTATCTTGCTGTCGCCATCATCGAACCGACGCCCGACCTTTTCGGTGACGATCTCGATACCCTCGATCGCGCCAAGGGTCTGGATTGCGTTACCCAACTCCGTCGTGTCGCGCCCCTTGAGATCGTGATTGCCGGGGATCATACGGACGGTGATGCTATCCTCGGCGATCTCCTTGAACGCGTCGTGGGTCGGGTTGAAGACCTCCGGATCGATGGAGCCGCGCGAATGAAAGATATCACCCGCGACATAAAGCGTGTCGCCCCCGGCGTCGCGGAGCTCGATGGCTGCGCGACGTAGATCGTCGAGGGTGATCTTGAGCCGCGAGTTCATGCCATCCGGCAGGGTCGTCGCGAAGGCCGACCAGTTGTGACAATGAATATCGGAGACGATGGCGTAAGGCTTCATTAGGCGATTTCCCATGATTTGCTACGAACCCACTGGATCAGCTTCCATGAGCCGATCAGCGCCCAGCCAAAGAGCCAGCAGAAAAAGGCGATAGCGACGGCAATCTTCCAGCCATCAAATGGTGTGTTGACGAGCCAGCTGAAGAACTTCAACACTAGGCCCACAGCGATGATGCCGAAGAAACCGAGCGCCAGCGCGTCGAATTGCCGTCCGAGCCACTTCATCATGCGACCCGTTGGGCGACGAACTGAGCCGGCTTGGCGTTATGCTTTGCGCGGATCTTCTCTTTGTTGGCAATAATGCGGTCGATCTCCTTGATCGAGACCAAGCGAACGTCGACGTTGTAGACGTTGGCCAGGCCATAGAGTGTGGTCTGAACGCCCGCGATTTCCTGCGAGACCTCGCCCTTTTCGCGCTTGAAATACTCATAGGCGATGATCGAGCAATATTGCTCGAAGGTCAGGCCGACCGCATGCAGCAGCTCGGCGCTTTCTTCGGCGAAGCGCAGGATCCGCTCGGCGCGGCTGAGCATGTTCTTCTCGCCGAAGACCTCACGGCACGCTTCGACGGAATGGGCTTGTAGATCGAGCTGGCGCATATTGTTCCCCGGATGTAAGTCAGTGCTGACTATGCGAATATAGCGAGATTGTCGCGGTTTGCAGTCGGTAAAACGCTAGATTTTCGTTGTTCCCACTTGGCGGCGGAACTGATTGATGGGGAGATAGCGCTGCAGCGCGCCGCCGCGGCTCTCGAAATTAAGGATCGCCACATTCTTGGGATCGTAGAATTTATCCAGCGTGGTCATGTATTTGTCGCCAGTGTCCCGATCGAGCACGCCGACATACTTGATGCCCTTGGCGCGCAGATTGATCAGGGTTTCGTCATCGAGCGCCCAGGCGGCTTTGCCGGCCCGGATTGCTGCGCTGATGTCCTTTTCGCCGTAGCGGAAGATCTCCTTGGTGCGGCGCCAGGCCAGATAACAGACCAAGCCGCTGGGGAACGTATAGATCGCCCCATAGGTGCGCCGGCCCTTCTTAAAGGGCTCGACTAAAATCGAGGATTTTCGCGCCATCGGTCAGTGTCCAAATGCCTTGCTGCCCGCTCACCGGGACAGGCTCAGTGAGAAATTCCGGATCACGGCCTCGCCAGGCGTAGCGTCCAGGCCTCCAGTCGCCGAAAATCTGTTCTTCTTCGGTAACGTCCTCGAGATCGTCTTCGGTGATCAGGTCCGACGATTGAATGAAAACCGAGCCGAGCAAGTAGCCATGCGGCAGATCATCTAACGCTGGCAGGCCCGTGGCTTCGTAATAGATGGAGAAGATCGGATCCTTGACTAGCTCGCGCTGATCGGGCCGGATGATTTTGGTCGAGGCGATGCCGATGCGCGTGCCCACAATATGGGGCGGGCAGGTGAACGGCCGCGTCTCATTGAGTTTAAAGCCCCGCACAAATAGCGAGGCATAGGGCTGCCAAAGGCTGATGACGCGCATTGTTCTCTCCGTTGTAAGTGCGAAGCGCTGTAATAGCGCTTCGCAGTGATTTGCAACAGTGAGGACTTATGCAGCGTCCTCCACAGGGTCAGCTTCTTCGGCGCCCTCGATCGGGATCTCCGTCATGATCGGCGCGGCGTATTCCGCCGGCAACAGAGCGATCAACTCGGATAATGCGTTGCGATCCTGAATGTCGCGCGCAAGATGCTCCTTGTAGACCTGTTTGCCATCCCAGACCACGTAGCCTGCTTTGGAGCCAGTAGCGATCGCGCCTTCGCCTTCCAGGAACTCGACCATCGAACGCTCGACGTCAAAGCGACCTGATCCGTCCGGCTGATACATGAAACGCCAGTCGGCTTTGGTAAACGGGCGAGAGCACTTGTTCTTGATAACGCCGGCCGAGATCGACACACCGAGAACTTCAGCGTCTTCACCTTTGCCCTTCTGAACCTTCTTTGCGCCGCCGAGCATGATGCGCTGCGATGCGTAGAATTTCGGAGCCTCGCCGCCTGGCGTGGTGCGGGGATCGCCATACATGACACCAAGCTTCATGCGGATCTGGTTGAGGAAGATCGCGCAGATGCCGAGTTCTTCGCAATACAGCGAGAATGCCGGCATCGAGCCCGACGTGGCGCGCGCAAGCGCGGTGTTGTCGTGCATGTTGCGGTCGTCGAGACCCTTTTCGGCGCCCGTGCGCTTGCCGTTCTTCATCTCGTAGAGGGCCGACTGCGGCACCATCGAGGCGAGGGAGTCGAACACGATACAGATCGGCGCATCGGGCTTGATCAGCTTCTTGTCACGGACATGTTTGCCGATCGTGACAGCCAGCGTCAGCGAGTCCTCATAAGTGCGCGGCTTCTTGTAAACAAATCGACCAGGCGACGCATCGAGACCCAGCTTTTCAGCGAGGCTCTGATCATACGAATGCTCGTGATCCATAAATGCCGCGATGCCGCCCATCTTCTGGGCTGCGATCATCGCCTTAGTAGCGATCGCGGTCTTGCCCGACGATGCCGGACCCGACAACTCGATGATGCGCCCCACGGGAAATCCGCCATCCCATTTGGAGGACAGAGCGTGGTTGAACGGCGGGTAGCCGGTGTCGAGCCACTGTTTTACGGTCGCGGACTCGTCGTTGGCGCCGATCAGCGCGGTCAAACTGGATGCAAGGTCGTTAGAGTTGGACTTGGCCACTTTGGTCTCCTGGGGTTAATCTGCGTCGATAAAGCCGGCATCGGCGATCTGGCCGGTGCGGTCTGGTTGCTCGCCCGCTTCGGGCTTCGGGATCTTGAATTCGTCGGGGTCGCCGTAGATTGGCTCACCTGTGCCCGCGAGACGACCGATCGGGCGACGCCAGCGCTTGGGTGCCTCGGGCTTCGGATCCGGTCGACCTTCGCCGTCTGTTGCGACGTCCAGAACCTCGAGAACGGACAGATCGTCGTCGCTCAGATCAGGCTCGTCACTGCTCGGGGCTGATACCCGTGGGACTGGCTGCCTATCCTGCATTGCCATTGCATATGCGGGCTTGGGGCCGGTGTAGGGCGGGGGTGCTGCCGGCACATACGGCGTCGGATCTACAGGCGCATCGAGCGAGAAGCTGACGCTTGCCGGGCGCGAGGCACGTGCTGCGGCAAGCTCTCGCATCATGTCGCCCAGCCTGCGCAGAATGAACGCTTCGGTGCGCTTCATCGCCTCGTCGTCGAGGACGTCGGCAATGCGCGGGGCATCCTTCACCAGCTGGCTCATCGCCTTGGAAATCTTGGTGACGCGATCCTCCAGAACAGAGGTTGCTGCTTCGCGGGTAATCATGCTGCTGCCTTGAGTTGCTGCGCGCCGCCGAATGGCGCCAGGTAGTGGTCGAGATCACTTGTGATCGTGCGGAACATCCATCGTTCGCAGAACTGTTCAAACGCGTCCGGGTCCAGCTGACCGCGTGTCGTCTCCAGCGCGATCGGCGCCGGACGTTCGGTCGTGTTGAGATCCATCAGCCGCATGTTGCGACGATAGAGCTCCTGCTTTTCATCGGAGATGGCGAAATCGCGCAGCTTCTTGGGAAGCTTGTCGATATCGATGGATTTATCCGCGCACTGGTTGAAGAACGACGCGACCGAGCCATACGCATGGACAAAGTCGATCGCACCGCGAGGACCAATGCCGCCGACACCGGGGATATTATCACCCATGTCGCCCATCAGTGCCTTCATCTCCAACCAGGCGCGCGGCGAGGGAACGCCAACAAATCCCTCGATCTTCGATCCGTCGTCAGTGACGCGGATATCCTTCTTATCCGGGATCCAACCCAGCTTGTTGGGCATGGTGTTCAGCGACAATCGATAGTCGCGCACCGGATCGACCCATGCCGTGTTCTTCGACACCAGCTGGACCCAGTCCTTGTCGCCGGAGATCATGACGCCGCGTTTGCCGGTCGCCTTGAGCCGCTCACAGATCAGACCAGCGAGATCGTCGGCTTCGTAGTTGATGGCGATCATCTGACGCACGCCGAGCAGCGATAGCGCCTCTTTCATCAGGGGCAGCTGCAGCTTGAACTGTCGCTTGAGCTCCTTGACCTTTAATTCTTCTTTGGTCTTGGCTTCTTTGTCGCGATTGCCCTTGTATTCCGGATAGGTCATGCGTCGCCACGAGGCGCCGTCCCAGAGCACTATCGGTGTGAGCATCGAATAGATGGAGAGCATCGGACGCAGCGCGCGTAGAAAACCGTAGACGGCCTGGGTTGGCTGATCGCCGACCTTGAGCTGACCGATATTGTTGTTGGCGTGCAGCACATTGCTGCCGTCGATCATCAGAAGGCCACGGCTCATACTTGTTCCGCCAACATGCTGTAGCGCAGGTTCTGGAGCAATTCGTGAAGATTAGGCAGAGACCAGTAGCCGCGCACCAGAATTATCTCACTGACGCTGTAGCCGCGAAATTGCCAAGGCTGCACCATGCGGACATACATCGTGTTGTCGGGTGTCAGCACAACATGGCGAGTGTGGCGTCGGATCAAAGCACTATCGAAAGTCTTATCGACCCACGCATCGAAGGCTGCTTCGGTCGGGGCTATGACGGCGATCGTCTTCATGCGGAAGCGAACCTTTGGTAGTGGGAAAGAAAAAGCGCCCGGTGCTTAGGACAGGGGAGGATCCGCACCGGGCGCGTTGACTGCCGGGAAAGGGTAGAACCGGCAGTTATTCGCTTACTTCACGACGTCCAGCTCACCGAGCAGCGCGTCGATTTCATCAGCGGGCAGAGCGCCGTCGAAGTCATCAGCCGGCACCGTCGCAGGAGCGGCGACAGCAGTGGGCTTCGGCTTGACCGGAGCAGCAACCGGCTTGGCGCGAGCGACCGGGGCAGCAGCTGCAGGAGCAGGCTTCACAGCTGCGGCCTTCGCCGCCTGCATCGCCTTGAACTCGCGGAACTCGCGGCGGTCACGCTCCTCGTCGGTCTCGACCGCTTCGGCCACGACTTCGACCACTTCCTCGACGACGGCCTCGATCACCTCGTCTTCGGCGGCGAGTTCAGCCTCGACAGCGGCTGCGACTTCGGCATCGACCACAGTCGCAGCCGGAGCACTCAGCATGGCAGAGCGACGCGGAGCGGCGATCTGGTTACCCACGCTGACCGAAACGCCGGTGACGTTGGCGATCGCAGTCAGAGCCTTGGTCTCGTCGCCGCGGAAATACTGCGCTTCGACATAGGCCTTCAGGTCGTGCATGGCGTCGAAAGCTTCGGCAGGAACCGGAGCAGACTTCGGAGCCAGCATGACGCTGTATTTGGTGTCGAGGTTCTTGCCGCGACGTTCGATGATGAAGTCCTGACCCTTCAGGGCATCGAGCAGGTCGACATCGGACTCCTGGTATTCGGCAATCATGCCGGCGATCTCAGCCCACACGGTCGGCTTCAGTTCGACGATCTGCGGGGACTCCGACTTGTCGGGGCCGGAACGAACGAGCGCATTCACGAGAACGCCCTTCTTCGCCTTCCATTCCTTGATCAGATCGATCTCGTCCTGGTCGGTTGCCTGAGCGGTCGCCTGGGCGATGGCAGTGCAGATTGCGCAGGGTTCGCCGAAAACTTCGTCCTTACAGCCGACGACAGCGACGGGCTTGCCGTTCTTCTCGGTCTTGATCCAGTGGACGGCGAAATCGAACCAGAACTGATCGGCGCCCTTTGCGAGGATGCGGATGGTGGTCTTGCCTTCCTTCAGGGAGACCGAGTTGCCGGTGCGAGTGTGCTTATTTTTGGAGCTCTTGACGAGCTTCAACAGTTCGGGAGAGAGGGCCATTTGGGTTTTAGTTCCTTTGGACTTTGGTTCACAGGTTCGCTTTTGACTGCTAATTTCGCTATTTAGCGATTTCGCTAATCTAATATAGCGAGACGATCGAGGATTGACGTAACTTTCTAAGTTACTGACGCGCCTCCATAATTTGCCCAACCACGTGGGTTTTGGAGACAGGCATCTCGGCCCGGACGTTGCCCAGGAGGATGCCGGCGATCAGACCGAGCGAGATGCCGAACAGGGTGTTGGCAAACGAGCTCATGAGGGGCTCACGAACTTGATGATGCGGCTGCGCGAGTAGACGGACTCGGCGACGCGGTTACCGTGATTGCCGGAAACGATGATCGGGTTACCCCTGGCGTCGAAACCCGAGACCACGCCGACGTGTCCGCCGCGCTTGCCACGGCTCATGACAGCGATCGCTCCGACCCGCGGGGCTGTTGCGGGCATTGTCAGGAAGCTCTTGGCCATGTCCGAGCCGGTGCCGCGGTGTCCGGTCTTCTCCAGCACCACGTTCATGAAGCGAGCGCACCAGAGGCTCGAACGACCAAACACTGCGCCGGCGCCGATGTAGCTGCGGGCCTTCTGAACAATGTCGTCCGTGTGCGAGAGGAACGAGGGGAAACTGGGCGCTCCGAAATTCGACGGCTCGACCTGCGGCCGCACGACATAACGATGCTTCGCCTTGTGCCGGACGTGCTTCACATGATGATGCTTGGCGACGTGGTGGCGATGATGCCGAGGCTTAGCTTCCGCGCTCGATATCAGCGCTGACGTTGAAAGCAGGGCACAGATCATCCCTGCGGCAAAGATCCGCATTATAGAACTCCAGTCAGTTTAGAAGTCGGTCAGGAGACCGAGAAGAAACGCCGGCGACGGCGCGCGATGAAGGGCAACCGGCCCCAGAGGTTGTCGAGCGCCAGGCCTGCCATCACGAGCAGGGCAGCGGCGAACGCAAACAACAGAAGAACGACGAACCAGATCGCCGGCCAGGCTACGAGGCAGGCCCAGCCGAGCACATTGGCAGCGCTGAACGTGGTGCCGACCAGCAGCGCGTGGGTGAATGCGCCGATGCCGACGTAAACACCCAAGGAAATAGCGGTAGCGAGTCTCACGACGATTGCTCCGCGATCATCTGCCGGCGCTTCTCGACGATACCGGTGCCGACGGCGTTATTGCGCTCGGCGATCTCCTGCATACGCAGTTCGCCGCTCAATTCGACGCGGTCCTTGGCGCCGGCCTGGACAAGCATGTCCTTGCGATGACCGAAGGACTCGACGACGCCCTTGGCGTTGTCCTCGATCTGGCGGGCTTCATTGATCGCCAGTTTGATCTTGCGGATCGTGGGATGCGCCGACACTTCCTTCTCGAGCTGCGCCTCGGTGAACTTCTGCGATGCAGCGACGTATTTATCGCGGAGATCGCGATAGACCTTGGCTTCAGCGGCTTCGAGGGTGATCTTGAGATCGGCAACCTGGCGCGTCGCCTGGGCGCGGAGCTCGTGATAGTGAAGATTGAGCGACGCTTGCGCCTGGAACGCCGAACTCAGGTCGGCCAGCGAATACTGAATATCCGCACGCGCTTGGACCCCATCGACGAAATTCTTCACCCTGATCGTGGTGACTGGGGCAGGTGTCGCAGTCGGATCGCTCATGCTCTCGCTCTCTCGTTAAGTCAGTGTTGACTTATAATATAGCGCAAACGAACAGGATTGCGCGTGGCAAATCGAAATTTATTCGAGGAACCCGGCGACGACCGCGAAGACGTCGTTCAAGGCAAGCTGCTTGTCCGGATCGTGGTAGATCTCGCCGGGATTGAAGCCGATGACGAAATTGGCGTCATAGCGCTTGGAATAGATGATCTTGCCCGCACTGTCGGACGCCTTGCCCTTGAAGTCGGGGAAGAAGTTGCGGACGGTCATCGATCCAAGAAGCACGATCAAAGGCGGCTTGAGCAGGTCGATTTCCTTGTCCAGATACGGCCCATAGAGCTCGATCTCCTTCGGAGACACCTGTTTGCCTTCCTTCGGGCGCTTGATCAGACCAGTCCAATAGCCGTCGGATCGCTCCAGGCCGTGTTCCGACATGGCATCTGCCACCCAGCGGAAATTGTCGCCCCAGGTAAATGCGCCCTGACGCTCCTCGCCAGAGGAGGGGCCGTCGAAGATCACCATGAAGCGAGCATTCTTACCCATCACCGGCGCGACGCCCTGACCATCGTTGCCGAGGGCCTGGCGATACCCGCCGACGATCTGTCCCAGCTTCGCTTTGGTGAACTTGTCGTTGGCCATGTCGCGGTTAATCGGCACGGTATCCACGATCAGGCCTGGGATGAGCTCCCGCTGGGCCATGATGCGGCTAGGGTCGTGCGCCGGCACTTGACCGGGCTCGATGCGCGCGAACGCACCCACGGCCTCCAGAGCGTCCACCACGCGCTTGTTGCAGGTGCGTCGCTCGACCCTTGAGACGAAATCGGCCTTGTCCTTGAACTTGCCGCCCTCGCGGGCCTTCATGATCGCGACCGAGGCCTTGTCGGAGATGCCCTTGATCCGGTTGAACGGGATCGCCAGGCAGGTGTCGTTGAGGATCTCGAAGCGCGCCGACGAGTTGTTGATGTCGGGCATGACGACCTTCACCCCGAATGCGTTCGCATCCTTGAGGATCGAGGCTAGCTTTTCCTCCTTCATCAGCGACAGCGCTGCGGCGTAGAACTCGACGGGGTAATTCACCTTGAGCCACATCGCCTGATAGGAAATCAGGGTGTATTCGACCGAATGGCTCTTATTGAAGCCGTAGCCGGCGAATCCTTCGATCTTGTCGAACAGGTCGCCCGCTTCGTCCGGGGTGATGCCGACGGTCGCGACGCAGCCATTGACGAACTTGCCGCGCTCTTTGGCCATCTCCTCGGGCAGCTTCTTGCCCATGATCTTGCGCAGCTTGTCGGCGTCGGCGCCGGAATAGCCAGCCATCACGACTGACGCGCGCATGACCTGTTCCTGGTAGACGAACACGCCGTAGGTCGGCTTCAGGGGTTCCTCGAGCAGCGGATGGTCATAATCGACGCTCTCCTGACCCTGTTTGCGCTTCCAGTAGCTATCCATCATGCCCGACTCCATCGGACCCGGTCGATACAGTGCGGTCGCGGCCGTGATGTCGTCAAAGGTGATGACGCCGTCCTTGCCGAGCTCCTTGAGAAGGCGTCGCATGCCGCCGGACTCAAACTGAAAGATGCCCGTTGTCTTGCCGGCCGCGAATGCGTCCAGCACGAGCTTATCGTCCAGCGGAATTTGCATCAGGTCGACGTGGCGACCGGTGCGCTCGCGAATGAATTTGACCGACAGGTCGATCAGATCCAGCGTTTCGAGGCCCAGAATATCGACCTTGACCAGGCCTTGATCCTCGACGATGCGCTTGTCCCAATTCATCGTGGCGCCGTCTTTGCGCCGCTCGATGACGCCGCGCTCCACGAGATCGCATCCGCCGACGACGACGCCGGCAGCGTGGCGACCCATGATGTTCATCACGCCCTCGAGCCGCACCATGACGTCCCAGATCGGCGTGTATTTGTCGCGGAAAGCGCCGATCTCAGGCGCGATCTCGGCCGCCTTGGGCAGTTTTACGTTGGCGCCATGTTCCTTCGGTGCGAATTTCGAACAGGCGTAGTCGAACTCATTAAGTCCGAAGGCCTTGCCGACGTTGCGGATCGCAGATGCAGCCGCAAGCTTGCCGAAGTTGCTGATGCCGGCTACGCGCGCTTGCCCGTATTTGGTGACCAGATAATCAATAATCTCGCCACGTCGCGCAGACATGAAATCAAGGTCGGCGTCAGGAAGATCGATACGATCAGGATTGATGAAACGCTCAAAAAGGAGATCGAAACGGATAGGGTCACAATCAGTAATGCCGACAAGATAAGCAACAAGCGAGCCGCCGACAGAGCCGCGACCAGGACCGACCAGAATACCATTTGATTTTGCATAGTTGACGATGTCCATCACGAGGAGAAAGTAGCCGGCGAAACCCAGCTTCTTGAGAACGGAGAGCTCGTATTCAAGGCGGGGCTTGTAGATGGTGACCAGCTCGTCACGGGTCGGCTGATGACCGAAGGCGGGTTTGCTCAGTCGCTGACTCCATCCGGCCCGCGCCGCCGCGACCAGTGTTGCGAACTCGTCGTCTGCCATCTTCGGCAGCGACACCGGCGCTTTCGACCAAATATAGCCGATGCGATTGGCCAGACCGATGGTGTTGCGCAGCCCCTGCGCGAGGGCAGGGCCGACGACCGTGCCGCGCGCGGCAAGCCGCGCCTGCATCGCTTTGACCTGGGTGATCCACTGCTGCATCGATTGCGGGTGCAGATCGCGGAACGCCGGCGACTGAACCCAGTTTTCGCTCATTTTGACGCCGCGGGTGACCGCATTCATGACGTCGGCCGCATCTGCCTCATTCGCTGCATCCGGCGCAGTCTCGGCGTAAAGCACGGGCCGCGTGACCAGCAGCTGCAGATCAAGCTTCTCGGCCAGCTTCACCGCCTTGATGTTCAGCGTGTCGTAATAGGGCGTGTTGATCGGCGAGACCGTCAGATAGACGCCGGCTTCGCCCAGCCGCGATGCGATCGCGGCCAACACACCCTCGGCTATGGGATGCGCCGTCAGCGCGTTGACGTCACCGGAGGTGATGATGATGTCGCCCGCGGTCAGGTTGTCGAGTTCCTCGTAGACGTCCTCGATCTCAAGCTTCGGAGTGTTGTAGAAGCGGTCCGCAGAATTGGCGAGGGTCAGCAGCCGGAACAGCGCTTTCAGACCCAGCTCGGACACGACATAGACGGTCAGGTAGTATTCAGGCGGCGCCTTCTTGTCGTCTTTGGTCTTGCGCCAGGCGACGTTGGTGGAGATGCGTAGCCGGCAGCCCAGGATCGGCTTGATATCGGCCTTCTTGGCGCGATTGGTGAAGTCGATCATTCCGGTGATCGTCATCGTGTCGGTGAGCGCGATCGCGGTTGCGCCGGCCGCCTTCGACTGCTCAACGAGCTCCTCGACCGTTAGAATACCTTCGCCGATCGAGAACGATGATCGCGCTGCCAAAACCGTGTGCATTAGGCTACCTCATATCCAGTGACGACGACTTTGGTCTTGGCGTGAAGCTCAACGACCTCATAGGTATCGGGCTGGCACCACCACGGGTGACCCTTCCATTTCTTGGCGAATTTCTCAGCGCACTCGGTCGTCTTGAAGATTTTGATGTCTCCCGGAACGGCCTTCGGATCCGTGCATCGCAAACTCGTTGCGTCGACCCATCCATCTCGTTCAGTGCAGACCCAGAACTTCTCGCCAGCTTGCGCGACGATGCTGCGCTCTGGATTGCCAGATCGAGCCTCTTTTCCCGTAACGATGATGCCGAACATCAGTCTTCCTCTTGCCGAACCGAAACACCGCGAGAAATCACCAGCACCTTGAATAAGGTGCCGCACCCGTCGCAGGTGAATGGTGCGTGCCGATTGACATCGGACAGCACGTCCGCCGGCGCGTTCTCGAGTTCAAAGGTGCTCAATGAGCATTCGCCGCCCTTCGACTGAGCCTCTTGTCGAGCGCCGCATTGCGGGCAGGGAACGCGAACCGTGTCGAAGCAGCCCATTCAATCCTCCAGGCGTCGAAAATTGGTGATGATCACGACACCCCGCGGAAACTTCATGTGATCTTCGACGGCGTCTGCCAGCGCCTTCACGTCGGCGCCGGTCTTGACGTCCGAGGCGTCGGCAACAAGCCAGCCGTGATGCGTCTTGTTTTCCACCACGGCGCAGTAAGCGATGAACAACGGGCGCATCACTGCGCCCTCAAGCGCATGACGCCATCCACGCTATCGATCGCGCCGATCGCCGTCAGGATCTGGCGCGTCTGTGTGATATGCGCCTCGGTCGTGTCCTCGCTCCAATTGAGCTTCTTCATGAAGGCGTATTTCAGCGTCGCCCGCGAAACGCCGGCCTCGCAGTTGAGCAGGAGATGACACGCGACCGTCAGAAACTGCGGGCGCCGGCCGATGAACGGATTGATCCGGTTGCGCAGCGCCTCGGTGACGCCGATCTGGGCTTGCTCGATGTATTCGACCCAGGCGGCGACCTTCTTCGGCAGACCGACGGACATCTGCATGCCCGGCGGAACGCGGGCAGGGCGCACCTCACGAGCTCTAACGACCGGCGGTTTGATGCCGAGCTCCAGGCGCATCGCTGCCAGCTGCTGCTCACCGAGCGGCTTGCATGTCGCTGCAAAGGGGCAGGTGCCGCATTCGGTCGACCCGTCCTTGAAGCACATGCTCATGCCGTAGCAGCCTGGGGCGAGCGAGGTGTCCAATCCGTCCATTAAACTCGATCCATTTCCGCGAGGTTGGCTTTGATGTTGAATTTCTGTTCGAGCTCCCGCGTGATGCCGGTCTGCTCAGTCCGCGTGGCGCCCATGAACCGGAAGATCAGGCTCGGCAGCACGCGCTTGGGCACCGGGATCGCCGGCAGCTTGCGGGCGAGGGCATATTCGCGGCGCTCGCGCAGCGCATTGACGGTGTCGACCAGGCACTTCGGCGGGCTTTCGCACAGTTCGATGAACTGGCGCGCGCGCGGGGAGAGCCGAGCAAGGGCCTTAGCGCGACGATCGGACTCCACGATGGCGTCTTCGGGCGTGCCGGCTGCGTGGTCCGCCACCAGCTCGTGACCTGCGGAGTCACCGTCTTCAGAGAGCTCCGCGTCCAGCTCGAAATGGGACCCGTTGTAGTGGAAGATCTCCTTGCCGACGAAGCGGTTGACGTGATCAACCATGCCCTTCTTGAAATAGGCGACGAACGGGACGCCGGCTTCGGGATCCCATTTGTCACGCGCCTTACACCAGGCTTCGGCGCATTCTTGCATGATGTCGTCCATCAGGGTCGTCTTTGAGCCGGCGGCTTGAAGCCGGCGCATGACCTGAAAGGAGAACTTCTTCATCAGCCCCAAGTGCTGTTCGATGCGGAGTTCTGTCATCGGACTAACCGAACAGGCGCTGTGCGAACTGGTCGCAGACTTCGCGATCGGTCCGCGACAGACGATTGGCGAAAGCGAGGTTGAGCCCGTTGCGCCAGTTGCCGCCCATTGCGCAGCCCCAATTCGCGGCGTTGATCAGCTCACGCGGCGAGATCGTTGAGCTAATCGCGCCTGCACGGAACTGTTTGCGGATTTCATCAGCGTATTTGATGATATTCTTGGCTTCCTCCATGCGGCAGCCCGACTTGCCGGCGACGATCGCAGCTTCGACCTTGCCATCGAGATATCCGACTTCTGCGGTGATGCCGAAGCGCGAGTAGTTCGCGGCGTTCTGGATCTGAGTGCCCTGATAGAGACCCGTTTCGTCACCGCCGCCGTTGGTGTTGCCCGTCGCAACGAAGCGGAAATTCGGGTGCGGACGGATCACGCGGTATTCGGGCGGTGCGTCCTTGATGACGAGCGCCTTGCCCTCCATGACCGGCTGGTAGACCGCGAGAACCGAGGGCAGGCCGAAATCGTATTCGTCGGCGCAGTAGACGTGCCCATTCATCATTGCGATCGGCAGCGGCCCGAGATTGAACTCGGTGACAGCGTGAACGTGTTCGACCTGCTCTATGACGGTCGTTTTCTTACCGTCCGGACCGGTGACTTCCCGCGCTACATCGGTCGTGTGAACCTTCTGGCGCACGACATACTGACCGAGAACGTGGGCTTCTTCGGTGTTGATCGTGTGCTGGACCCGCTGGAACGGCCGGTTCGTCTTGGCGCAGACCTGTTCCCAGATCGACGTCTTGCCGGTGCCGTGCAGACCCCAGAGCAGACCGGGCGTCCGCATTTCGAGGGTCATCAGCGCGATCTTAACCAGATCGATATTGAAGATGAAGTCCGGATCCTGGTCCGGAATGAACGCCTGATCGTCGGCGTTGATCGTTGCGAGATCGAGGACACGCGCCTGCATGACCTGGCCCTGGCTGTTGGTCACGGCAGCCGCGGGGAAGCCGAACAGGCTGTCGATCGGCTGGCGCAAAACAGAGTCCTCGACCTTCGCCGCTTCTTTCTCGGCTTTCCTGCGGGTCAGCATGTTCTTTGCGGTGTCGCTGAGAAGCGGTGCATTCTTATACGTCGCGCGGTAGCGGTCGATATCCCAGTCAGGATGATTGTCGCGAATGTGATGCTGGACGGAGTGAACGAGTGCGCCGTCGATCTCGCACCGAATTTTTGCCTTATCATTGCTCATCGAATTTCCCCTTCGAATGTGTGCTGCTACTCAATTTTAATATCGTTGCGTCGCTAGGTTTGCAAGTCAGTTTTGACTTATAATTCTAGGGAAGCAAATGGGACTGCTACCCGCGGCCTGTCCAGCTCGCGCTGTAGACGATGATGGGTTCGGGCGCCGGCTTGATCTGCATCGCCGGCTGGCGGATAGGCCGAGTCGGCGGAACCCCTTTTGGCATTTTCATTGTGTCAGGATCCTCTTGAGCTCGCCCATCACTGCTTTCGGAAGATCGCCCAGGTTCTGCAGCACGGCATGTTTCGGATAGAAGGTCTTGACCGACGCATCCATGATACCGATGCCGATGGTCTCGATCTTCGCGGCTTCTGCCTGCGCGACCGCACGATGCAGGTCGGCATAGATTTCTTCGGGGTGGTGCGATGCGCCGGACGGTTGACCGTCCGACAGCACCATCAGCACCTTGCGGGGCTCATTGCGCTGGTTGAGGCGGTTAGCTGCAACGCGCACGGACTCGCCGTCGACGTTCGCGGCCGAGCGCGCGTAGCGGGGCGCCGCAGCGAACCGCTTCTTGACCTCGGGGGTCACACGCTCGTTGAAGTCCTTATAGACGGTGATGTCGACCGTGCAGATGCGGGAGAAGCACTTACCCAGACGCCTCTCCTCGGCTTCTTGCTCCTCCCAAACACCCTTCGGATATGACCCAGTCGTGAAGCCCAGAACCTCGTGCTTGATGCCGACGCGCTCCAGCGTCTGCGACAGCGCGTAGCCCGCGGCCATCGCAGTCTCCATCTTGTTCCCGTGCATCGAACCGGAGTTGTCGATCAGGAGCGAGACAGCCGTCTCCTTCGTCCTGTTCTCCTGGATCCGACGAAACACGCGGTCGTCGTTGACCTGGAGCCGGTGAAGGGATCCGCTATGTAGGCGTCCGGAACGATAGCCCGGAACCTTCACGATCTGACTGCGCGCGGCCATCATGCGCTCGATGTCCTTTTGCATCGGCGCAACCATGTGACGGGTGCGGTCGTCGAGATACCCGACCCACGAAATCGGCATGTCGTCCGGCACGACCATCGTTTTGACGGTGTCGTGCTCGGTCGTGTAGACGCGGTAATCAGCGTCGCGGATCTCGCGCGAGGCCTCATTGGTGATGATGAACTCGATCGCCTTCGCCAGGTCATCGCCAGGCTTGACGTCCAGCGTCTCGAACGGATTAGGCTCGGGCGCATGTTCAATCTCGTTGTCGGACTGCTCGGCTTTCTCCTCGGTTTCGGTCTCCTCACCGTCACCTTCTTCGTCGTCGGCCGCGGGCGCAGGGGCGCCATCGCCTTCCTCGGCGTCTTTCTGATCGTCCTTGCTGTCGCCCTCTACTTCGTCTTTGCCTTCGGCGCCCTCGCTATCCGAGTCCTCGTCCTGATCGCCGTCGCCGGCGTCATCCGACCCTGCATCCTCGCTATCACCGTCCTTTGGCGAGCCATCTTCATCATCAGCGGCCTCGTCAGATAGCTTGTTCTCGTCAGATCCGTCAGCGTCATCGCCGGAATCCTCATCGGCGTCAGCGTCATCTGACCCGTCGGCGCCATCGTCACCCGACTGATCATCGCCGGAATTCTGGTCGTCGCTCTCCTCGCTACCGTCGGCGCCATCGTTTTCGGCATCGTCGTTATCGTCCGGGTCGCCTTCGCCAGCGGCGTCAGCATCGTCCTTTTCGGACTCGCCGTCGTCTTTCTCGTCGGCTTCTCCATCGTCGTCGCTTGCATCAGAACCATCCCGATCGCCGTCCTTGTCTGCGGCGTCGTCATCATCCTCTGCAGAAGCTTCACCATCCCCGGCGTCACCTTCATCGTCGGTATCCTCCTGCTCCTCGCCGCCCGAGCCCTTGTCGTCCTCGTCTTCCGGTTTGTCCTCGTTCGAACCCTCACCATCCGGATCGTCCGACTTCTCGCTGTCGGAATCGTCCTGATCCTGATCATCATTCTGATCGTCGGCGTCGCCCTGATCAGGATCGTTATCGTCCTGGTCGTCGCCCTTCGGCTCGGGTGCCGGCGGAGGCGGCGGAGGCTCCGGATGCAGGACGTCGAAGATCGCTTGCGCGGCTGCGAGCGTATCCCAGGACGTCTTGGCCTTGCCGATGTCCTGGCGCACCTTCGCGGGCACCAGGCTCGTGAACTTCTCAACCAGCGGATCCTTGTCGTAGCCATTGACCGTGATGAAATCGATGAACCGCTGCTGGCCCGCCCAGGAGCGGATCAGGGGCACCAGAATGCAGTTGAAGCGCTCGATCGGCGTTGTCGCGGCATCGATCGCGGGCTTGGAGATCTTGGCGATGAAGATGTCGTAGAGCTTGTCGACGTTGTAGGCGGAGCCCTTGAAGCGCTCGACCATCTTGCGCTCAACGAACGGGTCTTCGACGATGTTGTGGTATTGTCGCATCATCTCTGCGGCGACTGCGGGCTTCATCTTGCGGGAATCCGCGAGGGATCGGCCGAGCTCCAGCGATTTCGCAACTGCGGCCCAGTCAGTGTCGAGAACGTGCCCGACCTCGTGATCGATGAAGCCTTGAACTGCGAAGATCAAAGCTTCGTCCGCGTCATCCGGCAGATGCGGAATATTGACGCGGACGGGCTTGAGGGTTTTTGCATCGGTCTGAACAAAGGCTTTCGCCCCGACCTGCGTAACGCGCAGACCGCGACTCGTGAGCATGGGGACCAGCTTAGTGATCACCTCGCGCAGGATCTGGACCTTGTTCATTTCGTATTCCCCTTTGGCGTGTAAGTCAGTGTTGACTGTAAAAACAGACTACAAAGACAAACCCTGGATTACAACAGGGAGAACTGCGGCAAGATCTGCGGGGAGAAGCAGGGAATTGCCGAGTGGAGGGATCGCGATGTGGATTGAGCCGAGCTCCGGATGCGTGCCGCTAAAGACGGTAGAGGAATCGCCCTCGTGGACGGTCTTATCAGTCAGTTCTTCCGATAGTTCGATGGCACGCTCGAGGTTCACTTCGCGAATACGGGTTTGCATAGTTGATATAGTTCCTGCGCTCTCTGTTTAAGGGATAAGTCAATACTGACTTTGTTTGTCTGGCATATTTTAAGCGGCCGAACAAGGGCCGCCTAAAACGTATTCCCTAGCGATCGACGTCTTGTTAGACGCCGAACGCCGCCTTCAACTTCGCTTCCGCATCGCGGGTCAGCGGAGGATCGCTCTCCTTGGACACAGCACGGATCTTATCGATGATCTTGACCTCGTTTGCGGTCAGGACCGTCCCGAACACCTGCGCAATCGCATCGGCGTCGTTCTTCCAGTATTGCATCAGAGCAAGACGAAACAGAAAGCCCGGATCGACATGTAGGGCCTTGGCTAGTGCCGGGACCTTTTCGAGAGGAACCTTCACCGTGCCGGCCTTGAACATATTGATCATGGCGGGCTTGTCGTAGCCCACAGCCTCGGCGATATCGCGCTGGGTCTGGCCCATCGACTTCACAACGTCGATTTGCTTCGAGATGAACTCGTGGATTTTGATATCACCCGTCGAGGTGAAACCCGACCGGCTCTGTAGTTTGGACACTGTAGCGCCCTCCGTGTGCAACATTAATCGCTCCTAATCCTTTCTCCGCTCGGTTTATGAGCGACTGTCTGCTTCGATAAGTTGTATATAGCAGAGCGAGAAAGGGACGACGTAGGCTTCCGACTGGAAATCTGAGCGGTATAAGTTAGTTCTGACAGTGCAAAAATGAACTGTTTCCGCGTCTGTTGTCAACCGCTATACTTGAGTTTTGTTCCAAAGAACTTAGAAAATCGTTGCCCGCCATAGGCTTAACGGTAGAAATGGAGCGTGGATATTCCATAATGTATGTTATGCGAATCCAAGTTTAGCCTCCAAAGCAGGCGAATCAATCGTTAGGGTTGTCAGCGGATACTTTTCACTTCGTATGATAGCTATCTCGGGAAGCCCTCGGCGGTCCTCTACCTGGTCTTCAATCTTGACTTGAGACCGCTAGGCAAATCACCCAGAATCGGACATTACTCGGAACGTTACGAGTTCAGGAATGCCGATGACGACAGACCAGAAGAACGCCGCTCGAGTTGATCGCCTTCGCCAGAAACGCCGCAGTAGCGGCATGACGGAGACGAACGTGTGGATCCCTGTAGTGATTCGCGAAGCGATCGCACAGGCTGTCGCCGAAGGAAAGTATGCGTCGCGTCAGAGTGCTATCGCGTCTGCCTTGGAAAAGGAATTTTCAGTTAAATCAGGAACTTAGGCAAGCAAAAGCCCCACTAAGCGGCAAACTTAGCAGGGCTTTTTAGAGCTGAACCGGCTGTTAGGCACGGGGTCTCGAACACAACCCCAATATGCCCTCCAGCTTGCATCGTGTCAAGAACACCGATTCGGTGAACGCTCTCGCTTGCCCCAAATTGGGGAAAGACAATGCAGTTGGAGCTAAGTGGCTCCAGGCGGCCGACGACGGCTGCCTTGGAGGCAAGGCGACATCGCGTCAGCGATGAACGCGCCGTATCACGTAAGGAACTGGCCGCGGCCGGCAGAGACGCCATGAAGGCGCTGTTGCTGCGCCCGGCCTGCCGGCAGTTGCTCGGCGAGCTGATCGGCTGCTGGGGTGAGAAGATGATCGCCGGCAAGGTCCTGGTCTGGCCATCGAACGAATATCTGTGCCGGCGAACAGGTCTGTCGGTGCGCGCGGTGCGTTATGGGATCCGCAGCCTAATCGATCTCCAGCTGATCGCGCCCAAAGACAGCGCCAACGGCAAGCGCTATTCGGTCAAGAATCGAGGCGGCGAGATCGTCGATGTCTTCGGGTTCGATCTGACGCCGGTCTACGATCGCCGCGGCGAGTGGGTCGAGGAGATCCGGGAACAGGACATTGCACGTAACGCCAGGTCGCGCTTGTTCGACGAGATCACAATCTGCCGGCGGGCCGCGCAAGACGTTCTGACCACCCTCGCCCAGCGCTACCCGCAAGCCGACGCTGTGCGCGTCGCTGACGCATTTGAATCGTTGGTCGCTGAAACGCCCCGTCGCAATCTGTCGCACGATGAGCGGGCGCTGGAGCGCGTTACCGATCGCTGGCGTCGCCTGAGATCCTTAGCTGAAGAAACCTTCTATTCAGCCGCCTCTGGGGGCAAGAGGTGCAGCCTCATTGAAACAAAACCCTCAGAATCGCTTAACCGAGATTTGGAACAAGAGGCTTCCGGGGAAGCTGAGCTTGGAGAAAGTCCTTCCCTTCCATACGACATTGTCCCCGTGGAGCTGACAGTGGAAGCCTGCCCTGCGATCCTCGAATACGTCGAGACGCCGCGAAGCGAGGTGGATCTGGTCGCGGCGGCGCGGGTGCTGCGATCGACCCTCGGGGCTTCGCCGACGGTCTGGTCTGAGGCGAGCGAGAAGATCGGGCCCCTAAAGGCCGCGGCCGCTGTCTGCCTGGTCTTGCAGCTCTACGAGAACGACGCCAATTCCTCGACGCCGAAGATCCGCAATCCGGGCGGCTATCTCCGGTCCGTGGTGCGCATGGTCGCCGACGGCCGCATGAATCTGCGATATGAAATGATGACCTTGATCCGAAAGCGAGGCGCTCCGGACTGAAATGGCTCCCAGGGCTGGACTCGAACCAGCGACCGTCCCGTTAACAGCGGGAAGCTCTACCAACTGAGCTACCTGGAAATAACCAAACGAGGCACGGGCATGCTCATCCCATCCGTGCGTTACAGCCTCGACGCCTCGCGGCGACGACCCTACCCGATTAGGCGAGAACGCCCGTGTTGTTCAGAATGACCCAGCTGCCATTCAGTGACTTGGCGCGGAAGAACTCGCCGGCCGTGTCGAGGGTGATCTTGGTGCCGCCCACGAAAGCGCCGTTGATCTGAGCCGCGGCACCTGCGCCGAGGGTCTTCAGGTAGACGGTGACTTCCTGAGCTTCCTCGCCGGCGACCAGATCGGTCTGGCGCAGGGCACCAGCGACGGTCGTAATAGCGAAGGTCTCGGCCTGGCCGGCGATCTTCTCGTTGTCGGCCTGGGTGGCGCCGAGGGTGATGTCGTGAGACAGGCGCTTGCCGGCCGCGACAGCGACGACGTTGGCGGGATGGTGCAGTTCGTGACGCTTCATAGGGGTATCCTCCAGGATAAAAGTTAAGTCAGAACTGATTATAACAGGGCGGCAAAAAGCTGCCTAGTCCCGTCCCTATTTGATCGTGAACTTCGTGATATAGAAGTCCTCGTCCACGTAGACGTTCAGCCGGCGCGGATCGACGTCGATATTGAAGCCCATACCGCGGTCCGGATCGAGGACGTTCACCGACAGGTGCCGGCGATCAGCCTCGACATTGATGGCGTCAGCGACGTCCTTCAGCATCTTGCCCTTGAAGCGGGCGAACGGGGTAATGTCAGTCATTGCCCGTCACCACGAATTTGAGGCCGTAGCCGCCCGAATGTGCGCGCCAGCCGAGATAGAACTCGACCTTGCCGCCCCAATAGGCCACGAACGGCAGCAGACCGATCGCCTTGAGAAGCGCAAACACCAGCGGCACCGCGAAGATCCAGCTGACCAGCCAAGCCAGCGCCGCGAATGCCAACGCTACGACGGCAGCGCCCAGGCTAAAGCCGGACACGATCACAGACCACTTCCAGCCCGTCATCGGGGGATCAGCGTCGCGCAGCGTGGTCTTGAGGACCGGCGCCGAGCCGTAGACGGTGTAATTCTTGTCTTCCGCGCCCAGCACATAGCCAACGAAATTCATCAGCGGGTTGCGGCAGAAGAACCAGTAGAAGCGGCGCAGCCAGATGTTCTTGACGTCCGGCAGATACGGCGAGCCGTTGTTGATTTCAGGGACGGTCCAGCCATCGGGGCCGACCAGCCACCAGAGGGGATTGAGCTTCGTCCAGATCGAAATCGGGGTTCGATCGTTGATGGATACGGATTCGATCATCATTTCCAGCCAGAAAAAGGGGCAGATCCATTGGACCTGCCCCGAGCACAACAGAGGAGAAAACACTGCAAGAAGCAGTCGCCGACAAACTTAGCCGGCTATATTTTGCAAGTCAATCCTGACTTACAAAATTTGTGATTAGTCGACCCGGCCTTCCTGGTGGAAGTCGGTGACGACCGGGAACCGCAGCATACCGTCCGGGGTCTTGCCGAAGAAGCGAACGGTCGCCTCCTTCGGGACGATGCCGGCCTTGGCGTTGTCGAGCAGCGTGCGGGCGAAGTCCTGAGTGCCGCGCATGCCGGCGCCACATTCCTGACCGTCTGGCATCTTGATGACGATGCGCTTTGCGACGCCGGCCCAATTGCCCAGGCCTTCCTCGATGCGCAGCACCGGGAACTCCTCGCTCGTGAACTCCTTGCGCTTGAGCAGCGCCTTTGAGCGAACGTCGAAGTCGTAGGCCCAATCCATGCGGACCATTTGGCCTTCGTAACCCTCCTCCGTATAGATGCCGTTATAGTGATCGAGCTCCGCCTGGCTCGCTGCGTAGGTCGTGGTCACCAAGCGCAGTGGACTGGAATCATCCACGATGCCGAATTCGGAGAAGATATCCCGCAGCATGTTGGCTCGATGCGAGAAGACGCGGTCGCTCGGTAGATCGTAGATGTGGTATTGCACCACCTCGCGCACCTTCTGCCGACGCTCATCGGTGATATTCTGTTTCCGGATCAGCGAACCAAGACCGTTAAAATCATCCTTGTAGTCGTGGTTGTAGAGCTCGCCATCGAACGTGAGGTCGGGATATTTTGCGAACACCGGCGCCAGGGCTTCGAGGATATGGTCGCAGTTGAAATGCTGCTGGAGCTCGCGACTAAATGCGCCGCGGGCGCTGATGGTTGCCCGAATGCCATCGAGCTTGGGCTGCGAATAGATCCGCTCACCGATCAGGGCGCCGAACACCAGCGGCTTTTTCAGCTTGGCGTAATCTTGCGCGAGCATCGGGCCAACCGGCACTGAATCCAGCTCGGCGATCGTGAAGCGGTATTCACGCTTGAGCTTCTTGCTCTTCTCAGCTTCCGCCTCATTGAACGCCTGAGCTTCGGGCGTCGTCTCGTTGGCCCGGCCGGTGTTCTTGCCTTCGCACTTCGTCCAGCCGGACTCAACGAGAGCGCCGCCCTGGATGCCGGCGATCGTGCGATAGGTCGCGCCGGCGACCTCGTATTGCCAGGTGCGGATTTTGCCGATGCTGTCGCGCTTATAGATGACGTCTGATTTCAAGTTACTTCTCCTCTGTGGTTGATTGTTTATTGACCGGGACATCTGAAGCCTTCAGAACCTCGTCAATCATGGCGGGCCAAGCGGCCTGCGCGTAGCTTGGCTCAAGAGCGCGCGTTGGCTTGCATGCGAAAACTGCTTCGCCGCCCGCAACGATCATGTCTTCGGTCGGCTCTCGCGCAGCTAAAAGCGCAGCACGCGCAGTGCGCTCGGCCTTCTTCTGTCGTCGCAGACGTTCGCCATCGACGATGTGTCGCGGTGTCGTCTCCAGCCCGCGCGGCGGCACGGTCCATGAGGTGAACGCCAACGGATCAATGACGCGAGCCATCCGCTCGATGATCTCGTTCATGGCTGCCCCTCGCGTTCGTAGCGAGTGACCGGGCGCCAGGGAGTGTTGCCAAACCCTGCCGTCTGAATTCTGTCGTGTTTCTCGCCGCAGATCGCACAGGCGCGGGTCTGGAAGCGCACGAGAGAGCCAGGCTCTCGCTTGCTGGCCTTGTATCGCCAGCTATGAAATGGCCAATACCAGGGATGCTTGTTCACGCCGCGAGCTCCGCGTTGATCGCCGCAGCCATGTCGCCCGTCTGAGCGGCATTGGTTGCGGGACCCGGTGTCGTCGCCGGCGTGGAGGTCGGCACATCTTCCATGACGACCTTCTCGGCGCGGCGCGGCGCGACATGACGCTGATGCTTGCCGGACCGGGCATATTCGTTTGCCTCGGCGATCAGCTTCTCCTCGCTGGGCGACAGCGGGTAGCGCTTCATCATGGAGTCAGTGACGATGACCGGGGCGACCTTGTCCAGGATCGTCGGATCCAGGCGGCCGACCTTTGGCTCGGCTGAGAAATACGGATCGTCCTTCTCGCGGATCATGCGATCGACGACCGCAACAGCCGGGCATTTGCCGGACATCACGACGCACTGACAGCCGATGCGCACCGTCGGCTTATCGCCGCGGTAGACAGCGTCGCGCAGCGCGAAACACGCCGCGAGCTTGGTGTCGACCTTGAAGGTCGGGCAATTGATCATGAATTGGTTATTCGGCGACAGCGTTTTGCTGATCATCCCCAGGTTCCCCAGTTGCTGTTGGCTGCGACACGTTCCTCGATGGCGGGTTCGGGCGGTGCTGGCGTCTCGACCAGGCGGCGCTCCTTTTCTTTCGGACGCCATTGACCCTGACCATCTTGCTCCCACTCAATCTCCGCCTGGCCATCCTCCTTGAGGTTTTGCCAATCAGAGCTCGGAAGCAGAAAGTGCATGTTCTTGCCGCCGATCGCGGCGAGATACTGCGGCCCAAGCACACGACGCACCTCGGCGGCATCGTTGGTCTCGCCGTTCTTATTGATGAAGTGATCGGTGTATTCGCCTTGGAGCTTGGCCTTGTAGAGCTTGCGGTAATCCGCCATGCACTCGCTGATGGTGCCTTTGGTCAGCTTCCAGCCGGTGCCCCACTGGCTCTTTTTAGCCCAGCGCTGAATAAGGATGGCGCGATCGAGTTCGTCGTTCTGCAGCAGGATCAGATGGTAATCCTTGCCGCCCGACGACGACTTCGCCCGTCCTGATTGTTTGAGATATGTCACCGACATGACGTCGCGACCCCTTTGTTGTGTTGCGCTCGTGTGCGCTGCTCAAGTGTCAATATAGCGAGTTCGTCGAGGTTTGTAAGTCAAAACTGACTGGTAAAACGCAGGACTAGAAAGGCGATTTCAGCATCCATTTGATGTGCTGCTGCGGGGTATATGGAACCGCCTCCCAGAAGGCCTTGCGCACCACGTCGCGCGTGACCTCGTTGGGGTCGCGATCTTTGGGCAGCAGAGCGATGCGCACCCGCAGACCGAGCTGGCGCAGCAGCTTTGCGGCCTCGCAGGCAGCCAGGAGCGCCTTATGCTCGCCGTCCCACATGATGACCACTTCTTCCAGGCCCTGTTCCATGAGCGTGCGGAACCGGGACAGCTGGTCGTCGCGATCGATGGAGCCGTAGCTCAGGTGCTTGCCGAATGATCCGATCGGCACCACGTCGCGTAGCGCCACCTCCTCGTCGAAGGCCATCTTCATGGCGAAGACGTCAAAGCCCCCTTCCCCGAGGCAGGCCCTCTTGGCGCGTTGCACCGATTGACCATTCAACAAATAGCGACCCGTTCCTGGCAGGCCTTTCGGGAATAGGTATTTCTTTTCGGAAGTTCCCGACAGATCGCGGCCCTGGAACGTCTTGAACGTGCCGTCGAGATCGTAGATCGGGATGATGACCCGCTCATCGAACTTCTGGTATCGGCGCTCGCCGTCTTCGGCCGTGAACCACCATTTGCCGGTCTGGCAATAGCGCAGGTGGAAGTATTTGGTGATCTCGTTGGTGATGCCGCGGTTAAGCAGGTAGTTGAGGTTCGAGCCGTCTTTCAGCGGCAGCGCCAGGGATTCGGGGAACACGGCTTTTTCGTATTCGACCGCGACCTCCATTGTCCGCTTCGGGCGCCAGCCCTGCTCGACCAGGCATTCCTGAACGTGCTTGAAGGTCAGGCCCCAATGTTGCCGGTTGTCTCGGTCATGCCCCAGCGACAGGTGGACGAATTTGAGCTTGCTATATCCCTCATTGCAGACGAAGCAGTTACCCAGGCCCGTATCCAGGTTGAGATAGGTGCGCCAGCGACTATCGCCGCAGCTCGGGCATTCCTTGCAGTTGATCTGCATGCCGGACGAGCCGCGGCCGATCCTGTGAGCGATCGACTCGCGGCCAAACCAGTATTCCAGGTCCAGCTGTTCCTCGAGCTCCTCGCGCGAGGCGCGAGAAGCGGTCATTTTGTGACCCCGAGGATCTTGGTGAAAAACTTCATCTGATCGCGCTTCTGGGCGATCCGCAGCATCACCTCGGCCTGGTTACGTGAGGCCGCGAAGTGGATGCGCGCCTCGCCGGCCGAGATTTCAGCCTCGGTCGCGTTGCCTGAGATCACAAGGTCAGCGATGCGGATCTTGTTGAAGTCTTCCGCAACGTCTGTGGCCTTCGCTGTTGCGGCCTTGGCGCCGTCACGATTGGTCTGCGTGGCCGTCAGACAGGCTGCATTCTGTTCGTAGGCGATCGCGCGCAGGTCGATCCAGACACTCTTGGAGTTCTCGATCGGATCACTCGTCATCCGCTCCGGGCACATAATGTCGGCATAGTCGGTGATGATCAGGTCGAAGATGATGCCTTGGCCGCGATATTTCTCCAGCAGCCGGCGCAGCATCGAGGGCTTGAGCGTGCCGGCCGCGAAGTCGTGGATCTTGAATTGAGCGCCGCTCTTGATCGCGTTCTGTGTCGCTGCCCAAACCTTGGCCTCAACATCGATCGCCTTATCCTTGAGCACCATCATCGCCGTTTCGGAGAAGTTGGCGTCGAGACGGTCGGCATAGATGCGCGCGGACACTTCGCACGAGCAGATCAGGACGTTGTAGCCGGCCAGAAATGCGTTCTTGCCGAAGTCACCCAGCGCCATCGACTTGCCGAATTTGGCGCGGGCAAGGAAGGCCGTCAGTTCCTTGCGGCCCCAGCCGTTGTGGAACAGATGCTTGTCCATCTCGGCAAAGCCGGTCGTGATGCCGTCGGGCTTGATCAGACCGGTCGCGAGCGCATTACGATGTGCCGTGCGCGATGCGAGCTCGCCGAAATAGTCGTATGCACTGGCGTCGTCGGAGATGCCGACATTGACGGCCTGCCGGATCAGCTGCTCGATGCCGACATAGTCACCCTTGTCGAGCAAATTGACCGACGCCATGATAGCGTTCTGCATCGCTCGGTTTTTGGCGAAATCGGCGACCTTGGTGATGACGTAGTCGCGATCCGACATGGGTTGCGCCAGGAGCGCGCCGAGCCGCGTGCGCAGATCAGGCCACATCTCCTTGCGGATCTTCTTCGCCGCCAGGGCGTCCTTCATCAGGGTCGGGATCGTGCCCTTGTCCGGCGTCGTCTTGTATTTGGTGTAATAATCCTGCGCCACGTTGATAATGGCGCGATCGACGTCGTTCTCGAAGAACGACGGCTCGATCAGGCCTTCGGTGCGCTGGGCAAACACGGTATCGCGCAACGCCAACGCAGCGATCTTGCGCTGGAAGGTGTCGTCGAACTCATAGCCGCCCTCGACGACCTCTGCTTCTGCAGTATCCGACATTGGGTTAGACCGCTGTGAAAAAGACGACCTGCGACTTAAAGTAAGTCAGCACTGACTTAACATCAGAGACAAAAAAACTGTCAACCTCGACCTGGATCGTAAATTGATCAGCCTCGAGGAGCACGCCGCGAATAGGATTCTCCGGGCCGAAGATGCAAACCATGATCTCCTTACCCTTCAGGCTCTCCAGCTGATCCTGATGCGACCACTTCTTAGGCGGCTTCGGCTTGAACGGCTTGCGCTCGCCGGCGCGCTCGACAACGATCGGGCGCTTTGTCAGATCGATGGTGCCGCGGGAATGATTGTTGCCGAAACGGTTGTTCATGTTGCGCTCTCTGTTACTGATGACGTGTTGAGTTAATTATAGCGAACGATCACAGGTTCGCTCTCGGCGAACGACATGAAATGTTCGAAACCGTGCGCGTCGAGCCGGGCTTCGACCTTCTCGATCGGCAGCACCTGGTCATGGAACACCATCTGCGCCAGGATCGCGTGACCATTGCGCCGGTTCATGCACTGATCGAGCAGCCATTCATGGTGAGCATTCTGCGCGTGCAGCATCGTGCCGTTGAACCGATCGTTGTTCTGCAGGAACTCGGTCGTCTCGCGGTAGGCGCCGTTCTTGTATTGAGGCAGGGTCGAATAGAAAAACTCGTCCTTCTGTCGCGTCTCCCAATCGATTGTTGCGCGATCAGTGACCAAATCGGAATAAAGATGCGAGGGGCGCGGCAGATGCGCCTGCTGCCAGAAGCGCAGCGTCCAGTGAAAGGCGCGATCGAGGAAGATGTCGTAGGGCATACCCATCGCATCGGCGACCATGCGACCCTTCCAGATCGCAGCAATGGTCCGCTTTTTATATGCGATCGCCTTCTTCTTCTTCTCGATGAGCTTGGGGGTGTTGTCCGCTTCGGTGATCTCCGGCACCGTGAACAGGGTTTCGCAGTTCAGCGGCTTGACATGATCGGCGCGAGTAGAGTCGATATTGTTTGAAAACGCGCGCTTGTAGGCCTTGGTATATTCGTGAGCATAGAGATAGGTCGCCTGGACAGGGTTCATGAAGCGATAGTCGAACCACTTACCGCGAAACAGCGCGGTCTCGATCTTGACCCACTTGTTCTCGATGAAGCGGTTCATAATGCGAGCCGCGTCGTCGCGGCTCGTATCCAGTCCAAAAATCGCGTCGGTCATTCCACTCTCAGGCTGCTTGATCTTTCAGCGCGTTGTCGCTGTTAGATGCAATATAGCTCTGCGAGTCAGGATTGCGCGTAATAGACAGCCGACGAGAGACCCAGCGCTTATGCGTTCGGCCCGGTCGATCCGCTACATTGCGGAGTTCATTCGCCGACAGCCCATTTTGTTTAGCGAAAGCAATGATGTCGGTGACGATGTGTTCCGCGCCGGCTGGGTCAGTGAGTAACCAGGTGCGCAGGAGTGCCTTGCGAATCTTGCCTATATGACCCTCGCCTCGTCGCTGGGCCTGCTCGCTCATCTTGAGCCGAGCGGCGTCAGAGTGGATCTTCCCGATCTTGGCCGCGACCATCTTGGCGCGCGTAGCCTCGGTCGCCTTCTTTCCCGTCTGAGCTTTAACCGCTGCCGCACGGCACTTTGGAGAGACACCCCGCCGCTTGGCTATCACGCTAAGCTTTTGCCTCGTTTCGTCGCTGAGACGGATGCCTTTATTTGATCGCGCATCGCGACGAAGGTTGAAAAGCTGTGGCCGAGCGAATTGATTGAGCCAATGCTGCTCGCGCTCAATCAGGAGATCGACATCCACATACTCAATAACCTCGAATATAAAACGATCCGCGCCATAACGCACCCAGGCTCGTTGAAGATACGAGTTCTGATGACCACCCTTGGTCAAATAACTTCGGTGCGCGGCCCATCGATGATAGATGGAAACCGCGCTACCAATGTATCGGCGATCAGAGTCAAGATGCCTGATCGAATAGATGCCGGACCTGCGCACCATCGTTCTCTACTGGTCGGGGTTTCTCATAGCAAGCAGCGATTGCTTGACAAATCGGATCACGGACAATGTCCGCTGTCGTGAACTCGACCTTGGACACAAAGCGCAGACCGTCCAGCCGGCGCAGCGCATCGGCGAGGCCCGACGGTCCCTCGATGTCAGTCTGGCTGAGATCGCCGTTGACGATGAAGCGGCTATTCTCGCCGATGCGGGTGAGGAACATCTTCATCTGGGCCGGCGTGGTGTTCTGCATTTCGTCGGCCAGCACCCAGCAGTCCTTGAGCGTCGAGCCGCGCAGGAACGCCAATGGGCGAACCTCGATCGCGCCAGCCTTGATCGCATATTCCATCGCGCTGGATCCCATCCGCTCGGACAGGGCGTCGTAGATCGGCCGCATGAACGGATCGACCTTCTCATTCAGGTCGCCAGGCAGAAAGCCGAGGTTCTCGCCGGCCTCGACAGCCGGGCGGACGATGACAATAGTCTTGATGTCGCCGGCCTGGAGAGCTTCCGCGGCGAGCGCAGCGGCGAACCAGGTCTTGCCGGTGCCGGCGGGGCCGATGCCGAAGGTCACACGACTGGCGCGAATGCAGGAGCCATAGACGCGCTGCGCCTCGGTGAGAGGCTTCAGGGGCGCGCGGGAAGCCCGCACAGGGACTCGCCGTGTTTCTTCGACGGCTTGGAGGAGAACGGCGCGGTTGTCTTTCTTTTCGGACCTACGGGACTTGCGGGCGGTAGCACGGTCGATAGAGCGAGACATCACGGGACTCCTGGGTCTTTTACTTTGGCTTGGGCTTCGGGGGCTTCTTCGTGGCTGGTTTCTCGAATGCGATCGAATAAACGGGCGCTTTTGAGTAACAGTCGAATTCCGTGGCGATCTTGACCGCGTCGACCGCTGATGCGCCGGCTGCGAGCGCACCCGTGGCGATCTCGCTACCGGAGCCGATCGATGCGAAGCCGAGATTGGCTATATTGACGTAGCCCTGATAGCGACCGTCCTCGCATTCGTTACAGTGAATGGAGTAGACCTCGTTCGGTCCAAAGGCGATCAAAAGAGAGAAGTCGGTCTGGGTGTGCGCGATCTCCCGCTTGCTCGGCAGATCGTCAGGAGTATGAATGCGATCGATAAGGTTGAGCGCTTCGCGAATATCGGCTTCGCCTGCCCAGCCATAGAGTGCGCCAGTCGAAGTTTTGCCGACCTTTGCGACCGACGCTCGCCACGTTCCGCCGCCAGAGATGCAGCTATCGGAAGCCATAACACCGTCTTTATACGCTATGGTCGTCATGGTTTAGCCCGCCGAGATCGAGAGGACGCCGTTGTTATTCCAGAACTGACCCGCATTCTCGGGGTCGCTCGTGGGCAGGTTGGGTGCGTAAAGCGGATCCGGGGCCGGATTGCTCACGAGGTTCGGACCATCAGTCGGGTCCGGCGCCGTTACGGTGTAGCCATCCAGGGTATTCTCGCCAGCCATCTCAACACTCCGATCAGTTGGGGAAAGTGTAAGTCAGAACTAACTGACAATCTAGCCCCTGAATTTTCCATTATGGAGGGTCACGAGGGTTCGCTTGCCGTCGGGATACTGGACAATAACCGTTACAGCCCAACCACTTGGGCCTTTATTGTAGCCGTGCGAGAGCTCCAATGCGCCAGCGACATAGACACCATCTTCAATGCACGGCGAGTGCTTGTCACCGATCGACATCTTGCGGCCCATACGGGCGAAACCGATGACCGATCCGATCGAGCCATTGGGGCCGCGGAAGCCGTGATGACCGTGCTCGATGCCGCCGATGAGGAAGGATTTGCCGTCATATGCCCATCGGACATGAGACAGCGCGTTACCCTTCAGTCGGCGCAGTGCGGTCTCCAGAAGCGACCAGTTCGGCGGCGAGGTGTAATTGGCTCGGCACCTGGCGATCACCTCGGTCCGGTCGAGCAGATCCGCCTCGAGCTGGTTGCCCAGGCGCGCATTGACGCCGTCCATCCGGAACCGACCTTCGACGATATAGCGGTTGAGCGCTATGTCGTGATTGGCCTCGATGACGATATCCTCGCTGTCGCGCGTCTTCACGGCGACCATGAAGTCGCCGGCCTCGTGCAGTTCCGTAATGACGCGGTCCCTGCCCCGGATCGCCTGCTCGTAATTGTGCAGCGGATCCTTGGCGTGATGGTGGTTGCGGGTCTCGTTGTCGAACAGGTCGTGGTAGGTTTTCTTGCGCGGCTTCAGGAGCTCCACCAGGGTTCCGCGGCGATCGACCTTGCCGGTCCGCACGTCGAAGCCCCAGATTGCCTTGGCGTTGACAGGACCCATCTTGGCCCGGTGAATGTCCGGCCCGGTCAGGGCGTCGATGCGGTGCTTACCCCGGATGACCTTGCCGTTCGTGACATAGGCGTCCAGGTCGTAGAATGAGCCGCTCTTGTCGGCCGAGATGTGCCGCGGGAAGATATCGCCGTCCTTATCGAACTCGACCACCACGGCGCCGAGCACGTGATGGAATAGGCTCTTGATGCCGGCCTTGCGGGGAATGACCTTCGGCTTGGTCACCAGGCCCGACGACATCACCTGATGCGCTTGCACAGATGGGTCTGTCGAGGGCACTGAGCGCAGCTGGCGCTTGGCGTGGGGAAAGACGGCCCAGCGGCCCCGCGAATGCGTCACCAGGTCTGTAATGGGACTGGACGCTGTGGGGATGATGTTCATCTGCCCGCAGAACATGAAGTTGTCGCCGATCTCGAGCTGCCCGAAGCAGAGGTGATCCTTGAGGACTTCGTCATAGGCCCGCGATGCCGGGTTATTCTCGCTCCACCACTGGGTCTCGTAGGTGCCGGGGCCGACAGCGATCTCGGCGCCGATGCTGCGCGCATAGGCCTTGAGGTTGGTCCAGAAACCCTTGTGAACCTCGGTGTCGTTCTGGGCGCCGGTGAAGATGAACTTGCGGCCGCGGCTGTTCTTGATCGGCGCGACCTTCGGCGTCTCGGTGAGCCAGGTGCGCGGTGTGGATTCGACTTTCACCTTGGTGCCGGCGTCCCGGTCATAGCGCCACACCATGCCGCTCTCGACGATGATGCAGTCCGGATTGATCAGCGGATAATTCGAGCCCTGAATCATATCCGTGATGTCGGTTGCCAGGGCGGCGGCGCGGGCGTGCGCGTGTTCTTCGGGGGACTTCTCATCGCCCTTGGCGACGATCTTGACCTGTGAGCGGTCGATGATGGGTGGCAGCTTGTCGTCGAGGCGGGTTCGGGCGCGATAGACGGAGGCTTTGTTCCGGACGGTCTGATAACTGACACCGAGTTCAACAGCGACATCGCCGAGCGAGGGGAACTTCTTCGTGTTGTTGTAGGCCTTCAGGAAAGCCTTCATCTCGACCAAAGTTGTCATCAATTCCTCTGAATAAGTCAGTTCTGACTTACATTATAGCTACGACCTATCCCGGAAAGTCAACATTTCCGGGTCCTCGCTTCGTCTATTAAACAATACTCTCTTAGAAAGTAGTTGTTTACTGCCCGACTGAGGCTCCGGAAGCACAAACTGTCTTCCCTTCCCTCACCTCGTAATAGCAAAAGAGAGCGTTGGCGCCCTCCATCCACTGATAGACCTGCACCTTGTTGTCGAGGGACCGCTTGGCTTCCGCTGCGGTCAGACAGGCCATCTTACCGCAGCGCTTCCAGGGCTCGTTGTAGAGCTGAAGGGGCGCCGGCCTTGCTGGCTTTGCCTGCTGCACCTGGGTTGGCACGAACGACGTCTTTTCCGCTTGCGTGCTCAAGCAGCCGGTTAAGGTGCTCATTGCGAGCATTGAGGCGAGCAATCGCACTATCGGCCTGTTCAGCATTGTCACTTTCAAGGTCTCCTTCGATATCCAGATCCTGGATGGTTTTGCGCAGGGCCATCACCTCGCCGGCGATGCGGCGGCGCTGGTCTTCGAGCGTTTCGATTCGTTCGACCTGAAGGCTGTGCTGAGTCATGATGTCGTCGGCGCGGGCCTCGGCTTCCTTCTTCAGTAGCTCCTCGGTCGCCAGCTTCTGGGTGGTTTCAACGAGATCCTTCTTCAGGCCGTCGACATGCAGATAGATGCCGGCGCCGACCCCGACCAAGATCAGGATCGCAACGAGAATGCCGATCCACTTCCAGGGGATCGTCTTGGATGCCATCCAGGTGCCGAATGCGGTGAGAGCGGACACGATCATTCCCTCTCTGCCTTGAGCGGGTTCGAGGCGGCGTCACCGCCCTCCTCGTCGTCACCGTCGCTGTCCTCGGTCTCACGCCGACCGAAGCCGCCCATGAACCGGCGCTTGGAGTGGTCATCCCAGACCGCGCCGAAGATGTAGAACATCAGGATGGATACGGCGGCCGTCAGCAGCGCCATGACAATCTGAACGCCATACGCACCTCCGCCGGTGTAGATCGTCCAGGCGATCAGGGCCTCGATGTTGCCGGCCATGAAGAACAGCGACCACTTCATCCAGCGACGCCGGATGGGCCAGTTGTCGGTAAAGATCGCGGTTCGGGCCTTTTCGTCGAGGATCTTCGAGATACCCATAGGATTTATCGCTTCTGCTTAAAGTCGTCCTCGCGAACAGAATCGTCGCGACGGTCGATGCGGGACAGTTCGTCCTGGATCTGGTTGATGCGCAGGTTCAGCGTGATCTTCGTGGCCGGATCGGCTCCGACAGCCGCACGCTCCAGAGCAAAGCGCTCATTGCGCAGCGTCGAGCGCTGCAAGGACCCGAGATCGCTAAGAATGATCGACTGGGTCGATCGCAGCGAATTCAGCGCGCTGATGATCGGATTGACCTTGGCGTTCACCGAAGCCTCAGTCATCGGCACCGGCAGTCCGATCGCTACATAGGCGACACAGACGGCCGTGATACCGCCGAGAACGACGCTTGCCTGTTTGGCGTATGCAACGACTCGGAAAAACATAGCGGCAAATCCTGTAAGTCAGTTTTGACTTACAGTCTATCACCCGAGCCTGTCAAATGGAATACGGAACTCAGGCCTGGTAGATGCTTTCGACCTGGTCTTCTGTGACATAAGCCATCGTAATGTCGCCGTCGGCCTTGTAGATCGCCACCATGCCGAGCGGGGTGCCCTGCTGCGAGGACAGCACCAGGGACGGCATGCCGGGAATGCCGCCGACGGCCTCGAGATAGGCAGGCTTAATGATCAGCTTGGAGTCGCGGCTCCAGGGGAACTTGGAGTTCGCGAGGCGATCGCGATGCTTGCAGAGTTGCTCGAGGACGAGAGCCGGAGTGGCCTCCACCTCTTGCTTGATGATCATGGAAGGCATGTGTGCTCCTTATGCGGCCAGGCGGCCGCGGGTGTCGACCCAACCTTGAACAAACAGGTTAAAGTCGGTGACGCTGGTGCCATTAGCGACGGTTTTAATTGATCCACTTGGACCAAGCGGTAGACGAGAATTCACGCTACCGAACCCATTTGGGGTTGTAACAAAATGAGCACTGGCGACGCTGTTGCCGGTCAGCTCAAATGAAATAATACTAAGCACGAGAGCTGCAGCTGAAGTTCCGTATGCGCCGAACAACAGTTCATAGGGAATACCGATCGGAAGCGGCATCGTATATGTGTTAGCGCTTGTGTTCTGCGTAGCGGCAGAGACGACCGAAACGGGAATGTCGAGCTGAAACACATCTCCAGTCTGTCTAATCGAAAGCCACTGACCAGATCCATTCGTCTTCCACCACCCAAGACGACGCCAAGCGGTGAAGCCAGCAGGCAACGCCGTCGGCCCAGCAAGCGGCGTCGTGGTCGCGCTGAACACGACGTCCGAAGCGCCGGTCGTCGGGTTGAAGATGGCATACCAGTGATACCAGGTGTTGTTGGCGATCGTGCCGGCGTCCAGGCCACCACCCGCACCTGCAGCCCAGATCGCGGTCGTCTTAGCCAGCGCTGCGCCGAGTGAGATCCGATGCAGGCCCGTGCTATCGGCGCAGAAGCCCGGCGCAACAGACAGCGTCGCGCTGCCACCCGCGGTCGACATGGTCAAACCAAACAGGAGACCAGCGGCGATGCCACCCGAGCGCGCTTCATTCCAAACAGAAGATACAGCCATGATTAAAGATCCGAGCTCGCTGTCCAACAATACCGAATTAGATCGCCAGCTGACACGGCAGGATAGAAGTTGAAGCCGTTCTCCCCCGGAGCCTCCAAATTCGTCGTGACATTCGCATTCACATTAACCGCGAATACGTAGCCACCTGCGCCCCCATTTGCAGAATACAAGATAACCGTAGGGGTCGTGCGCTTGGTAACTTTGAAAGTTGCTCCGGGCATTTGATATGAGCCGATGCCGGTATTCGTAAAAAACTCCATGAATTGCGGGCTAGCGGCACCGGGCGGCGTAGCTTGAGCATAATATTTCTCATAGAAGCGCTGACATCGGATTAGTTCAGCGGGCCATTTCTGCATCAGAAATGGCGTCGGCGTCGAACCAACTTCGAGTTTCGTCTTGCCAAGTGTGCCAGCATTGAACTCGACCGACATAACAGTGCCAGCAGTCTGCCCATTGATAACCAGCGGACTTGCGGAATAACTACCAGATGGCGTCGCCGAGTTAACACCTACGCGCGCTTGCGCAGTGCCGGCCCACGACAGAACATAGGTGCCACCCTCTACATCCTTGTCCTCGACCACCTGAATAATCGATTTACCGGGCGCGATCGTGATCGTGGTCGAGCTGGCGAGCTGAGCGAATGAATAATCGCCGCCGGCCGCGCCCGCCTTCCAACGATCGTGTCCGTAGGCGCCGGCAGAAAGCACTGCCGCCGACGTGTAGACGCGTTGATTGATTCGAAAGTCGCTGTTATCCAGTATGCTCGGACGCGAAATGCCTACATTAGCTGCGAAGATGGCCTTGTCTGCAATATCCGCTCCATTCTGGAGACGATCAAACGTGTTCGCACTCGTCTGCACCTCGGGTGCATAGATCTCCAGGACATCGCCAGCAGCCGCACCACCCGGCAAGGTAATGCTGGAGCTGGTCACGAGATAGTCGCTCGGCGGAAGTTTGCGCCCCTTGAAGTAGACACTCTCCATTCCGATCGGAATACGGATCGTAAGACCGTTGTCGTCCTTGCCGGACACGGTCGCTTGGCCCGCTAGCAGTGTCACCTGATAGCGCGATAGACGCCCTGCACCGCTTGGTCCGTTACCTGCAAAACCCGACATTGACTATCCCGTGGTAAAAGTCAGAACTGACTTACGATTTTGTCAGAAATGCGGCGCGGATCAGGAGCTGATCCACGAACTCTGGCGTCAACTCAAAAATGGCGATGAAGTCCTGGACGATTGTATCCGTGCGCTTGATCTCGATCGCCAGATCCCATTCTTCCTGAGCATCTTCGTTAGCGGCGAGCGTCGCTTTGACCTGCTCCCACATACCGAGTTCAGCGAAGGCGCGCTTGAGACCGAGCTTGGACGCTGAAGTCGGCACCATAACGACGGGTTCATCCGCCGGATCCGGTGTGTTACCTTCGATCTCGCACCAGGCCAAAAATGCTGCATAATCGCAATTAGCCAGAACCTTAGGAATAACGGCGCCATCCGCGATCCGAATAACAGTGTCAAAAGTGGAAAGTTTGTATTCAGCCATTACGAAAGTCTCGCGTTCACTGATATGCCGATATCGGCGGGAGTGGATGCTGGGTTAATCTGACGCACGCCATCGGCCGGACTGCTTGAGACCGGTCCAACCGTGGCCGACTGCGCATTTCCGATCGGAGTCAGCGTAGGCGCCGTGCGCTTAGTGACTCGATACCAGGCCGTGTTGTGATACGGCGGCGCAACGGTCGTCACCGTCATACCCACCAATTCCCAGAAACGCTGACAATCTCGCAAACAGTCGTCGTAATCAGGCACGACGAATGGAGGCGCATCGACGCCCTCGTAGAGCCCTACATCGAACAACTCGAACACGTTGCCGACCGTGCTCATGAGATTGAACTGGTTAGGCGTTCCAAGAAAATTACCTGTTCCCCAGCCAAGACCCTGTTGGAAAGTGGACCCCACCATAAGAGACCAATAGATCCGGAGCCCAACACCATTTGTGTTCAACCAAGCGCCCGATAGATCCCCAGGGATGAGGACCGACTTCACAACTTCCGTGTTCGCTTCACCTGGAAGAATCACATATTCAGCGACGAAGGCGCGGGTCTGTGCCGAATTCTCGATCGAAATACAATATGTTCCAGCGGGCGCCTTCACGCCAAACTGAAGTATCGTCGGCTTTGCTGCCGATGTGCCGTATTTTAGATCAGAGGTGCGAATACCCTCAATGTTGTGAACAATCAGCGCCAGATCGCCCGCGGCTACGCTCGCGCCGGCCGTTGTGACGGTGAAGCGCAATCGGTTTGGCGATCCGCCAGGTGTTAATGCGGTGACCTGGGCCGCCGTGAAGGCACCGGTTCGCGTGCTGGCGATGAAGAATTGATCGACAGGATAATAGGTGTTTGTAGCACCTGGCGTAGCGCCGTTTTCCTGCGACACCATCATGGCGCCATTGATGATATAGTTCTTCTTCTGAATGCCGAGCAGCGCACGAATAGACGCCTGATCCAACCAGGAGACCGGAATTTGCTTGATGCCGAGCGTATTAGGCTTAAGCAGCAGATATCGGGTATCGCCCGCACCTGCGAGCGACGCCTCGTCAACCTGCGCAGCCGAGCGCCCTGCCCCAGCAAACGCGCTCATTACGCGGCCTCGAAATAGACGGGCATGTAGCAATCGAGCGAATTTGCGAGGCTGGACTTGGCGAACCCGACGTCGCCAGTAATCATCACGCCCTTGCCGAGGATACCCCAAGGATAGAATGTTTCACCGGGCGGGATCTTGAAGGCGTATTGAATGTAGGTGTCGAGCGCGCCAGCGTCGCGGACCAAAAAGTCCAGAGAAACCTCGACGGACGCCTTATTGCAAAAGGACATACCGACGGCGGTCATGCTCTTGTTGGCCGGAACAGCCGTGTTCAACGCCACAAGCACAGTGCCGATGTTCCGGGTGGTGAAACGCGTCAACGACATCTTTAATCCTTAGAACGAAATGTCAGGAGAGTATAAGTCAGTTCTGACTGTTATCCAAGCGCAATCGCAAGACCTGCGGCGTTGGATGTGGCCGAGTTCAGCACATTGACCAGCGTATCGGACTGACCAGCGACCGAGCCCGCTTTCACGGCGTTGAGCGCCGCCAGGACAGCCGCGGTCGATGCCTGGGCCGCAGCGAGCACGTTCGCGAGCGTATCTGAGACACCGGCCGTCGAGCCCACCTTGATCGCGTCGATAGCAGCCTGCGCCGCTGCGGCGGAGGCTTGAGCGGTTGCCAGCACATTGACGAGGGTATCGGAGACACCCACGGCCGAGCCGGCCGTGATCGCAGCGACGGCCGCAGCCAGTGCAATGGTCGAAGGAGCCGACTTGATGATCCAGCGACCCAGGGCGGCGTTGTAGCGCAGCGTGGTCGAGGTATTCGGGGGAACGACCAGATCACCACCAAAGGCAAAGCGATTGGCTGCTGTCGAGCTCGAGGACTGCTCCTTGAATGTCGCGGTGAATGCGGTCGTGTTGAAGAACGAGATTTCGCGACCTTCGGTGCTGGCCCCGATGCCGGTGATATTCGCGTTTGCGGTCAGAGCCAGGTAGACGGTATTGGCATTGGCGATGCCGGCCGGCGCCCAGTTGTTCTGCGACGCGGCAATAGCCGGCGAGATTGAGCCCGTCAGAAAGATTTCGCTCTGGAACTCGTTGTAGGTCAGAACGCCGCGAGCGATCATCACCCAGCGGCTGACCGTCGCGTCGTAGCGCAGTGTGATGCTTTCGCCCTTTCGCACCGTGATGTTCATACCGAGCGCGAGACGGTTACCCGCGGTCGAGGCCGCATCTTCGTCCGTGAAGATGGTTGGGTTCGCACCGGCGTTGAAGAACACCTTGTATTGACCGGCGTCACCGCCCGCGATGCCGGAGATCTTGCGGCCCGCCTGGTCGGTCGAGAAGCGGACGACATTGGCGCCATAAAGGCCTGCCGGCGCATAGTTCGCGATATCGGCCGCGATCGCCGACGGGGTGAGCTCGTTGGACAGATAGAAGTTGATGCGCGGCAGGATCCAGCCGCCCTGATAGGTCAGAAGGCGCTGATCTTCGTAGGAGATCACATACTGGTTGGTCGTAGGCACGGTGAACTGCCAGGCAGCCGGCGAGACATTTGTCGACCAGGTCGCGATGTTGTCCGTCTGACCTGCCCAGGCACCAGTCGCCGCAGCCGGCACGATATAGGTGTCGCCGTTCACCGGAGCGCCGGGAGGCGCGAGAATACTGCGCGCGATGATCTGGGGCAGCCGGTTTGCGAGCGCATCGACAACAGCCTGAACGTCGGCATTCTGCTGCACACCGACCGGGACGATCGCCGTCTGGTTGGCGTTGACCGTTCGGCACAGCCAGCGCGAATTCACCGCATCATAGGAGGCGAATGCGGACTGACCTGGGTTGAGGACGATGTTCTTGCCGGTGACGGTATTGAAGCGGTTCGCCGCCGCGGACGCCGCGTTCTGGTGACCGATCGTCAGCTTCTTGGTCGCGGCCGCTTCGACGCGGATCTCGATGTCGCGTCCGACGATGCCGCCGACCAGGCCGGTAAGCAGCACATCGACTGTGGGATTGACCAGCAGAACGCCGAGTTCTTCGAACGCCGTCGGCGACCAATCATTGGTATTCGCGCCGAGGTCAAACGCCGCGCTGTCACGCCAGTTCTCGCGCTGGAGGCGGAAACCGCCCTGCTTCAGCCCGTCACCGAAGCGGAACTTCTTTCGCGTGGTCTCCATGCCGATTTCGGCGATCGCAAGCGTTGCGCCGTCGATTTCGGTCTTGGTGCCACGACGATGTTTGACTTCGCTGCTCATTAGAAGGATCCATAATCTCGGCTGTCAGCCGGGGTTTCCGTGAAAAATCCGTAGTCGGGATTGGCGAGAATTGCGGCGTAGCCGGCTGCGGCCGCGGCGGCGCCGATTGCGGCGTCACGGGCAGCCTCTGCGGCGGCGCGCTGCGAGCTTGCGTCGGTCGAGGAATCCTCGGCATCGTCTGCCGACAGCGCGGCGCCAGTGGCGGATACAACAGCCTCTGCGGCCTTGCCGGTCGCAGTCGTCGCTGCTGTCGTGGCCTCTGACGCCTTGGTGGTGGCGATGCCGGCCTGGGTCGTCGCGGTCGTGGCGCCCGATGCGGCCGTGATTGCGGCACTGGCCGCTTCAGCCGCGGAGTCCGCAGTCGAGCTTTCCAGCAGCAGCATGTCGGTATGCAGTGCCACGGCGTCGTCGTAGATGATCTTGGTATTGATCGAATATTGCTTGGCGCTGTAGAGCGTGCCGTCGACCGTGCCGGTGATCTTGGTCGCCCAGCTCTTGGCGTCGCCCGCGTCAGGCTGACCCTCGCCGGTGCCGCCGATCGCCCAGGACTTCGCCGAATTCTCGAGGCCGACGACATAGGCGTCGCTGGTCTGAGCATAACGGGCGGCGAGGATCTGGCTTGCGAGGGCCGCGGCGGCGCGCTCCTGCGCCTGTGTCAGCGTCAGGTTGATCGCAGTGACGAACTCATCGTTCACGCCGCGCGCGAACAGAGCCCAATAGGTATTGGTGCTTTCGAAGGCCGGCAGATGACCGAGGTTCGGTTGAACCAGCGAGATATAGGACGAGCCCGACCAGTCGACGACGTCGCCGACGATGTAGCTATGGGCGATATCAAAATTGCCGCGCGGAATGATGCCCGGAATACCCTTATCGCCGGTGCGCAGGAACATCACCGAAACGCGACGGGTATTGCCGAAGATCTGGCCGCCCGTCGGGGTAACCGGCACCTTGATGTAGTCGCCGGCGTCGATGACGTTGTCGATCACCTGGAAGACCGAGAACTTGGTTCGGTCGAGGGTGTCGAGCAGCATCAGCGTGCCGCGGTTCGGCAAGGAGCTGGAATCGTCAAACGAATTCAGGAACGCCGAGGCGTCGGTGCCCTGGCGATACTTCTTCGAGAAATACAGATGCGTAATCGTGCCGAAGGTGCCGCTGTTGAAGCGGATGGCGCCGTCACCCGGCGTCGTGTCGGTGATAGCGGTCGAGAAATCCCATTCCAGCGTCGATGTCGGGCCGGTGATGGCATCGAAAGGAACCAGGTCGATCCAGTTCAGCGTGCCGGCATAGCGCCACTGGACCTGCTTGCTCGGCAGATCGACGCGAAATTCAACCTGATCGCCCTTGGGACCGAGAACACTGACGGCGTCCGCCGCATTATCGACCGGACCAGTTGCGCCGATGAAAGATCCTGAAGCCGGCTTGGCACCCTCGCCGCCGACCCAGTCGACGATTTTGGCTACTAGGCGTTCGCCGTCAGCCACATAGGCTAGAACCGGCGACCAACCCTTGTCACCGTCGCTGTCACCGCCGCCACCTGCGCCACTGCCGGCCATCTGACGCCAGCGGCTCGAGCCGCCGTCATACATCAGCAGGACAGAGCTATCGGGCGAGATCGTGATATTGCCGGTCAGCTTGAAGCGATTGGCAGCGGTCGAGGTGCCGCCCTCGTTTTCAAGGTCGATATCGTTGGAGCCCACGTTCATGACGGCCAGGACGCGACCATCCACGCCGCCGGCAATGCCGGTCAGCGCACGCGAGCCGTTGCTGCTCAGACGCAGGACATTGGCCTGCGCGATACCCTCGGGGGCGAAGTTATTAACGGTCGCGGTGAACTGCAGCGGCGTAATAATATTGCCGAACAGGAGCTGCGAATACAGCGAGAAGCCGCCCGTGGTCGGATCGACACCGAGCGCCTTGGTCCAGGTCGTAGCCAGCAGGTAACGGATCGAGAAATCGTCGTCTTCGAACGAGCCGGCCTGGAACAGATCCAGGCCCGCCTTCTGAATGATCGAACCTGCCCGATCGGCCGCGGTCGCCTTGTTGAGACGCAGCGTCTGGTCGGAATTGGTGAGATTGATGATTCGGCGATAGATCGACGTAATGTCGGTCAGCTGCTTGGTTGCAGTGCGGACGGAGTCACGCCCCTTGGCAGACTTCAGGATCGTCCAGACACCGCCCGGCGACGCAAGCGCCGTTGCGCCCTTGTAGGTCGTGTTCAGCGTCGCGTGGGTATCGTCGGTGATGAGATCGAGCTCATACCACTTGCCGTCGGGGCCGAATACAGGATCGCCCTGCAAAAGGGCCGTGAACGTGGTTCCGCTGCCCACGATAGCCGCGGAGCCGTTCGTGAAATCGATCGAGCCGTCGATGTAGAGCGTCAGAGTTGCCATTAAGCCCGAATAATCCCGCCCAACGTGTAAGTCAATACTGACTTATAGTTTAGGGCAGAACGAACGGGCTGGCAATGCTTGGACGCAGCACCAGGCCATGACCAGCCAGGAACGGCTCGACCTGGTCAGCCTGGGTCAGCGCCCGCAGCTCCAGAATGATCTGTCGGCGCAGGTTTTCCCTAATCATGAGATCATCAGGCTTGCCTATAATTAGGGTTGCCAGTTCGAACGCGGTCAGCTCCTCGATCGTCGCTGCTTCGACGAACTCGGCCGGCGGCGTGGCTCCGCCGAGGACCGCCTGCGCAATCTGGCGCTTGCGGTCATGAATGAGATCCATCGATGTCGGACTGAACGCGGCAGTGATGACGTCCTCGGCGGCCTTCTTCAGTTTTTCGAGCGGACTTGCGGTCAGTTTCATGTCGTGGCCTCGATATGGATGATGCTCGACTTATAGGGGAACGGCGGGGTGAAGGTGAGCGTATAAACGCCGGGGTCGTCGGCCGAGAACTGCAGCGGCTCGCCGGCAAGATCACCCATCGCAATGGTGGCTCCGCTGAACTGGACCGCGATCTTGCACGGCAGAGCCGGCGTCAGCACGATCTCATCCGCACCGTCAGCCTTCAGCTCCGTGCGGTCATAATCGACGCCGACGTAATAACGCGGCGAGAGTTTGCGGCGCGCTTCGTCCAGCGGGTTCTCGACATAGACGTCCGCGAGGTTGATATGATCTTCGAACGACTCCATCGCGAGATGACCGTTCTGCTCATAGATTTCCTTGAGCTTTTCGATTTCGCCGGTCAGAACGACCTGGTCGATCTGTCCCGTTTCCTGAAAGATAATCAGCATTTTAGGTCCTTACGGTCGTAGAAGAAGAATTGTCCAGATGGTCGGAAAGACGACATTGTCGTTTGGGCGCTTATGATTGGCGCCTTCGACGTGGAGGGTCATGCTGCTACGACCGACGAAGCCGCAGAAGCCTATGGTCGATGTATCGCGCTGGTCGATATAGAGAAACGAGGAGCCGTTCGGCGGCGGAGCGCCGCCCGTTCCCGCGGTCTGCTGAATTCGCACTAGGCACAAAGGCGGCTGCGGAAGCGTCTCTGGGTAAAAGATCGTCTGCTGCAGGACGTCATTGCGACCGACGATTTCACCAAACGACACTTGCGTCTTCAGGAAGACGTGCATGTTCGCAAAACGCGCGTCGAACGCCATATTGTTCAGCGTCGTAGTCTCGACATTGAAGCCAGGCAGGCTGACTTGCAGCGCTGCGGACTGGCCACTCATCATTCGTGCACGCGGAAGTGCCATTAGCCTGCCCTCGCCGCAACGGCGTAAAATATCGCCAATGTAAGATTTGAACTGTTCGTGAATGTTGCGGCATTGGTGAATTGGTTGACGTAGACCATCGATCCGCCGTTGGCAGAGTAAAAGGGCGGCGGACAGGTAATTTGGTCACCCGAGTTGCTCGAATAGAATTGCACGAAAGGAATCGAGCTGAAGTTTTCCGGGTAGAATACAGTGGCAGTGCCGCCAGCGCCGATAACGACCATCCCGGAAAGCAGGATCTGCTCGTTCTTCTTGGACGGCGAGATAAGCATAAGGTCAGGGTCGACTGTGCTGCGCACATTGATGCCTGGCTTTGAGAGCCAGGCACCATAGCTACCGTCGAGCGGATGACGTCCCCAGAGCCAACGATCAATCATCCTGGATACACAAAGTAGATCCAATCCCGCGGGACACTTTCGTATCCGCCGGAGGGGCCGACAATTGACGGATTGAATGAAAAGCGATTGGCCTGCTGGTTAATATTGATGTTCGTGCCGAACACGGCCGAGCCGCCGCCGCTCTGCTGGTAATTAATCTGCTGCTCAATGCGCGAGATCCCCGCGTTGTAAGGATACAACTCTACAAAAGGGGGCGTCGCGTAAGTGGTGCCGTAGAATACGGTCGGGCTTGATGTCGCCGCTACGCCGAAAAGGACGCCGCTCATCAGAAGCCGAAGCGATTGCGCAAACGACGAGTCGATAGCCATATAATCCGGCGTGCGCGGCACGAAGCGCACGTCATAGCCAGGTCTCGAAATCGAGAACCGGCTGGCATCACCGTAAATGCGACCAAGGCTCATGGCTGCGAGATCAGGAAATAGCCGGCATTCAGGTTCCAAACACTGAGGCCATCGGTGCTCTGAATGATGCCGGCCGTCACCGTGCCGAGATTGGCACTAAGCGCCGCGAGGTTGATCACGTTCATCTTGCTGGCGCCGATCGTGCCGTCGACGATCAGGTTGCCGCGGATCTGCATCGCAAACGACACCGTGCCGTCCAGCGACTTGACGCCGGTCATAATGAAGCCGCCGGTGACGCCGTCGATGGTGCCGATGACGCCGAATTGCACCTTCACGCCGTCGACACTCGTCACTAGGGTCGAGATCGAGGCCGTGTTCTGCCCGACAGTCGTCGACAGGGTCGAATACTGTGCAGCAAGCGCGCTAGTCTGCGTTGCGCGCGTCGTCGCTTCAGTTGCGATAGATGCTTGCGTCGTATCGATGCGCGACGTCTGCAGCGTCAGCGAGCTCGTGAGAGCTTCGTCGGCCGAGGCACGAACGAGCTTTTCCTCGGCGATCGCCGCGATCACCTGGGTATTGATGGTGACCTGGAGGAGCTCGCGGGCCGTCGCTTCCGCGAAGTCTCCCTCGATGCGCGCTGTGGTCTCACGAGCGACAATCGCAGTCAGATCCGAAGTGCGGACGGCGAGTTCCTGATGGCTGCGCTTATGCAGCTCGTCGTTGTCGTCGCGGTCGGCGATCATCTGGGTCAGCATGCCGGCGATCTGGTCGGCGATGCCCTCGATGTCGTCGGTCGTGACGCCACCTTTGGCTTCGATCAGCGCCGGGAGAACCTGCGACAGCGTGCCCTGAAGATCGTTGATGCCGAGCGACACCGGCGAGGACACCAAAAGGCCTTCCTTGCCGAAGGTGTCGTAGACAGCGACGAAGATAAACCAGTTGCCGGCCGCGAGGTTCAACGTGACCGTGGTATCAGGGCCGTCATAGAGCGCTTCGCTCAACACCGGCACATAGGTTGGGTTGGTCGACGCCCAGATCAGCGCGCCGGCGAAATCATTATCGTTCGGGGCATAGCTGACCTCGATAAAGCCGATGCCGCCCTTCAGCGCCGGCACGACCTTGGCCGGCACCGGGTTCGAGACGGTGAGCGAGGCAACTTGGCTTTCGGTGCCCGTGACCGATTTGGCGGAAACGTCGACGCGGAACGAGCGGCGCGGCCCGCCGTCGTTAAGATTGCGCTCCAAATCATAGGTGTAATTAGGCTGGCGCACGGTCTCGGCGCGCAGCAGCTGGTTCGAGGCGCTGTAGACGCGCACCACGTTCTCGACCGCATAGGTGACGGAGCTCGGCGGGAACACGTTGTCCCAAAGCATGGTCGCGGCGCGGCCGTGGAATTCGTTGCCGCCGTCCGAAGTGCGCAAGTTCGACGGGATCGGGCCATCGACGGCTTCCCAGCCCTCGACCGTGAAGACGAAGCTCACCGGCACCGAGACAGCGCCCGTCATCGATCGTGCAGAGATGTAGAATGTCCACTCGCCCGGCGCCGCGTCGGTGATGTCGATCGACGGAACGACCGAGGAACCCAGGTTGGCGAAGCCCCGCGGGCTGTCCGCGGTGATCGTGAAGTCTTTCACCAAGAAGTCGTTGGGCGCGGTCCAGGACAGAGTCACGCGGGAATGCGAGACACCGTTCTGGAAGTAGCGCGCCTCATTGGCCTTGATATTGGTGACCTGACTGATGACATCGCGCGGCCGAACATAGGGGATCGGCTCGATGTTGATGTTCTGCTCGACCCGCGCATACTTTGTCGGGTCATTGAACAGCGCCGTGATCTTGAACAGATTGGTGTCGGTCTCCTGCACAGCCATGACGCGGTAGCGGCGCGCGGCCATATTGGTGCCCTGGATGATCCAGTCGGCGCCATCAACAGGCTTATCGCTAAATGCGGGACTGACCGTGATGGTCTTGTCGTCGCCGCCGAAGGAGATGATTGGACGGGTCTCGTATTTGCCCGAGGGCAGCAGCGAGCCGATCGTATAGGTCTGGCCGCTCTGGGTTTCAAATGGCGCGTCGAGCACGAATTCAGATGCCGAGATCGTGGTTGCGAAGCGCCCGCCCGAGCGGAAACCGCCGTTCTTACGCGGGTCCGAGACCAGAATGATGTTGCCCGGCTGCAGGGTCAGGTTGTTCTCGAGGACATAGCCGTCCCAGCTCATGGTGAACTGGACCGTTTCGGTCTCGCTCTTTTCGGTGTCGAGGATCCACGAGCCGAAACGATGCGCCTGCCCGCGCGAGGTGCAGCCGACCAGCGTGACGTCGGTCTGGCGCCAGCCGAATTTCTGCATCTGGTCGTCGTCCTGGACGACCTCGATTGCGGTCTTGTAGTGATCCTGCGGGTCGTTCCAGGTGCAGAGCGCAACCGAGTGGCGTGCTTTAACCGCCGTGCCCGAGTAATTGAACACGCCGCCGACGACATTTGCCGGCGACAGAGCAACCACGGGATCCGAAGGCATGTCGCAGGACACGAAGACCTGGCTCAGCGACCAATAGGCCATGCCGCGGAACGACGTCGTGATGTTCTGGAGGACCTTGTAGGCCTCCTCGCGACTGTTGATCACGCCATTGAACGTGAAGCGCGGCTCCATAATGTCGGCGCCGGTCGTGGTCTTGAAGCCCGAGGGAACGAGCTGATCGCAATAGCGGGCGATCTGATACAGCGACCACTTGTCGGCCAGCGTCGGGTCGACGAATTCGCCGAGGCCATAGCGCGTATTGGTCAGCAGATCCCAGAACACCCAGGCCGGATTGTTTGTCCAGCGCTTGACGAAAGTGCCGTCCCAGACGCCGGTATAGGCGCGGGTGATCGGGTCATAGTTCGACGGGACCGCGATCTTGAGACCGCGGACGTGCGCCGTGATTGTGCCGAGCGACGAGCCGAAGGTCTGGCTATCGATCCGCATCGCGATCAGGGCGGTGTCGCCGTAGCTGTAGCGACCCTTGACCCGCGTGATGTAGTTGTCGAATACCGTATTGTTCTGCAGCGTGAGACTATCGCTGTCCGGGGTCAGCCGACGCACGGCGATATCCCAGACCTCGTTGCCGTCCGGGCGCGGGATCACGCTCTTTTTGAAATACGGGCTCATGCACTTCTGGTTGAAGATCCCGACATTGTCGATGATCTCCCAGTCGCCGCCGGCCGCGCGACGCTCGACGACGTATTGCACCGAGGCACCGGTGACGTCGCCGGTCTCGGTGTTCGTCTGGGCAAGCGCGTCGATGCGCACCACGACCATGACGTCGGCAGCGTTCGTTTCGGTGACGGTGCGAATGACGCGCCCGGTCCCGTTCTTGACCTCCTGCTCGACCGAGTGCGGCGTGCCGGCGCGTGCGTTGGTGAAAACCGGATCCTGATCAGGCAAGCCGAGGCGCTGCGTCCAGCTGACGCCCTGACGATTCAGCGAGCCGTCGATGTTCATCAGCGGCGTGCCGTCGAAGAATATCGAGCGATCGCCGTTAACCAGGCCCTCGATCTCGCCCTCGCCCAGCGCGCCGACGATGTTAATGATCGACGTCGAGCGCAGCGTGTTCGAGGCTTCTTCCGGACTCGAGCTATCGCCTTTACCTTTGGCGCCTTCGATGATCATGTAACCGCTATTCCGTTCTGATAGACGACGTTCTTGACGAGACCATCGAGACCAATGGACGTCAGGATCTCGGTGCTGGAGCTGAGCGCACTGCTCTGACCCTGATAGGAGCCGATGTCCTCGATATCGGCGTCAAAGGAGATCGTGACGATGCCGGTGATCACCTCGCCGTAGATCAGCGAGATGGCGCTGCCCTGGCGCGCGACATTGTCCGGACCGTTGATCGAGTAGCTTTCCTCGCTCTTGCTGTCGGAAGCAGAGCTATCGGTCTTGGCGAGAAGCGACGATGCGCCGGAGAGTGCCAGTCCGAGGCCGACAAGCGCGATGTTGCCCCAAGTCACGCTCATGCCGCCGATCGCAAACGCTTCGGTGCTCATTGCGCTTAAAGGCGCAGCGAGTCCGCCACCCGAAAAGAAGATGGCGCTGCCGATCAGAACCGACCCGACGATCGTTTTGGCGACGCCCTTGCTATTCGCTGCGCCTTCCGGGGCCGGCATGATGTGCAGGTCCGCACCGCCGAGTTGAAGCTTGCAGGTCAGGTCGATATCGAGGTTCATGCCCGAGCGCTTGTCCCCGCGCACGAGCTTGTAGCTGCCCGTCTGCAACGCAGTGACGAAGTCACCGGGGAACGCACAGTTGAGCGCGCGTAGCGCTTCGGCAGCTGTCCCCACGTCGAAACGATGCTTGGGGCCAAACTGCTTCTTGAGCCGGCCGTGCAGGTGAATGGTGCGCATCATGCCGGCAGACCCTCGTAGCGGACCCACATATCGGCGGCCCGCGCCCAGACGCCGGCAGGGGTGCGAGCAGACGGACGCGTCGGCAGGTGGTGCAGGATCTGGTCATGCTCGAGGAGCACGCCGCCGTGATTGAGCTTCTGCTGCGGATTGGCGCGGCGATCGCCGACGGCAATCAGGAACACGTCGCCCGCCTGCACCTCGGACATCGTGATCTTTTTGAAGCCCCACTTGGCGAAATTCGCGGTGTATAGATCAGCTTCGCCCTGCCACCAGTTGTCTTCGCGGGCGACGTCAGCAAAGGGGATCGGCTCGAACGGCCAATGCACGCCCTGCTTCAGCAATTCGGTGCGCCCGGTGCGATACACGTCGCGAATGAGCGACATGCAGTCGAACACCCCATGTAGGAACGGGCGCGCGATCACGGGCGCAATCGGGAGCTCACCGCCCCAAGCGACGATCTTGTGAATGCCGATCTCGTTGAGGGAGATGATCACCCACGGCTTGTCCGTGGTCAGCTGCCCCATCATGTCGGCGTGCGAGGGGAAGATCGGGCCGTTGGGGTGCGAGTGAACGACGGCCTTCAGGGTGCCGTTGGCGACAGCCCGGTCATAGCGCTCGTCGTCGATCTTGAAATGCGTCGCCGGGGTGACGTGCTTGTTCTCGCAGGCGATGTAGCGCCCGCGCGCGATGAAGCCGCAGCTCTCGTTCGGGAATTCGTGGATGGCGTGCTGCTTCGCGGCTTCCAGCGCCTTGGCGCCGAGCTTGGTCGCGACCAGAGATTCGTATTCGTGGATCATTACTGCACCCGCGCAATGCCAGGGAATGCGCCGGTCGGCAGCACGCCGTCTTCGCCGAAGCGCAGACGACAGTCGCTGTCCTTGCGACCGCATCGATCATTCGCAGCCGTCGTCGGGGCGCCGGCAGGCGTGAAGGCGGCCGAGCCGCTGTAGGGGCACGGATGCACCGTCGGATAGACGTAGCCATCCGGATGAGCCGAGGGATTGGTTGGGTCGAACCGGCGATAGCGCCGCGTGCAGACGTCGCGCAGATACTGGCGACCGGGCAGCATCTTGCCTTCCTGGTCGATCGCTGCCGACAGTTCCCACTCGATAAAGACAGGGCTCTCGTTGGACTTGCGCTCAATGCGGAACACGTCGGGACCGACGAAGGAATTCGGATCCGCTTCCGGGAAGCCATCCAGAAAACGGGCGAAGGTGCGGACGCGGCGGATCTCGCAGCCAGCCAGGTCACCGTAGAGGTTGACCATATCCTGGATGAACGAATCCGAATTCGCGATCTGCATCTTCGGAGTCGGCAGTGCGCCGCCCGCGTTGCTCTCGAAGTCCTCGACCGAGATATCGATCGGCGTATAGGCCTGTCCGCCGAAGGTCAGCGGTTGCCCATTGACCTGTTTAGCCTGGACAAAATAGTGGATCCCCGCATTCGCAGCTGTAGCGTCGAGCCGATAGAGAAAGATCTCGGCACCAGGCGTAAGCGACTGTGAAACCGCGGAAAGTGACATGACCACCTATTTATTGGAGCCGTAGTATAAGTCAACACTGACTTAAACTAAAGGGCCAAAGTATTGCTCGAAGGTGGCCGTGAACGTGTGCTGATCGCCGCGGCCCCGCTCCCAAACCTCACAGGTCCAGGTCACGAACTCACCCTCGTCCACGTCATAGAGAAATGGGATCGTGCCGAGCTTTGCCTTCATGAAGGCTTCCATCTCCTTGGCCTGTTCCGGCAGCAGCGTGTCCCAGGTCAGCGTGACGCCGTCGCGGATATGGTTCAGACCATCCGGCATCTTCTGCGTATAGCCGTCGCCGAATTCAGCCTTCTTGATCTTGACCGTCGGTTTGATCTTGGTCCCCGGTGACTGACGCACCGGGGGAACGAACGTATCGAGAGCCATCGCTTATCCTTTCAGCAAACCGCCGGGCCGCATCTGTTTGCGGATCTGTGCGGTGACGAGCTCCTGCGCGGAGTCGTTGAACGCCTGCATCATCTTGGTAACCAGATCGTCGTTCTGTGCCGGCGTGCCGGCTCCGCCCGAGACATGAATATCGCCCACGCTCATCTGAACACCGCCGCCTGCCCCGCCATATTGCTTGGCGAGGTTTTCGGGCCAGTCGACCTGTTCGCCGCGCTTGGCGATAATCGGGATCTCATCGCCGCCCAGCGTCATGCCGCCGGTGCCGGTGTGCCAGCGCCGGGCGTCCTGAAACACCGAAGGGTCGATCATGCGCGATGCGCCGACCGAGCCGGCCATGCCGCCCGAGTGGTGCTGCGCGACCATCTTGCCCGAGCCGCCGCCCGCGGTGCCGCCGCCGAACAATCCGCCACCCAGCGAACCAAAGATGCTGCCGAGACCGCCCCGGATCGTCATGCGCGCGAGATCCTTGGAGACCGCGTTCGAGAGGTCTGCCCAGGTAGCCTTTCCGGTAATCGCAAAATCGGCCATCTTGTCGGTCGCGCTGTCCATCCAGGACACGGCCGACTTCTGAAGATTGTTGGAGACGTCGCTCCATTCCTTCATCGACTTGGCGATCGGGCTCGCCGCGACAGTCGCGCGGGAATAAGCCGCCTGCGAACGCGCAATCGTGCCCTCGATGATGCCCCGCAACTTACTGTCACTGTCACCGAGCAGCTTCAGGTATTCCTGAAGACGCGCGATGTCGCGCTGATGCTGGCTTTCGCGCGCCTGGTCCGCCGTCATCAGGCTCTGCTCGATCACCAGCGTCTTCTGCTGTTCGATCACAACCTGATTGGCGATCTCGGCGTCGCGACGCTGATTGAGCTGATTGTTGAGGGTATCGATGAAGCCGTTGTTGCGGTCAGCATTCGCCGGCGTGCGGTCGGCATCGGCCTTCAGGATGTTGATTTCCTTCAGGGTCTTCTTCAGCTCGGCATAATAGCTGTCCGAGAACTTGAACTTCTGCTCGTCCGTGAGACGGCGCAGGTTCTCGTCATCCTTCTGATCAAGCGCCTCCTGGTCGCGCGGCAACCGCTCCGTGATCGCTGTGATCTGAGCGCGGTCCTTCTTCGCCTTTGCAGCCTTGGCGTCCGCAGCATCCCAGTCGTTCGCCAGCTTGATCAGGTTCTTGTAGCGCTGCGAATCCGGATCGCGGTCGGTGCCGAATTCACCTTCCGAGATCAGCTTGCGCATCGTCGTCAAGCGCTTGTTGAGACCGTCCTGATTGTCGTCGGCTGCGGCGATCGAGAGCGCAACCTCCTTCATCTTGTCGGTCAGCTTGTTGTCGCCGGTGAGCCGCGCGGTCGCCTCGTTAAGCTGCTGTGTGCGCAACGCCGACTGCACCTGCCCCGAAGTCGTCGACCCCTGCAGCACGGTGCTTAATGCATTCGTGTTTGCGCCCGAGGGTGACGCGGTCGACAACGGACCCATGAAGCTCTTGGCCCATGCCTGCAGATCCCCGACACTCATACCCCGCAAGGTGGGGTTCGATTTCAGCGCCGGCTCGAGCGTCTTGATGGTCGAGAGCATCGTATCCGAGCTCTTGGTCAGCGCTGAGATTGCGCCATCGGCGCCGAGCATATGTGCCAGATACACGTTCGCGTCGGTTGTGGGCACGCCGGCCTTATCCAGCTGGCCCATATTCTTGGACGCCAGCCAGTTGATCGCTTCTTCCGACAGGATCGGATTCTTGCGCAGATCGAGTGCAGCCTGCTTCCCGGCATTGAGCATGTCCGGGTGCATATCCTTGAGGAACTTGAGCCAGGTTTCCTCGATAAACTGCCCAAGACCGACCGCAGTCGACGTGTCTGACGCGGCATCGGCACGTCCGCCGCTCTCCTGGCGGATCACGTTCGCGGTATAGGTCGAGCCAGGCTTATAGGTGCCGCTTTCCAGCGACATGGACTTGTAGTCGCCCGCATTGATGCCGGTCGCATTGTTGCGCAGCGTGCTCCACGCAGCGCCAAGTTTCTCAACGATGCCGAGCAGGCCGATGCCCTTGTTCTGGATCTGGTCACCGAAGGCGCCGTCCATGGCCTTGCCGGCGTTCGTCGCGACGTCGACCAGTCCCGCAACCCCGCCGTTCATGCGCGCGATGGCGCCCTGACCGCTGTAGAGACCCGCCTGCATCTTAGCGGCGATCGCATCCAGGCCGGTTTTGCCATTGGCTACGGCGGCATTGTATTCCTGGCGCGCTTTGGCTTCGGCCGCCTGAAGGTCGCTGTCGAACTGCTTCTGACCGGTGATCTTTTCCGTGAGCTCGTCGGACTGCTTCTGTGCCTCCTTCAGCGCGGAGACGACGGCCATGACCTTTTCATTGTTCAAGGTCCACATGCCGTTCGACTTCGAGACGGCGTCCTCGATCAAATAGGCCATCTTGGCGTATTCACCGGACACGCCGTTGAGCTCGGCGCGCTGACTGGCGAGCGTTGCATTCAGGTTGTCCAGCTTGCCGCGCGCCTGTTCGAGCACCTTCTCGACGTTCGCGCCCTTGTCGACCGACACCGGCTTCAACGACATGACCGTCAGGGTCTCGATCTTCGCCTGACTGTCCGCGATCTTGGCCTGCAGCTCCGCCTGGTAGCGATCCTGCGCCGCCAAGGCCTCGGCATTGCCATTGTTCGCCATCATCTGCAGCTGGATCAGCTGTTCCGAATAGGCGCTCTGCTCGTTCTTATAGACTTCGAGATCCTTGCGGCGCTTCTCGGAGGCGTAATCCTCCTGAAGTTTGGCCGTGTCCTTCTTGTTCTCGTTGAGGAACTTGAGCTGGTCCTCATACTGTTTGCTGGCGAGTGTGCGCTCGGCGTCGATACCCTTGCGGATGCCGGCCAAGCGCGCATCCAGGATCTCGTTCTGGCTCTCGATGAACTTGTCGGCATCCTTCGCTGCGCCGACCTTGGAGCCCTTGCCGACGACCTCTTTCGCCTTCTCATACTGGTCTTCGAGCTTCTTAATATCCTCGTCGGTGATCCAGACGCCGCCCAGTGAGTTCGAAGGGTCGCTTTCCTGCGACTCCTTCAGCGCCTTCATCGTCTCGATTTCCTTGGCCAGGCGCGGCAGGAAGGCAGCGGCCTCGTTGGCCTGCTTCTTGCTCTCGGCGCCGTATTTGGCCAGATTTTCGTAGGCGTCCTTGGACGCGTCCGACGATTTGCCGAATGCGAGCGCGAGCATCGACACCGCGGAGACGATCAGCGGCACCCAGCCGCCCAGGAACACGAGACCGGAGCCGATCAAGGGCAGCACGCGCGACAGAGCGCCCGCGGTGAGCGTCGCTGCAGTCATCGCGTCAGACATCGAGCGCACGCCGGCAATGACGCTGCCGAGCCCCATGAACCCGTTGCGCACCATCGTCAGCTGCACCATCGTCAGCGACATCTCTGCGCGCCAGGTCTGGAACATGCCGACCAGGCCCAGCGTCAGCTGGGCGAGGATCTTGGCGCCGAACATGGTCGCCAGCATCGTGCCGGCCGCTGCGATCTCGTTGCGGAACTCGATCACCCACTTGATGCCGCTGCCGAGCGAATTCACAACGGTCGCGAGCGTCTGACCGACGACCTGGGACATGGATTTGAACGTGTCGCCGGACAGCGCGCGATTGAGATCCCGGACCTGATCCTTGACGGCGGCGAAGAAGCCGGCTTCGCCGATGTCGAGCGCGAGGTTCTGCATCAGCGTCTTGGTGCGCGAGATCAAACCATTGAAGGTGTTCATCTGCGCCGCCGCGGCGCCGCCGAACGATCGCTCCAGTTCCATGTTGAAGGCTGCGAGCGACGTCTTGGCGTCGAGCGTGCCCTTACCGATCTCCTGGATCAGCTGACCCATCGACACGCCCATCGAGCGAGCCATAAGCTCCACGGCGCGCGGCATTGCTTCACCGAGCTGCTGCCGCAATTCTTCCATCTGGATGACGCCCTTACCCGCCATCTGGGTGATCGCGACCGTTGCGCGCTTCAGGGTTTCATCGTTGCCGCCGAATGCCGCGACACCGTCGACCAGCCCCTTGAGCGCACCGCTCATGGGATCGATGCCGGTCGACTTCATCTTCACGAACGTATCGGCCAGGGTGTTGAGCGCGAACGGCGCATCCTTGGCGAAATCGCGCAGGAACTTGACCTGCTGCGCGGCATCCTTCATCGGATCCGCGGCCTTCGACATGCCGGAGAGCAGCGTCTTCAGGCGCTCCATTTCGGCATTGACCTTGATGATGTCGCCGGCCCAGCCGGTCATCACACCCTTGACGTTGTTGAACGCCATCGAGGCCAGACCAAGCACGACCGTAATGTCGCGCATGGTGCCGAGGAAGGTGGTGTTGGTTTCATTGAGCCGGCTGATCGAGGAGATCGTGCCGTTCACGTTGCCTTGGAATTGACGGACGGTTTCGCCCGCATGGATCATGCGGGTCGTAAACGAACCATCGTCTAGCTCAAGCTCAACGCGGATAGACATTATTCTTCAGATCTCCGATACGCGCGATACGGCGCAGTTCTTCCCGACTGGTCCGAACCGTGTTTGCTGCCTCTGCGCGTTCGTCGATCTCGTAGACGGTGCCCATCTGCCCTCGCAGATCGGTCATCATCTCTTTGACGCCTTCCGAAGACTGGCTTCGGATCCCGATCATTGCCTGGCGCAGGTCGCGCTCGGCACTGATGCGGTCGATGTTCTTGTTGAGCCCCCAAAACGTCTTCAGCGGAAGCTGACGCGTTTCGAGGAAGCCCAACGGGTAGAAAGCCATGACACGGGAGAATAAGAAGCCGAAGTCGATCGACTTGATTACTCTCCCGTCGGAGGGTCCTTGGAGACTACCGTTGCTGCGGCCTCCACCTTCTTCTCGCCCGAGTGTTCACGGGTAAAATCGATCAACTTGTTCAGCTGCAACATGGAGAGCTTGTTGAGGCGCTCGGTGCCGATCGAGGGCAGCACCTGCACCAGCATGTCGACGATCAAACCCTTCTCAGTCGCCGTATCGAGCTGGCCCGTGCCGAGCTTCTCCAGCGTCTGGATATTCTTGACGAAGTCCTCGACCGAAATCGGCATCAGCGGATGGCTCTTTTTGTCCAGCTTGACGACGATCTCCATCTCCGGAACGACGGTGTCCAGATCGAGATAAACGGTGTTTGTTTTTGCCATGTGGCCCCGCGTTGGTGACAAAGAAAAACTGACAGCGCGGGTTAAGCGCTGTCAGTCAGTATTGACTTATAATTCGGCCGAAGACAAGGCCAAATTAGGCGGCTGCGGTTTCGTCGCCGACGATGAACAGCGTCTTGGTGACCGGATCCGGATAGGCCTTGAAGTCGACCGGGAACAGGCGCTCCTGGTCGAGCTTGAACGAGAACTGCAGCGCGCCGGCGGTGTTGGCCAGCGGGATGATGAAGTCCTCGCTCGTGTCTTCGGGCGGCAGCGCAACCGGATGCAGAACCAGCTTCTTGGCCGAGGCCAGCAGCGAGGTGCCGATCGCGTTGGTGACCTTCACGGCAACCTTGGTCGGAGCGGTGCCGCCGGTCAGGGTCGCACCGGAGACGGTGAGATTGGCCGAGGTGACAGCGGTCTTAGCCAGGGTCACCGCGTTGCCGGCGACGCCGAAGCTATCGGCCGTCAGAGTAACGGCTCCAGCTGCAGCAACCGCGCCAACGGTAATGGCCGGGTTGGTCGACGCATTGATCTTCGCGGCGAGAGCGGTCGCAGCGGCAGCGATCGTGCCAGGAATGGCAATATCGTTGGCACCGACCGGGCTGGTCTTGAAGGTGAAATCCACGCCGTTGACGGTCACCTTGTCGCCGTCGACCGGGGGAGCGGTCACGAACGTCACGGTGCCCGACGCCTTGGCGCCGCCCGTCTGCGACAGGGTCGCACCCGGCATGATGCGCACGAGGTTTTCCAGGGTGGTTTCGGCGAGCGGAACCTTCGCGGTGCAGGTGCGGCCCATGATGTATTCGTTGACCGGCGAGTCGCCGAACTGGTCGACCTTCACTTCATGGGTCGTGGACGCAACGGCGACTTCGACACCGCCCTGGGTATAGCCCAGGTCGTTCCCGTCAAAGGACACATTGCAGACGCCCAGCTTAACATTCTCGGTATTCGACATAGCAAAGTCCTTTTCAGAGCTGTCGAGAAATGACTGCCAATATTTTAAGGCATCGGCGACATATTACAAGTCAATACTGACGTATAATATCAGGCCTCGTTTTGGGACAGACGCCCGCCGCTGGACAACCTCACGACGCGAATGTTCGTCGGAGCCACGGTCATCAGTGGGCGACGCGCGGCGTAGAGACGGTTCTTCGCGATACGGGTGATGTTGACCTGGTCCGACTGGTTGCCGCCCAGGCAGTGATAGGCCGTGTCGTCTTCGCCGACATAGACCGTGACGTGCCCGCCGCCCTCGCGCTTGAACACCAGAACGTCGCCGAGCATCGGTCGCGGCACCTTCACGCCGAACTCAGCCCACGACAGCGCCCAGAGCGGGGTCTTCGGAATGGACTTGCCGGCGCGCTGCGCTGCGACGCCGGTCGCAAGGCCACACCAAGGAGTCGAGTCATGAACGTAGGTCTTGCCGACGCCGATCTCGTTGGCCCAGGCAATGATCTGGGGGTTGTCGCCGGCGCCGGGCTTTTCGACCGTGCCGTAGAGCTTGAGCATTTCGAGGAGAAGCTTCGGACCGGGCTCGTCATTGAGCCAGGCATAGGCGGAGGGTAGCGCGGGCATTTCTGATCCTTATGGTTGAACGTAGGAGGTGGTGAAATTCAGCGACCACTCGATCCCCTGCCCCGGCAGACGCGGGTAGGTGATTGGGAGCTGCGACGGGAAAATGTGATTGACCTTCATCACGAGCTGGTTGCCCGGCCCGGTGAAGCGGCGGTTGAACATCTTCAGCGCCTTGCCGACCTTGTCGGCCAGGAGATCGCCCTCGGCCTGGCCGTCGTGCCGAACGATCGCCTGCAGCTTGGAGCGGTAATAGCCGGGCAAATTCGGATCGACCGGGGTGCCGTCGAGGGGATTGCGTAGCAGCACGCCGATGCGGGTCTCGGCATCCATGCGATGCACAAAGATCGTTTCACCGATCGTGCCGCAGTCGGCGTCTTCGAGCACCTTGGCTAGAATTTCGAGTTTCATCCGATCAACATTTCCATGTCGTTTGTGACGCTGACGATCAGCGCCTTCTCGAGCTTGGGTTTGGATTGTTCGACCGCGCGCTCGATGAACTTCCCGCCGACATAGATGTCCGGGTAGATCTGGCGCTTCAGGATGGTGATCTCGCCGGGGACCATGCCCTCGTAGTTCTCGTGAATCAGCATCGCGTATCTATCGACGTTGACCCCGCGCACGGTGCCGCCGGCGACGATGTTGATGACCAGGCGGCCGCGGCTCTCATACATCTTCTCGAGATGGATTGAGTCCGTGAGCTCGGCGTCATCCTCGGGCGCCATCTTCTTTGCGAGCTCCATGATCTTCACGCTCTCGCGGTTCATGGTCTTGCGCGCGTTCTCCGGCACCTTCACCGCGGCATTGCGCAGCTGAGCCATCAGAGTGTCGGCACCCGTCATGGACATTTTCGCCTTCATGCCGGGAACATCTCGAAATCGACCTCAAAATGATCGAGCTGCCCCAGGACGTTCTTGCGCTCCTCGATGCCGGTGACGCGCAGAACCTTGCCGTCGATTTCGAACTTGTCGTTCGTGTCGATGGCGACGGTCTTTGGAAACAGGATCTTGGAGACGGCAACCTTCTCCTCGGCAGCACCCCGGCTGGCCGAACTGTCGGCGCGCACTGGCGTCTTCAGGTTCGCACGCGTCGAATGCACGACGGCGCATGGGACGCGCACCGGCGCGACAAAGGAGAATTCGCCGTAGATGTTCTTGGCGCCGCGCCGCGACAGCATGCCGAAGGTGTTCGGGATCATCATCAGACCGACCTCACAAGGACAGCCTCGGCGTTCGGATGAAACGCGGCATCCTTGACGTCGGCATAGGTCGGCCCGTCGGTCGAGGGCGACATGGTGACGATCATGCCGTGAAACTCGGATGCCGGGTCGTTATGCTTGATCTGCGCGTTGTCGATGCCGTGATCGGCCAGCGTCATGAGAACGCTGTCGTTGTAGACGGCGAGAAGGTTGTGGCGCCAGAACGTGCGAACGTGCCGCTTCGAGGGCCACTTTGCGCTGCGACGATCATGAAATGCGAATTGCAGGGGCGACGAGTTGCCTACCCGATGCGTAATGAGCGCGGCGCGCAGCGGCACTCGCTGGGCGCGGGCGGCCAGATGCACAGTGAGATGGGTCGCGCGCAGGGTCTTGTTCAGGAAAGCGATGTCGCGCTCGATCTGCAAGCGCAGTTCATCGAGCATATACACCGAGAATGCGTTCAGGTGCTCGCTGACGTCGTCGGGAAGTGCTTCTTGATGTGCGACGCTCAGTTCATCGCGGGTCGCTGTAAGCGCTGTTTCTGCGATGATGTCGAGATTATCTTCGATATCGGCTTCTTCCTTGATCAGGTAGAAGGACGACATACTGACCGCCTGGTATGCGGCGTCACTGATCTGTTTGGGCGTGCCGAAATCCGGCGCATCGAGCGCGCGGGCGTAGATCGTCTTGAACCCGTCGAGCAGCATGCCGTAGCGCTGGGCGGCAGCGTCGGCCATCGCCGACATGATTTGCGTCGGGATCATGCGCGGGTCGTGGTGATGCGGTTATTGAGGAAGCCGGTCAGGCAATCCAGGGCCTCGCGCGACATGCCGAGATCCAGCGGGCGAACGCCGGCCTTGAACATCATCGAGCTCTCGCCGACAGATTCGGACATCAGGCCGGCGCGGCGCCGGCTGGCATAGCTGTCACCGGTGAGGATCTGATTGGCCTCGACGACTTGGGCCTTGCACAGCGCCTTGCGAAAGTTCTCCGGATACTGCGCGAACAGCTCCTCGGTCATCAGCGGCCACATCAGCGGGGTCAGGCCCTGCTTGTAATGCGGCGCGATCCGGCTCTGCATATCGAGCAGTTCGGGCCAGGGAATGACGAAGTTCAACTTGGTGATGCGATCGAACGCCTCGATCAGCGCCGGCACGATCTCCTTCTTGGAGGATCCGGTGATCGACGTCAGGTTCGGAATATTGGTCGCCAAGTAGAAGGCCTGCGCGAAGGTCTGAAAGCTGTTCTTGAGAAACACCAGTGAGTTGACCGCGAAGACGCCGTAGACGACCTCCTCGATAAAGGTCTGCGAACCCACGGTGATGAACAGCTGAATGGAATAGCCGCCCGGCTGAGCGTGAAGCCCGGCCGGCACGGTGATGGTGGCATGCGTTCCCGTCAGATCTGCGATCGGCGTCAATTCGACGATCGGCACGCCCTCGCCGTCATAGACCGCATAGGCAAGCCCGGTCGGAGTGACCGGGTCGCCGTTGAGATCCACGAACGGAACATCGAGGGTGGCGTCAGAACCGACGGGAATGCCGATCATTAGACCTGCTCGCCTTCGCCCTGTGGGGCTTCGGTCTGCTCGGTCTGTTCCTTTGCCATCTCACCGATAGCCGTCTGGGCTTCGGTCGAGGCATCGGTCTGCTCAGGCGCCGGTTCATCCGCGGTCGTCTCAGCAGGTGTTTCGGTCTCGGCAGCGGGCGGCGTCGGCTCAACCGGAGCCACATAGATCGCCTTGCCGTCGGGACCGATCGCATTCGGGGTCCTGTCGTCGGCCAGGACACGCGCCGCGGCCGTGATCTTGGCTTCGTGCTCGAGCATCGCCTTCATAGCTTCGTCGCCGGCCTTGGCGCGTGCCAGCTTCTGCTCGTCGATCAGCTCGGCCTTGCGGGCGAGATGCTTGTTCTGCGCCTTGATGATCTCGACGATCAACTTGGCGATGGAGCGATCCTTGACGCCGTAAGGCTTGGCGATCAGGCGTATACCCTCGATGCCGTCGGCGGACGCGATCGCCTCGAGCTCCTTCTCGGTGTAGATCTTCTCACCGACCTGGATGCCTGCGTCGTGCAGGGCCTTGGCCTGCTCGGCCGCAACTTCAGCCTCGGTCGCAAACGCCAGCGGCGCAGTCACCTCGGCAGAGACCTCCTTGGCGCCGGCCAGGCGCGCAGCGGCGCCGCCCTGCCCCAGCTCATTACCGTCGAGATCGGTGATTTCGCAGTGAAGGATTGCCGACATGCGATCCGAGATCACACGGGGCACGGGGCTGACCGACACGGCGTCCTTGAATTCCCAGCCGCAGAAATCGCCATTGAACGTTTCCCAGCCTGCTGCCAGGATTTTGACGGTAACAAGATTCAAATTAGCCTCCGAGGATTTGCTGAACGACCGGATAGCTGCGCTGCAGGTCGTCAAACCCGCCAATCCGATGTGGTCCGATGAAGATCTGTGGGGCCGTCTTGGCGCCCGGTGCGCGCTCCAACATCTCGACGCGCAGGATCGGAGAGCTGGTCATGTTGAGGTAGACGTAGGGCAGACCGCGCTTGTCACAGAAGGCCACGGCAGCGGCGCAGAACCGACAGTCGTCCTGCCCGTAGATTTCGAGTTTGTGGTCCATGGAGATCCCAGACAAGCTAAAGGGCGGGGTTTGAGCCCCGCCCTAATGTAAGTCAGTTCTGACTTACAGTCTAGCTTAAATGTTGGTGATACCCTTGAGGCGAGCGATCGACTGGGTCGACTTCAGCGCCGTGCCGACATACCACTTCACGCGATACCGGACCGCATCCTTGTTCTGGATGGTGCCGATTTCCTCGACCTTGAGGCCAGCAGCCTCGCCGCCGACGATGCCGTGGAGGCCGACCGACTCGTCCAGCTTCATCGCGTAGATGGAGGTGGTAGCCGAGCTGGAGCCCATCACTTCATCCGTGGTGATGAAGTCGTTCACGATGACGGGCATGCCGTCGATCGCCGGCACTGGCTTGCCGAAGTTCGGGATCATGATGGTCTCGGCGGTGTTGCCACCCATGCCGCGCAACAGGGCGCGGATCGCACGCCAGGTGCTCAGGCGCATCATGAAGCAGTCGGCGCCGTTCTTCACGGTGTCCTTCAACTCGTCGAGCATCGAGAACGTGACGGCAGCACCGTTGGCACCAGCGACCAGCGTCTGAGCGGCCGGGGTCAGCACCTTCAGGCCGTCGAATTCCTTCGAATTGACGCCGTTGTTGCCGTTGACCAGGGTGCGGCGGAACTTGCGCGACAGAGCCTTCGCCTTCGCTGCGATCTGGATCGCAAGCTGCGGGTTGGAATCGGACTGGGTCGACAGGAGGAACTTGTCCATGTCGACGTCGCCAGCCAGAATGCGCAGACGGGTCGTGACCTCGTCGAACGTCGCGGCGCCTTCCGGCACAGCTTCGTAGGGATCGAGGAATTCGCCTTCGGAGAGGGTCTTCTCGCGATTGTAGAGGTAGGCTTTGCCGTTCACGGTCTTGAACGGGAACAGGGCGAAAAGCTCATCGCGATCGATGATCTCCTCGATGACGCCACGCTCAAGCAACTCCTGCGAGAGCTTGTTGGCTTCGGTCTCAAGCAACGGCATTGCGAACTCCTTAGAGAAAAATCGCCGGGAAACTGTAAGTCAGTATTGACTGACAATAGAGTAACCCGGCGAAATATAATTTCCAAGAAGTTTTTAAGTCAAGACTGACTTTTTATTTCGCGGCCGCCTTTTTGAACGCGCCTGCGGACAATGCTGCCGCAATTCGTGCCGCGCCCTTGAGCTCGCCGTCCTTGTTTTCGGTCGTGTTGCCCTTCTCGGTGCGCGACTGAGCGCCGGAGCCGAGCTTCGACTTCAGGATCGAGTCCTTGTCGGGCTGCGCCTCGACGATCTTCTTGATCGCATCTTCGAAACCGACGCCCTTGCCGTCCGCACCGGTCAGTGGGGTGCGACCTGCTTCGCCGCGCGGCTTGTCATAGGCGACAACCTTGCGATCGACGACATCGAAGTAGGAGCTGTAGACCTGGCGCGCGATCTGCGGCGTCAGCACGAGCTCGTCCTTGATATAGGTCGAGTTCGAGAAAGCGGCACCGACCGTGAGATCGCTGATCGTGTTCTGGGCGACGTCGAGGGCGGCGTCCTTGTCCTTGATGGTGCCTTCGAGGGTGGTGACGACCTTGGTATGCTCCGCGGCCATCATTTCCTTGATGCGTTCCACGTCGCCGGCCTTCTCGGCAGCCTTGAGCTCTGCGGCGACCTGGGCAGCCTTGGCGGTTTCCTCGGCCTTGATCAGGTCGCGAATCTTCGCCGGATCGATGCCTTCGAACGCCTTCAGCTTGGCAGTTGCTTCGTCGGCCAGGCGCGCAGCGGCACGCGCGGTCGCCTTGTGCTTCATGGCGTCGGTGAGAAGTTCGAATTCCTTGTCGGTGAGCTTGCCGTCTTTGCGCTCCTGGGCCAGGCGGGCCTTCTCGGCCGCATCAGCGGCTTCGGCGTCGTCCTTTTCCTTCTGGATGCGAGCAGCTTCGGCCGCAGCTGCGTCGGAAGCTTCCTTGGCGAGACGGGCGGTCTCGGCTTCAGCAGCCAGACGAGTGGCCTTATCGGCTTCGCTTTCGCCGTCCAACAGACGCATGCCGGCGATCGGGAAGGTGATGTAATGGTCGCGCGGCGCCGGGCCGGCAATCATCGGGGTCAGTGCAGTGGTCGAACGCGTATTCATAGATCCAGTCTCTCGGTCTACGGGGTGGTTGGGTCGCACAGTTTCTCGGCTTCCCATTTGGGCATTATTGCCCGGTAGTTTTGGTCACCTGTCCTTGGCGCTTGGACGCGGCGGGTTTCGGTCCCTTTGCGGGGATCGTCGGCTGCTTGCTCCCACCCGCGACCGTCGTCGCGAGATCTTCAAGCTTCGGCGGCCACGATTTCAGATCGGTCTCCATCTTCTTCCGCAGATCCTCGGCGAGCCGAGGAAACAGCTTCTCGATCACCTGCTTCATTTGCTCCTGACGCAGGGTGTCCGGTGCGTCCACAAGCGCCAGTCTCTCGGCGATCGTGAATTCATCGAACAGGGACCGGACGTCGAACGTGTCCGGGTATTTCACGAGCTCCTTTTCGGGAGCCTTCTTGGCATTCCAGGCCATGACGAGATTAATGAGCTTATTCTCGGCATTCTCCAGGGAGTCGGCCTTGGACGTGAGAAGGGAGTTCATGCGCTCGAAGTCGTAGGCCTTGGCGACACCCGACGAATTGTCGATGCCCATGCCGTTGTCGGTCTTCGTGCGCTCACCGGCCATGCCGATGGTGTGATAGATTTCGGTGATGATCTTGTTGATCACCGTGATGATCAGCTGGGCCTGCTTGACGTCCGGGGAGATGTATTCCGGCTTCGCGCCGCCCTCGCCGTCATAGGCAAAGATCCGCTTGGTGCCCATTTCGATCAGAGCATTGTATTTGTCCTCACCGGGCATCAGGCCCTGCGCCGGCATAACCAGCTGCGAGAAGGTCTGATCCTGAATGATGGCGTCGAGGTTCGACAGGTAGTTCGCCGCGGCGCGGTCGAGATACGCGATGTCGTTGATCAGGGCCGGCGCCGAATACTTGTTGTCACCGATGACGTGGTCCACGGCGAACACCGGCACGGTGCCGACGGCATGCGGCACCTGCGGCCCAGGCACAACGAAAATATCGTTCTTGCGCAGCTCGACGGTGAACAGTTGATGATAGGTCTTGGTCCAGAGCCGGAACTGCTCATAGCAGGCGCCGGTCGAATTGATCGGATCAGCGTCGTCACGGACACGCTCGCGGATCAGAACCCATGTCATGTCGCCCTGCTCGTCGAAACCGATATCGAGGACGTCGAGCGGGCTGACGATATAGGCGTAGGCGCGCGCCTTGATCGCCCTTGCCTGGGCCTTGGAAATAGGAGCGCCGGTCGTTTCGACAGCCGGCATGGTCGTATCGACCACGACATAGCAGCGCCCGAGCTTGGAGGATTCGGTCGAGACCAGCTTCATGAACTGGTTGACGTCGAGCCCCGACAGCGTGGCATTCTCCCAGAACGTCTTTATTTCGAGCGGAGCGTCGGTGTCATCACGGATGATCGGCGACTTGAAGATGTATTTCTGGACGAGATCCGTGACCTCGCGCGTATGGTTGAAGCGATAGGCGCGCTCGACGCGCTCCTTGTATTCCTTGTCGCCTTCCTTGATGTAGCGGAAGATGTTGCCGCATTCGAACCAGTCGCGGCCACCCTCATAGGTGGCTTCCAGGAAACGCCAGTGGCCCGCCATCCGCTTGTAATCGGGATGACGGCGCTCCAGGAACTTCTTGAGGGTCTTCTGATCAGCCAAAACGGGTCACCGAACGGGAAAGCGATCCCAGATTATAAGTCAGAACTGACTTATAATCAAGCCTAGATAGAGATGCCGAACGCGGTCTTGTCCTTCCACGGGAATTCAATGTCGATGCAATAGCCGCAGGCGTCCGCGGCGTGCTCGATGTTCTTGGTCTTGTCGACCTCGCGGGTGTTTTCCTTGTAGGTCGTTTGCTCGAAGGCCTCGATCGTCTTTTTGCAGGTCGAGTCGATCCGCATCCGGACCGTGCCGTCGGCCGCCTTGAACATGCGGTTCACCGCGTTGACGCGATCGGCGATCTTCGGATGCTTGCGGCGAACCTTGATCCACTTGAAGCCGGCATCCTTGAGAATATCGATGTCGGACTCGCCGCGGCCCTTGGTCGATCGCTGCGCGCCGGCCGGATCTGGATAGATGACGGTCTGCTTCTGCCATTTGAAATATCGCCGGGAGAGCTCGTCCGCGGTCTCCTGCGTGTTCGAGCCGCGCAGCACCACCTCGTCGACGATCCACACTTCCCCGTTCGGCTGGGGCTGCATGATGACCGACGACATTGGGTCGATGTTGAAGTCCTGGCCAACCCAGATCGGGAGCCTCGGATTGAACGGATACTGCCCGACGTGAACCTTGCGATCGAAGGTGTAATAGACGCGGCCGGACATCGTCTCGAACGACGCCTCGAATTCCTGGCGGAACGACTTTTCGTCCATGTCGGCGCGCGCCGCCTCGATTTCACCCTTGGGGATGAATGGCGAGGTGATGGTCGGGAACTGCCAGGACTTCCAGGGGTTCGGGCGCCGCCGGCCCTTGTTCCGACCCTTTGTGATCTCGATCGTCTCGCCCTGCTGACCCAGCATGTAGACGTCGTAGAGCCAGTTGAAGGACTTCGGCGTGCCGATGATGATGGCTTCGCCGCGCGTCGAGGCGAGCGTCGGACGCAACACCTTATACCAGGTGTCGGGCTTGATATCCTGCGCTTCGTCGATGATCAGCAGGTTCAGACCGACGCCGCGCAGGGTGTCGGGCTTGTCGGCGCCCTTGAGCTCGATCCGGGTGCCATTGTGCAGCCGGATGGTCATGCGGGTTTCGTTGTAGGAATGGACCCACTTACGCGGGATCGCGTCCTTCAGCTCCTCCCACAGAATGCCGCGCGCCATCGCGTAGGTCGGCGCGACATACCAGATCAGCTGCTTGGCCTTGGTCGCGGCTTTGCAGATCTTCAGCTTGGAAAGCTGGGTCTTACCCCAACGACGTCCGGCGACGACGCACTTGAACCGGTGCGGATCCTGGAAGACCTCGCGCTGTTTGCCGTGCATCTTCAGGACGTGACGATGGGTGGTCACGCCTTGTCCTCAATGATGTCGTCATCGTCCGGCGCATCAGGCAGCTCGATATCGTCGTCGAATTCATCCTCGCCGGCCTGGATCGCCAGAATCTCGGTCTCGGTGAGATCCTCGAACACCAGCGTCGGCAGGTCGCGGTCGTCGACGTCGGTCGCGATATCCAGGACGTCGTAGAGGTTGTCCTTGTTCAGCTTCAGGAAGGCCTCGGCCATGCGCAGCGACTTGAAGGCATTGTAGGAGCCCTCCAGGGTGCGGGCGCCGTCGGCGATCTCCTTCTGAACCTTCGCAAACTGCTGCTTCACGCTCATCGAGGAGCGGTAGGCCATCTCCTTGACCTGCTCGATGCGGTCCTTGCGCTTGCTCTCGAATTCCGAGATGACCTTGTTTGCGGTCTGAACCGCGGCCCCGCCGGCGACCCGCGCCGCGGCCTGCTTCTGGAGCTCGATCTTCTTGGCACCCTTGACGATCGGCGTGCCGGCCTTCTTCAGACGTTCGAAATGCTGCGCGACCGCGGACGGAGTGATGCCCCACTTCGAGCAGATCTCCTTGGTCCGCATGGTGCCCCATTCCCAATGAACCTCGATCTCGCGCCAATCCTCTGGCGAAAGTCGCTTTTTCTCCGGGCCGGAGCTATTTTCATCGTCTGGATCAGGCATCTTTTATCATTCAGTATTGACTTATATCCTTTGTCCCGGAGATTTCCAAGTCCTCGCTTCGTCTCTTAACTACTAACTATTAGAGATAGTGTTTATATAGACGAAGCGAGGACCCGGAATTCCGGGATTAGACTGGCTTCGGCTTGAACAAGGCATATCCGGCAGTAGTCGGCCTCACGGTGCCACCATTGCGGCCGTGATTCTCAACCACAAGCATGCCGTGGTCCTTGAGGAACTTCAGCGAACAGTGGAAAGCGGCAAGCTTCGGCGCCCAGCTCAGGGCAGCCCTCAGATCGCCGGTCGAAATCTCCGCCCCGCGCGATGACGCCGCGCAGACGATGGTCATGATCTCGGTCTGCTTTGCGGTCGAGGCGAAGATACTGGTCATTCCAGGCCGACCAGGTTCGACGGCTCGTTGGGACCCTGCTTCTCGAATGCCGTGAGCGGCAGCCGCTGTGGGACTGGGCGTCCGGCATCCGGGTTCTTCCAGATGCCATACATCGGCGATGCCAGGGTGATCTGCTGAATACCCTTGATGATCGTCCGGGCGTCCATGCCGTCGACGCGGCCCTGCCCCTTGTCGCGGTTGTTGCCGGTCTTCTCCAGCGCCGAATGGCGATAGTAGAAGTCCTTGCATTCCTGCAGCAGCCGATCGCGTCCGGCCTGGTCCTTGGACTCGAGCTCCGCCAGGATCGCCTCGAAGTCTTGCGGCGAGCTCGCGAAGTTGGTCCGGAAGAACTTGAGCCCCGCCTCATACTTGTTGGCGTTCATCGGCTTGACGAAGCGGAAGCCTGCCTTCTGACCGAACAGGTTGAATTTCGACATCGAGGACTGGATCTCCATGAAGGTGTTGCCCTCCATGCGCGAGACCAGGTTCATCATCCGGTAGCCGGCGCCGATGCCGCGATACATGGTGTCGACCACGAAACGCGAGATGACGCGGAAGTTCTTGTTGATGAAGACGTAGCGATAGGTGTTCTGGATCTTGCCGTCGGACCCCTTGGGCTTGATCTTCGGGAACGCGATGTGGCGCTCCTTCAAAAGCCCCTTCGGGTTCGCGGTCACGAGCACGCCGATGGTCTCGCCGTAGAGCGTCAGCTTCCAGAAACGCGGCCCGATCGGCAGGTTTTCGGCCTTGTAGTGCAGATCGTGCAGCAGATCCCAGTCAGCTTTGGTGCCCCGCTCGACAATCATGCTGTCGAGCAGCGAGAAACGGGGTCGTGGTGCGTCCGCACGCTCTACAAGCGTGTCGTATGCACTCGGGTCTTCGGACGCACCAGTGACGCTCCCTGAGATCAATGGATCACCCGATCGATCACCGGCGGCGCGGCCGTGTCCTCACGCATCACATAGACCAGCCCGCCCCAGGTGGCGACCAGCAGCAGAAAAGCCAGGAACACGCCGGCGGAGGACATGCGATCAAACACGTTCCACCTCCCCGGTCTCGACGACCGAGCGAGTGAAAGGCCCGCTCTCGACGGGCGGCACGATCTCGGCGATGGCGCGATCGAGCTCCATCTTCTGGCGGAACCGCTTGGTGATCGTCAGCGACGGACCTAGTTCGTCCTTCAGATCGGTGTGCGTGGTGGCGACAATGAGGGTCTTGCCGAGCGCGCGGGCGACCTTCTGCATGTTGAAGGCGACGCATTTCGCGGTGACACGGTCGAGAATGGCGCCGAATTCATCAGCGACCCAGACATCGGCCGGCATGCCCATCAGAATGGCAAGCTTCAGGCGATAACGCTGCCCGTCCGACAGCTCCGACGGCTTGCGCAGGTAGATATAGGCGTCCGAGATCCCAGCTTTCGCCAGCAGATCCGCAGCCTGGGTGGTCGTCTCGCCGACGCATTCGATGACCGGCTTGTTCGGCAGGTCGAGCTTGTTCAGATCGGCGACGCGCAGGCCCTCGTCGGCCATCTGCCGCGCCATCTCGTTGAGGATCAGCGACTTGCCGGATCCGGACTGCCCGGTGACATAGATGACATCGCCCGGCATCACCTCGACCTCGAAATTGTCGTAGATGACGAATTCCTTGTCGGTCAGGCCCAGGCCGAAGCCTTCGGCAACCTCGAGAACGCGGGGCGTGCGCTCAACCGAGGTATTGAAGCGCTTGTCGATGATGTATTTCACGAGGGTTGATCCTCGTCGCCGTCATACATATCGTCGTCGCCATCTTCGATGGTCTGAACGGCGGACCGGAATTGACCGATGATGTCGCGCAGGCGCTCCTTCAGACTGTCCGCGGCGACGCTAAGCAGCGCCATTTCGCTGAATTCCTGGGTATGGATACCGAATGCCGCGACGGGGCGCCCGTCACTGACACCGATAGCGCACAGATTACGCACCTCGCCGGCTTCGACCAGGCGCGTGAGCTCCTTGATAAGCGTCAACGATGCGCTGCAGACCTTGATCTTGACCGGTTCGCTGACGGGCAGCGGATCGCCAGCCTTGCGCCCGAAGGCGTTGATAATCTCAGCCATCAATAGTCCTCCAGCACAGCGATCAGGATCTCGGCGGGGCTCTTGTTCAGCCCGGTGAACTTGCCCGCGGCCGCATCCATGAGCTCGCGGATCTTGCGGCTCTGCTCGACGGTGACGCGCTTGAAGCCCAGGGCATCGCCGATCGGCGCCGCCGACTGGTCGATCGCAGCCGCTGCCGCAACGTTCTCGGTCTTCTGGGTCTCCACGGCCTGGCCGATGTCTTCGACGAAGACGTCGTTATCCAGATCGCCGAAGTCGTCGACCATGGTTTGCAGCTGCTTGTCGTCGAAGCCTATGGCATCGAGCTCGAACCCGCCGTCGCCGAGCAGGTTGATCTCCATCTTCATCAGCTCGGTGTCGTAATCGTTCGAAACCGTGGTGTTGTCGGCGATGCGCAGCGCGGCGCATTCCAGCTTGGTCAGGTCGTGGCGCACGATCACCGGCACCTTGGCCCAGGCAGCATCGAGCGCAGCGAGCCGGCGCCCGTGGCCTGCGATGATCAGGCCAGGCTCTGGGTTGGTCTCGCCGTCGGCATAGATGGGCGGTTCGACCTGGATCGGATTGGCTATGCCGATGCGCTGGATCGACTTCGACAGCAGCTTGGTCTTGTCGTCGGGGTGCTTCTTAGCGTTCTGCGGATGCGGAATGAGCCGGGTGATATCCCAGACCTCGATCGGCAGCTTGGAGACATCAATCGTCGTGGTCATAGCCCATCCCTGCATACATTTTCATGAGTTCGTTGTCGGTCGGAGCGCGATCGCGGATGCGCGCCTCGAAGAATTCACCATTGCCGCACGGCAGACATTCGCGCGCAGGCCGGTTCGGATTGAAGAACTTGCAGCCTTTGCACTCGTCGTGGCGCGGCTTGACGAACATCAGTCGTCCTCACCGGCGCTTGCATTGAGCAGCGCGAACACCAACGCGTCGCCGGCATTGGTCAGCTCGTCCGACGCTGTGAGACCCTGGCGCTTCTGAATCTTGGCGATCAGCGCGGTGATCTTCTCGGCGTCGGTGATGCCGACCTTGAAACGCATCATCGTGTGAGTCTTGGCGACCCGCTCAGCCTTCGGCTCGACGACTTTTTCTTCGGTTTCTTCGAATCCGCCCGACAGATCCAGCTCATCGAGCGCTATATTGACGTGAGAGAAAATAGCATTCACGTCAGCGTCGGTGTAGGGCAAGAACCCCTGAAGATCTTCGGAAGTCCCGATCTCCTCCATCAGCTTTGCGAGTTCGATGCTGTCGTCGGCGCCGTAGCGCGCGTTGTCGGCCAGCGTGATCCGCTTGGCCATGTTGTCATCGGCCTCGACGACAAAGATGGGAACTTCGGTGAGTCCGACCTCTTTGGCCGCTTCCCAGCGATGCTGACCGCCCAGGATCTCGTAATAGTCCAACTTGTCCCGCACCACGATCGGCTTGAACAGTCCAAACTGACGAATGGACTCCTGCAGTTTCTCCTCGTTATCGGGTGAAACGTGATTGGAATTCCACGGGTTCGGGCGCAGAAGGCCGATTTCTACGACTATTTGGTTTGGCAGCTGCATCTCGTTCCTTTATAAGTCAGAACTGACTTAGCAGAAATCAGACCAAGATCAAGAGGCTTCAGTTGAAACAGATCGTCAAAATCGCCTTCAATGCGATCGACGCCAAAGTCACCCCGGTCGATCCGGCGCATTTGACCGCGGTGAAAGACGTGGTGACGAAGGTCTTGAGCTACGTCGTTCTCGGCCACGAGCGCATGAATACGTTCAGCCAGGGCGGCTGGAATGGCCGATCGAGCTTCTTTGCGCGCCGCACCTGCATGTTCCCGGCCGGCTTCGTTCACATGGTTCAGCACGAGCTGACCCGGAAGGGCTACCAGGTGATGCTGGCACGGCGCCCGCTGCCGGCGCCGAACGGTCCCGAGAACCCGATCGTCGATGAATTCGGCAATGACGACCCGCGCTACGACTTCCAGATGAAGGCGGTGCGCCAGGTCGAGAAGCACGGCCGCGGCATCATTCGGGTGGCCACCGGCGGCGGCAAATCCAAGATCGCAAAGCTGATCACGGCGCGCTACCGGCGCCCGACCCTGTTCATCACCACGCGCGGCGTCCTGATGTATCAGATGAAGGAAGCCTTCGAGCGCGACTGTAAGTTCAACGTCGGCGTCATCGGCGACGGGCAATTCACGCCGACCAAGGGCATCAATGTCGGCATGGTGCAGACTCTGGTGTCACAGCTGGAGGAGCCCAAGCTCGAGGCGGAGCGCCTGGAGATCGTGCGCCAGGACGCAATCAAGGAACTACATCTCACCCGCGAGCAGATCGCGGCGCTCGGCCAGCATGCTTACGACCAGAAGGTGAAGGTCCGGAACCGGCTGATAAAGATCCTCGAGATGATAGAGGTGGTGATCGGCGAGGAAGCGCACGAGGCGGGCGGCAATTCGTATTACGAGATCCTGCGCTGGTGCAAGAACGCCCATATCCGGGTGGCTCTGACTGCGACGCCGTTCATGCGGGGCAACGAAGAAGATAATATGCGGCTGATGGCTGCGTTCGGCCCCATCCTGCTGACGGTGTCAGAGGATACGCTGATCAAGCGCGGCGTGCTGGCCAAGCCCTATTTCCTGTTCGCAGATCCCCCGCCGGCGACGAAGCTGCGCAAGTCGTCACCCTGGCAGCGCGCCTATCAGCTCGGGATTACCGAGTCCGAGACCCGCAACAGTCATGTCGTCGAAATGGCGAAGAAGGCCAAGGCGCACGGGCTATCGACCCTAATCCTGGTGCAGCGCAAGGCCCACGGCCCGATCCTGGTGAAGATGCTGCGCGCCGCGGGACTGAAGGTGCGGCAGATCCAGGGCGAGAATGATCAGGTCGAGCGCAAGAAGGCGCTGAATGACCTGGCGAGCGGCGAGCTCGATGCGCTGATCGGCACCACCATCGTCGATGTCGGCGTCGACGTGCCGGCGATCGGTCTGGTGATCCTTGCCGGCGGCGGCAAAGCCGAGGTTGCCCACCGGCAGCGCATCGGCCGCGGGCTGCGCGCCAAGAAGAAGGGTCCGAACGTGGCATTCATCGTCGATTACCGCGACCAGCTCAACTCGACGCTGCGCGATCACGCCAAGGAACGCCGTGCGATCGTCGAGACCACGCCGGGCTTTGCCGAAGGCATCATTCCGGACGGGCAGGATCTACCTTGGCATCTGTTTAATATGCGCAAAGCTGCGTGAACCAACTATATATTGATCATGAGCAGAAAACGTCTCGTTGACCCCGTGCATGTGTTCGACGCCAAAGGGCGCTCGATCCTGTCATACGAACAACTGGAGCGCCGATGCGCGCTCCTCGAGAGGCAGCTGGCGCGAACGATCCGCATGTTGCGGCGCCAGGCCAAGAACCAGGAACCGAGCGAAGCAGCAAAGCCCGTGTTCCACTAAGCACTCTCCTATGGTGGGTGTTTTTTGCTGTCCAAACGTATAAGTCAGAACTGAATTACAAATGAGAAACATCTACAAACTGCCCCGCTTCATCGCGCTCTGCGGTCACCCGAAATCGGGCAAGTCCCTGGTCCAGGAGATCCTGCTCAATCACTACGGCGTGACGCCGGTCGACGACGGCTTTGTGCTGCGCGATCTCGCAATGCGTCACTTCGGCGCCAAGCCCGACGACGTGAACACCCAGGAAGGCAAAGCCAAGCTCGCCTATTGGCCCGACGGCGCACCGAACATCGACGCGCGCACCGGCGAACACATGACCTGGCGCATCGTGCTCGGCCGGGCCGGCGAGATGCTCGAGACCCTGATGGGTGAATTCGTGATGCCGATGACGGCTGCAGCCGGACTGGTCGGACCTGGCCCCTTCTCGTTCGGCTCGGTGCGCAAGACCCAGGGCCACTACTTCGTGCAGCGCGGCGGGCTGATCATCGGCATCCGGAACCCGCAGGCGCAGCCGACTGGCAACGCCTTCGATCGGTTCGACGAGAGCGCGGTCAGCGTCTGGATCGAGAATGACGGGCTAGCCCGCGGCCTGGCGCCGGCGGACGCCCGTAAGGATCTCGAGGCTAAGATCCACCAGCTCGTGATCGACTATTCCTGGGCACAGGCCGCGGCATGATCGTCAAAGGCCCACTTCAGGTCTGGCTGGGCGGCTATGCGCAGCTGGTCGGTCATCTGACGTCGCATCAGACCGAGCTTGATGCGCGCGGCAGGCTGCAGATCCATATCGATCACGCCAAGATCGACGAATATGGCGGCGTGTTTGATGAGAGCCGCAGTTTTCAGCTCGACACTCGCAATAGCTTTATCCACCAGACCGACATCATCTATTTCGGCATTGAGGAGATGAAGAAGCGGTTTTGGGTTCCCGAATCCGCCGTCGAATTCAGCGAAAGCGATCGGCCTGGTCTCGGCTTCAGGTGGCCTGTCCTGATGATCAGCCTCGAGGACTACGAGTGGGTGTTCGACCTGCCGGCGTTCGAGCCCGCTGATCACAAGGAGCCAGATATTCAGGCCCGGATCGATGTGATCGTCGAGGCCGATGACAGCTGGACCGATGCGATCATCCGAGCGCCGAAGCTCAATGTCGCTGCCTTGAATGCCCTCTCGGCCAGCCTTGGCTCTGCTATTGCCGGTCCACCGACCACGAATTCCGCAAATACTTCAACGCTTACCGTGGAAAAGCTCAAGGATGCGATGAAGCTTATGCAGGCGACCATGCCGATGAAGATCGAGCCGGAACCCGCCAAGTCGGGCCTTCGCTATCTCGGATCTAACTGGGGCACGTCGTTCTTGGCGCCTCAATCCGTCGTCAAACTGACCGTCGCCTAATCCACAGCCCCTCTGGCGACTCGGTTAACACCCTGTTAACCGTAGCGATGTAACGATTTCGCTAAATCGTCCAGAGGGGAATCCAATGCTTGCGATAGCCTGCCTTTCACAGAAGGGCGGAGTGGGAAAATCCACATTGGCGCGTCTGATCGCGCGCACCTATGCCACCGGCGGGTGGCAGGTGAAGATCGCCGACTTCAACATCAAGCAGAAGACCTCCGTCGATTGGGCGGCTGTGCGCATGGGCCAGGGCGTCGAGCCCGAGATCCCGGCCGAAGCTTATACTGAGGTCTCCAGGGCGATGAAGAACGCCATGGAGCTCGATCTCATGGTGTTCGATGGCAAGCCCGACAGTGACACTCAGACCCTGTCGCTGGCCAAAGAGGCCGATCTGGTCGTGATCCCCACCGGGCTCTCGGCCGACGACCTGGCGCCGCAGGTGCGGTTCGGCCAGGAACTGAAAGCCCGCGGCGTGGCGAATGCCAAGATGCTGTTCGTCCTCAACAAGGTCACCGATAGCCCCGCCGGCATCAACGAGGCTCGCACCTTCATCACCGATGCCGGCTTCAAGGTGGCGAAGACCACCCTCCCCGTGAAGACCGCCTATGTGAACGCCCAGAACGCCGGCCGCACGCTGGCGGAGACCGAATACGACACCTTGAACGCGCGCTCGATCACCCTCGCCCAGGAGATCATCGATCGCACCAACGAGCTGACCGGATCATGAGCATGACAGACGAGACCCCAAAACCAGCCAACAGCGTCCCGCCGCCTCCGCGCGCCCGCAACCGCGGACTGAATATCCCGATCCCGAAGACCGAGGAGATCCCGGACAATCTGTCGAGGCCTAATTCAGGCATCCAGGATATGAACTTCAAGACGTCCATCGGCTTTCACAGAGCGTTCAAGATGTCCGCGACGGCACGCAACATGCCAATGAAAGAAATGCTTGTCGCCACCTATCGGTGCTGGGTAGAGGTGTATGGGGACGAGGACGACAAGAAGCGCCTGGCAGCCCTCGACCTCGACACAACGAACCTGCGCGGCGCAAAAGGTTCACTTTAGAGAACGAATAATGCGGTATCTGACCCTCGCCTGTATGTTCCTTCTGACAGGCTGTTCTACCCCTTCGGCCTATGCGCCGCCCACGGTCGATATGCGCGGCGTCGATCAGCAGAAATACGCCAACGATCTCGCCGATTGCACCGAGCGTAAGAAGAACGCCGGCCTCATCACCCCAGGCGGCATGATCTCCAAGTGCATGCGCGAGCGCGGCTACAACGTCACCCAGGATCTGAGCTGATCATGGACCCGGTCGAGATCATTTTAGGCCTCGCGGAGCGCTACGAGCGCAGCCCCGAAAGCCTCGGGCGCATGTCCACCGCGGAGGTGATCGCCGTTGCGCTGATCACCGAGAACCTCGACCTCCTCCCAGGCTCGCATAAGGGGCTCATGGAAGCCCTCGATCGGCTGGGAGAGAGCTGGCGCGAAGGTCTAGTCAAAGCCTGGCGCATCAAGAACGAGCTATAGGCCAAGGACCCGTCCCACTGCCCTCGGGATTTATACGCACGCGCGTATATCCGTCCTTTATACGCGATCCCGTATAGGGGCGACACCCGTAGACCCGTCACAACTATCGCGCATCTAAGATCGATGAAAGTTCTGTCGATCGGCCAAGGACCGGGATAAATCCCCTCTCGCGGGCCGGTCGTTACCCCGGCGTCTGTCGTTCTTAGGTTCGTGTCTCCGAGGAGCACTAGCACCGACAGGCCCAGAACCATTGGCTCATTCCGGCGAACCGGATGAGAGCGCAGCGTGTCTACTTTCCACACCTCCGCGAGAGGGTTGCTCTCAATATAGCGATCAACGCTAGGACTGCAGCAGATTGATCGGCCAAGGACCGGAATGGAATCGTCTCGGCGAGCCAGAAGGCAATGGGATCAAAGCAACAAAATTTCTCTAGGACTTCGCTTCTCGCAATTTAATTTCTACACCCAGTCCCACGATCGCTAATCGAGCGAGAATGCGCGTCCATACGTGCATATCAATGTATAAGTCAGTTCTGACTTGTAACAATGTGTGAATTGCTTACTCGCGTCTAATAGCTATTATCTAGTCATCGCAACAACGCGATGCACACACAACAGAGAGACACGACGATGACAAACGCAATCGAAACGCTCAAGTCCGATATCGCTGCAGCATTCGCAATGCGCAAAGCAGCTGAACTGACGAAGAACGCAAGCAATGCAAATATGCAGCGCAATCTCGACAAGTATGCAAAAGCTGCAGATCATGACGACGTCGTTGCAATGCTTGTCGCTTGCAATTTCAGCGTCGCGAATGTCAGCAAGAACGCATATGCAGTTGAGAAGATGATCTCCACTGCACGCTTCGCAGCGTCGTCTGCACTCGACAAGCTTGACGTCTACACGAATGCGACAATTCGCAGCATGTTCGCGCTCGAAGATGCAAAGATTGAAGTGACGCGCGATGTCATCGCTTCGCTTTGCTCGAACGATATCAAGACGAAGTTTGATGCGAAGATCAAAGCAACGCGCGTGCAGACGACGAAGTCACAGAGCACTGTTGCGACGCAGCACAACAGCACGATCAATGCGATGATCGCGCTCGATATGTTCAATGTCGCGCGCAATGCAGCGAATGACGAGACGTTTACGCTCAAGCGCGACAATGCTGCTGTCGTCAAGATCGCAGAACACTTTCAGATCGCGCTGTAAGCGTCACACAGAGCGCGCAGACAAAGCGCGCTCTCTCGCTTCACTCAACAGAGAGAACACGTCATGAGCTTCTATAACGCGATTATGAGCGCAGCGCAGTCACAGCACCGAGTCCAGCGTCACGTCAGCAAGACAGCGAAAGCACTCGCACGCGCTGCATTCGATAGTGTCGATGTCGACGATCTCCTGGACTATGACGAAGACGAAGTCCTAGACATGCAAGAAGCGCATGAACGCTATGCGCAAGCGCGTCACGAATTTTGAGTCAGTGTTGACTTATAGTCACGTGGTCAAAAAGCCACGTGGCACTACCGTCACAGTGGCATTCCAGCCACACGGCGGACCCCGCCCCTCCCATGGGAAACCCCATGGCGATCGCCTTGGCCGGCTCGGGCCGCATTAGCGGATCCCATGGACCCTACCGGTTCCTACCACCGAACACCTATAAAGCTGCCCGTTCCTCAAAGCCCTGTAGCCGCCTCCATGGCGCCCAGGCCCGGCAACCATGGGAAGTGCCCGGTAGAAGGAAGGAGCGCCCTGCGGCGCTCCTGGCTCCTTTCAGCGGCCCCAGTAGGGTGGTTGCAACATTAGTTTGAGATCCAGGTTCTCACGTCGACCACAGGCGACATGGGCGAGCTCGATATAGGCGAGTTCACCAAGCTTGAAGACCTTGTGTTCGGTCTTCTCGTCTTCCTCAGAAAGCTCCCGGCGACAGACGCCGCATAGACAGACCGTGGTCAATTGAATCTCCAGGCCATGAGAAGGGGTATGGCGATCGAACCTATCACGGCGAGCCGGAACATCCACTTGATGTCCGCGGTCATCGTGCGGTCACCGGGACGAAGCCGAGGGCGTAGCTGGCACTCTCGAGGTATGCCGAGGCGCTGATCATCTCCAGGGTCGAATCCTCACCGGTGAGCTCGCGTCGCAGCGCGCTGCGCATCTGGATCAGGGCACGATGCACCGTGATCTCGATGTCGGTGCCCTTGGTGCGCTTCATGGTGTTGAGAGTGGAGGCGATCGCGGTCTTGATGAGGGAGAGGCGCTTGTCGTTCATGTCGCTGGTCTCTGTCGTGTTGCTGTAAGTCAACATTGACAGATGAAAACCTGGATTGCGGGTGGGGCTTTCAGGGAGTGCTGCGCCGTGGCCGGCAGCGGAGACACCATGGCCTGGCCGAGGGAGACGCGGTCCGTGGCCGCACCATGGGAGACCAGGCCTGGGATAGGCCGGCGCCGTTCGCCACACGGATCCTCATCAGTGGGTCCCAAGGACCCCACCGGTTCCTAAACCTAGAACTTCCATGGGAAAGCCCGGTAATACTGAGGAGGAGCCAGAAGCCCCTCCCCTTACGCCATAATGTGCTTGTCAGGCCGCTTGCGCCTGCACCTCCTCTCCCTCAGTCGAGAGCATCGCCATGAGCTTCTTCGCGGCCGGCGCCTCGGTCACGGTGAAGGTGGGGTTGCGACCACCTCCAGACGACGTGACGACACCGAGGCTGACCAATGCCTGCATGGTGGAGGAGGCCTGGGTGGGCGCGGTGCTCGGTGACACCGTATGCCTGACCAGGAGACCCTTCACCGCGGCATCGACGCGGATCTGTGCGGAACAGGCTGCTTTCGCCATGTCCATCGTGAAGGCGACATTCGCCTTGTTGAACTTAAAGAGGGAGCGCATGCAGGCATTGTTGATGGCGTTGTTGATCTGGCCACCGGACAGCGCCTTGATGGCATCGGCGAGCTTGCCGAGCGCATAGACGTTGTAGCGCTTGCCGTCATGCACCGAGCGATTGATGTCCGCTTCGTCGAAACCGGCAGCGAGCATGGCCCGCGTGGCGGACTTGGAGACGAAAGCGGTGCGCACGCTCTTGAGAACGCGCTGGATGTTGGGGTGTCCATGAATGTTCTCGTAGGCGGCGCGGTCATCGATCGCCTTTGCGACGGCGAAGACGGCCTTGTCCACCATGTCGTCGTCGACATTCGCCATCACCTGCTCGAAGGTTTCGCCATTGTCGGTCATGGCCGGCGCTTCGAGGACGATCTCGGAGACTGCCTCGGCCTGGACGGTCGATACCGCCTCCAGGGTGTCGATGACGGACATATCCGCTTCGGTGAGCGTGTCGATCGCCATCAAGGCGACGGCGTCATTCGCCTCAGTGGTCTCGGCCGCAATTTCTGTCTTGGTCTTCGCCTTCTTCGTGGTCTTTGCCATTGTCGTCGTGCTCTCTGTGTTGTGCGTCGCTTGATTGCGACAAACACAACATGACAGCTGATTTTGTGGATTGCGGCTGGGGTCTTCAGGGAGAACGTCGCACCGGAAATGCCATGGATAGCTGAGTATCCCATGTAACTTCCGTGTCCGCGCTTCGTCTCTTACTTACTTAAGTATTGTATATAGACGAAGCGCGGCGAACTTCCGGGTCGGAAGCTCTCGGCCTGGCCATGGCACACTCCGGGAATAGAAGGGCGCCCCATGGTGAAGGCGAAACCATGGGAATTCCGGTGTGGGCTCCCAGATTCCAGATGGCTTTCGCCACGGAGCGAGTTGGGGTCTTGCCGGTAGGAGATCTCTACCGGTTCCTGATTTTGCCATGGGAACTGACGGAGCGGCCTTGGGTGGCTTTTAGGGAATGTGGAATGGTAAGGCGAACGGCCCCGCCGCCTACACCCACCGTCTTTTCTCTTTCTATTCGCACACCCTCTCCCCTCTACGCGTCTCTATAGGTCTATGCGTCCGCTCTATGTGTTGGTGCTCTCTTAGGGCGTGTGCGTCTCTATGGTCGTTCGTCTCTCTGGTGGGTGACGGTGCTCTCTTACGGACGATCATTGGGTGCGACCGTTATTGAGGTTTTTATTATTTCTGGAGCTTTGTTCTTCTATCTCGAAAATAGTCAGGTGCGGCTTATAACCGCTTCACTCGTTTTGGTGATGACTCGGAGAAGTTCGGGCCTTTCTTCTACCGATTCGCCTGGGAACTTGAGAGCTATCTCGATCGGGAACTGTTCGTTTTCAGATGATTTTGTCTCCCGACGAACAGTAAATGAACAGTTTTTATACAGATAATCCCTAGAAATTCTGTCATTAGACGGATGATTTGTGTTTGCGACCAACAGTTCCGGGTGTGTCTTTGTTGTTACAATCACCAGTCCTACTGGTTGTTTTGTGAAGGCGAGACTACCCCGGAAACAGGGGATCGCCATGCGTCCGCGGACTAGCCAAGTCAGTATTGATTTCTTAGGTGTTGATGGTCGGGAGGATATCCCATGGTCTTGGTTGGCCATGCCCGGCTTGACGAGGCGCGAGAACATATGGCCTTCAAGTGTGCCGGGCGGCCTGCAAAATAGACGACCGTGGCCTCACGAAGCTGGTGGGGATCGTGGAAGTTAATATGCAGGGCGAGGCCTGTTCTCTCGCAACCAACCGCCCGGCACCGGTGTTAGGCGGCGCTACCTGCAATTACAGGATTGGCGTGTTACAGCTTAGGCGCGAATGCCAGGCTGATTTTAGAAGGTGTTGCTTTTCGAGAGCGCCGCGACAATGTCCGCCTGCGACCTGACCGGCACCTTATCAGAGAACCTCTCCTCATGGACGTGCTTGAGCATCTTTACGAAATAGCGCCGCCTGGTCGTGGGGAGACCTGCGTTTAGAGCGGCCATGGTGACATCTGCGAAATTCGCGCTGGATGCACTCGGACCGGTAGGGAGCTTGCTGGCGCTGGATAGCATCTCGTGCAGCGTGCGCGCCCTGTCTAAGCCGTAGATAACATCCGCCGGCATAGTTTCCGTCGCCTCGACGAAGACCTCCTCGCTGACTTGTGGCTTCGTCCGCGGATAGAGCTTGTTGACCAGCAGGGCTACACCGCCGGCCATGAGCCCCAGGGCGCCCACGGCGATCGCTGGCATGGTGAGAGCTAGAGTGGCGCTCATGGTGTGTCCTCCATCAGCCGGAGCACGGCTATCCCGAATAAATGTAAGACGATCGACCCGCAGATGCAAATATAAGGAAGATAATCAAGAAGCCATGCTTCCTTTAGCTCTGTGATCCCATACAGATATGCCGCTGTCGGTGTGAATATACCCACGGTGATCAGGGAGGCCGCGCAAGTGTTCAGGAAATTAGCAGCGAGCTTCGCGGTCTCGTTACGGTGCAGATTCGCCATTCAGTCTCGTTCCCAGCTGCCCTTGTTGGTTCACCCTATCAGGCCGGCCCGGTGTCAGGGAACCACCATGGGCCTCGAGAATGGCTTTGGCGAGCTCCACCAGATCGATCTCGCCGTCGTAATTCATGCGCAGCGTGCTCGGTATCGGCTTTCCATCGTCTTTTGGGTCTGGGGAATCCCAAGAGCAATCAGGCTCCGGTTCGGTGCTCCAGGCGCACTTGTCGCCGGCATGCGTATGGAGGGCGGTGCCGATCGCCTGGGCCAGCTGTTCAGCGGTTATGGCTTCACCGGCTTACAAGCGGGACAATAGTCGTTGCTGTCCCAGGAGCTATCAGCGGTTTGAACACCGGTCTGCCAGCCGATCGAGCGAGCATAGGTGCGCAGGTTCTGCCCTTCGGTCTTGCCCCAATGACCACCGTTGGTGTGGTCTCCTGCCGGTCTACGGTCGATGGTTTCACCGCAGCCGTCGCACTTGATGTATTTGGCGGTCATTTGACTTGCCTCGGCCCCAGTTTCTCGATTTCCCGGTCGATGTGGTCGACGTTCTCCAGGTAATAGGCCATCACCTGCTTTCGCATGTCGGCGTTATCGCTTGGCATCATAGCGATCCGTGCCATGGATTCGGCATTCTGATTTCGGAGCTGTCGCAGCGCGACGATGTTGCCATCTGCCGCGTAACTGTTGATCAGATCCTTCATTGATGTAGGGAGTGTCATCCCCATGCTCCCCAGTTGGCACCGCGCGGCTCGGCGGCCTGTTTCTTGTCCATATCCTCGAGTGTCATCTTGGCGACGCTCCTGGGCTGTTTGTTGCCGCTACCGTAGCAAACCGGACACCGTTTCGCATCGACGCTGTGGCCTGAGACCACACCTTCCCCGTCGCAGCGCTCGCACCGCATCGATATCGGCTTCTCGATGCGCCAGTTGAAGCGCTCCCCTTCCCATTGCGCCAATCCATACAGCTGCACCAGGTCGGTGCCAGCCAGGCGCAGCACCTTGGTATAGTCGCCAGCTTTCAGCCCGCCGTCATCCATGCGGCACTCGTATTCGATGCCACCTGGAAACGGGCGCGCGATGCACCCGTCACAGAGCAAATAGAGCCCCTTCTCATCTTCCTTGATGCGAGCGCCCTGGCTCATGACCGGTCTGCCGGATATTTGCCGTAGAGGCACGAATTGATCTTCATGGTGATGATCGCGCCCTCACCGCTGCGGCCGAGATATACCTTCTCCAGCTCCGCCTTGAGCGCGAGGAGCGATTTGACGATCTCGGCATCGGGCTGCAGTGGCTTGGTCGCCATCACCCTCTCCTCTTGCGGTTCGGTCTGAATTTGCGCTTTTCCCAGTCACGGGCGCGCGGCTCGCGGCTATAGAATGGATTCTGGTCAGGATCGGGCTCGCGGATATTCGGCATCTCTCGCGGCTCCAGATGATGGAGCTCATCGAGGATGATGAACGTGGGATCCGCCGCCCTGGGGCGCGGCGCTACTACTTGGGCGTCGATATAGGCTATTTCCCCGTCGTAGAGCTCCCGCAGCGCCTGGTTGACGGCTTCGGAAGCGTGCGGATCACCTTTATCGCGGAATTGGACAAGCTGCGCGCGGAACATCTCGACGATATGCCATGACCGTTCCCCGACATAGAGGTCGATCAGCTTGCGGACATGCTTCATGCCCTTCTGAACCCTGTCTGGATCTGTGGTCACGCCGTTCTCCTGGGATAGTTGGCGAGTTGATAGATATCGAGCACACCGTCCACGAAATGGCGCTCGAAGATGATGTCGTTGGCGACGCCGCGCAGATAGGCGTCGGCCTTGGCCAGGTCGACCTCGGTGAGCTCCGATGGCGGCGCGATGAATTTGCCGCTAACCTTGGTGATGCGCGCGTTCCGCATCACCTCCTCGATGTGGTTCATCATGTCGCGCAGCGTCAGATGGCGCAGCGTGTGAGAACCTTTGTCCGTGACCATGCTGAAGGTGATCATCGGAGAACTTTCAGGATCTTTTTGACGGGCTGAACGAAATAGATCCAGTGAGCGCGAATATCAGGCAGCGCGGACGGATCGAGTGGATCGTATTCGGGCGACATGGCGATACGGATCTCACCAGATGAGCGATCGCCGCCAAGATCGAGCAGGCCAAAGGCTGAGCGGATAAATCCGCAGGCCCACTTTCCCTCCTCACCATCCCAAAGCTGAAAATCGCGGTTCGCATCATTGAATAGCGCGGCGTCGAGGCGCTCGATCAGCGTCGGCTCGACGGAAAACGTGCAGACGATCTGCTCGAATTCGGGAAGATACTGGAGCTGGAGCGCGTTGATCATGTCGTTTGCTCTCTACGTTGTGCGATAAGTCACTGTCGCACAACGCTTTTCGGAATGCGGCTGGGATGATCAGGCGGCTTTATGCAGCGGGAGCTCGTTGATTTCGTGGTAGTAGAGCGCACCGCGGATCACGGCGGCACAGACATGGCGATAGACGTCGGAGCGCTTGAGCAGGCTCTCGACGGTCTCGTTGGCGAGATCGGTCCACTGGTCAGTGGGAATCAGGTTCTTGAACGGGCTGGAGCTGTTGCGATACGTCAGGCGCGGCAGGCGCTTTCCCTTGGTGATGACGTCGTGGATGCGCACATGCCCCACGGACGCGTCATTGAGGTAGACGCGGGCGCGATCGGTCGCGAGGATCTCGAAGGCGATCTTGAAATTGTTCTGGGTCATCGTCGTTCTCTCTGCTGCTGTGACACTGAATTGTGTCACAGCGCATTTCGGATTGCGGCTGGCAGCGTTACTTGGCCGACAGGGACATCTTGCGCGTGGTGAAATTCACGATGATCTCCTTGGCGCCGCGAGTGATTAGCTCCTTGATGGCGTCGGCCCACTCGATGGTCTCACCGAAGTCATCGCCGCCGACCATGCGCTGGCATTTCTCCCAGACGTCGTCGCCATCGGTCTTGGGATTGCAACCCTTGGCGTAGACGATGTAGCGCTGCGCGAATTTCTCGTTCGCCTTGGACGGATCCACGAGATCGCCGGGGTCACCGTTCGACATCATGTAGATGCCCGAATCCTTGACCAGCAGCACCGCGGGTTTCGCCGGCACGCTGTAGACCGCTTCTTTCTTCTTTTCGTCCCAATCCGACAGAAACCGAGCTTGCTTGTTGGCGATCGAGTGATCGACCACGCGGAGAAGATCCGTCGCATTGAATACCAGTCGTGCCATTCTGTGTTCTCTCGTTGCTGTTGTGAGATCAGACAATCTCACAACACATTTCGGATTGCGGTTGGCAGTTAACGGAAGCGATAGCTCACGCCAGCGCGGACCATGTCGATATCCACGGATCCGCTCGGCACGCCCACCCCGAGATCCTTCTCGAAATAGTTGGCGGACTGCAGCGCCAGGCGCAGATATTCGACCTTGGCCGACCAGGCATTGGTGATGCCGTATTCGATGCCGGCGCCGTAGACGAAGCCATCATGGCTGCGCCGATCCGACAGCCCACCGACCGACAGCTGGTTCTCGACCGAGGCGATGCCGGCGGTGCCGTAGATCAGCAGACGGTCAAAGGCGTAGCCAATGCGTCCGCGCACGGTGATCAGGTGGTTGGTCTCGGCGACGATCGGCCCGATGGATTGCTTGAGCCCAAGCCACGACACATCGCCCTCGAGGCCGAACACCAGGGATTCCCACTGCGCGTTGAAGCCAACCGTTCCGCCGGCCGTGCCACTCTTCATGTCGAGCCCCTGCGAGGACGACTGGCCATAGCCACCCACGGCGCCGACATAGAGACCGCTCCAGGTGAAGGGCTCCGTGTATGGAATCGGAGCGGCGGGCCGGTATTGATCGGCTGCATGGGACAGAGCCGTTCCGGAAAGCAGAATGGCGATGGAAAGAATGGTCTTCTTCATGGTGGTCCTTCTGTGCTGTTGCGATTTCTCGAACATCACACAGCGATGCGCGGGTTACGGCTGGAGGTGGGTGGGAGATGCGCACCATGGGAAGCTGGGGATTTCCTGTATTTCCCGCCTCGCCGACTTCACGGCGTAGCCAGGTTGAGGGAGCGCATCTCGCGCCCATCCACCAGCCGGGCTCACCCCGGCGCGATACACATCACGTTCTCATCAGTCTCGCGTTGCTGTCGTTTTCAATT